GTTGTGTCATTTAAATCAATGGTAGATGCGGACAAGGAAGAAACAGTGAGAGTGCTTCCTAACATTGTTGAGAAGGTTGTGTCATTTAAATCAATGGTAGATGCGGACAAAGAAGAAACGGTGAGTGTGCTTCCTAGCATCGTCGAGAAGGTTGTGTCATTTAGATCAATGGTAGATGCGGACAAAGAAGAAACAGTGAGTGTGCTTCCTAACATTGTCGAGAAGGTTGTGTCATTTAGACCAATGGTTGAAGCAGACAGAGTAGAAACAGTTAATGTACTTCCAAGCATGGTGGAAAATGTAACATTGTTTAAACCAATAGTAGAAGCATTTAATGAAGATACAGTAATACTACTTCCTGTCATAGTAGAAAAGGTTGTATTGTTTACTCCTACCGTTGAGGCAGATAGGGTAGAAACCGTTAATGTACATCCAAGCATAGTAGAAAAGGTTGTATTATTTAGACCAATGGTTGAGGCAGATAGTGTAGAAACCGTTAATGTACTTCCAAGCATGGTTGAGAATTTTGTATTATTCAGACCAACCGTTGAAGCAGACAGAGTAGAAACAGTTATTGTACTTCCAAGCATGGTAGAAAATTTTGTATTATTCAGACCAACTGTTGAGGCAGATAGGGTAGAAACCGTCAAGGTACTTCCAAGCATAGTAGAAAAGGTTGTATTATTTAGACCAATGGTTGAAGCAGATAGGGTAGAAACGGTCAAGGTACTTCCAAGCATGGTAGAGAATTTTGTATTATTTAGACCAACCGTTGAGGCAGATAGGGTAGAAACCGTTAATGTACTTCCAAGCATCGTTGAGAATTTTGTATTATTTAGACCAACGGTTGAGGCAGATAGGGTAGAAACAGTTATTGTACTTCCAAGCATGGTAGAGAATGCAGTTGTATTTAGATTTGCAGTTGATGCATTTAGTGTAGAAATGTCACCTGTATCCGCATTTAAAGATATACAATTAATTGTAGTTGCATTAATGCTACTACCTGTCATACTAGAATATTCTAGATAATCAACAAAAATACTACTTCCAATTGCAGTGGAATATAGAAGATGATCCACTTTGATACTGCTACCAATTGCAGTAGAATATAATAGATTATTTACTAGAATGCTGCTACCTATCATAGTAGAATATAGAAGATAATTTACATTGATACTACTACCTATCATGGTAGAATAATTAATATGACTTGCATAAATAGTGCTACCAATCATAGTAGAATATTTAACAGTATTTGCAATAATGGTACTGCCTGTAAGGGTTGAATAAAATCCCTGATTAATATTAGCCGTTGTTGCATTGAGAACATTTGTTGTTGTAATTCCAGCTACTTGCAAATTATGATCTAATTGAAATAAGGGGGTCGAAAATTGCACACCATCCGTTGCTTGTCCATAAATCATACTATCACTATTTAAATCAATTTCAGTATATGAATGAATTGTAATTACATCGCTTTCTGCAAAGATTGTGGCATCACTCAATAAATCGAGTTCAGTATAGGCATAGATTTGATTTGTATCGCTCTCCATGTAGATTGCAGCATCTGAATATAAATCTAATTCATAAGTTGGATAAATAGTAATGACATCAGCATCCATTGTAATGGTTGAATTGGTATCGATTGGTGCAGGAACAATGGTAGAAATACCTAGGGTAAATGAGCTAAAATCGAGATTATAGAAAGTGGATAATTGACCCAAAATAGTTGATGTAGAGGAACTGATGTCATTTGCAACGGAATCACTTGTTGCTAAATTTCCCAAATAAGGTTGTGCATACGATGTTACCAAAAATGGGTTATTAATATTTGGGTTGGCATTAAATGCCTCAGCGGGAGCCTCTTCATCAGCGACCTTCTTCTTCTTCTTCTTTATTGGCAATGGTATATCATCCGACATCTATTATGCTAATGAGAGTTTTTTTCTTTAGATTCAATTAATCTAAAGAAAAAAGATAGGATGTAGATAGAATGAATCATCAATCTGGTGCACCGAATTACTATACACCTTATACATCGGATGATGGTACATCTGGTGATGAAACAGATGATTCTGGTAATGATTCTGATGGATCAGATTATGAGGATCCTCGTATTAGTAAAGAACAGGATCCACGATATGCCATTATCAAAACCGCTGGACCCAGTCTTAATTCTATTAAAAATCCAGAAATGTATCAACATGCAGCAGGTGCACAGTGGAATAAAGCTACCAATATTACCTCCTTAAAAAACTATACCTATTTACCTCCACCCAAAGGTGTAAAAACAAGTCTCGTCAGTATTAAATCCTCTAATCGTGATACTACTGTCTTTCCTACTCCATATAATTTTAATATTAAACTTCCTCGTACCTATAATAATGTCTCAAAAATTCAATTGACACAAATGTCATTTCCAAATGGTCATGCTGGAGCAACGGCTCTTGAACTATTTCAAAGTACATTGGTAAACAAATTAATTGAACAAGGGGTTCCATCTACTTGTATCACAACATGTGTCAACACAATGAACTTTACCACTGGTGCAAATGGAATTGCTGTTATCGAAGCAGGTCGTATAAATCCATCAGGTGATCCACTTATTACCACAATCTCTGTCCCTAATCGAGTATATACTAACCAACAGATTGCAAGTGAACTTACCTTTCGTGCGAATTCTACGCCACCACTTAATTTGATCGATTATAGTACATTTTATGATGTATTTACAAATACACGTGATATTTCTCCCCTTTTTAATGAGCCTGGTGCAAATTATGGATCGCGTATCAATCAACATCGTTATGGTCCTCATACCAAAGATAATATCATGAATACCTACTATTCACAATATCATATTGACAGATGTGTTACAATCACTGATCAAGTTGCATATAATGCATATTATTTCCCTATTCTGAAAGAGGCGATTGCAACTCAAATGGCACAGCCATTTTTAAAAACAAATGGTATCTCTTTTTCGAATCTAGTTCAGCGCATACTTGGTCCCTTTGAAGGGCTTGATAGTTTATTTTATTATCAAATCTGTTCGACCAATCAAGATGTTCTTGATGCGTATCGTCCCAATCTGACATTTCAGCTTCGAAATGTAAATCAATATCAATGGTTATATGATGATAAAAATGCAACATTTACTACAATTCATGATACACTTCATCCATCCTTGCGCAATGAATTTACAAAGACACATACCAGCATTCTGAATCAAGAACTTGCTATGAATGGGTTAACTTCTAAATCATTTCAAACCCTAAAAAATAATCGATCCTATACATGTGTCGCCAAACATTTAGAGAGAAATTTAAGCACTGTTTTAGGAAATTACTTTTTTGTATCAGAGTATCAGTATTCAGGTGGAGCCCAACATCGTACTGCACAATCAACCTTTTTAGTAGAGGAGTTATGCAATGATGAACAATTTACAACCATGTTCAATTATACAAGTACCTTTGGACGTATTTATAATAATTATGAAGGAGTAAAGTTAACCTTTACCAATTTTAATGATTATCAAACTACACTATCGAGTTGCTATTATATCATGCAAAGTACCAATGTATCCATTTCAAGTATTAATGGTCGAATCAATGAACAATTTCATACCTATGTTTCTACTAAATATAATGGCATTTTACCTCAAGAAATGATTACGAACCAAACCTATCTCTCTCAACAAGCACTTCCTGTTTCCTTCTTAACCGATCAAAATGTATATATTCCAGGTATGCCTATGGTAACAAATTGTTATTCAACATGTGTAATATCATGTATAAAATCATGCAGCACTACATATCATTCCGATGTTGCAAAATGTTATACTCAATATTCATCTGTTAAGAATCCAAACACATCTACACTTAGTACACTAAATGTGTGTTTATCATCCGCCTCTACTGCATACAATGAGTGTAAAAAAGGATGTTCGACAGATTGTGGTATAACCTGTACATGTACACCGATCTGTATTAATATCTTAACTCAACTTGTTAATCAATGGTATTCATGTCTTCCTGTCAATACAGTTATTAATACACTTACCTATCGGCTAGGATTAGCAAATAAGACAAGATCTTCATTTAATATTCTTAGTACTGTATCACAATATACTTCCTCTGCTAACTTGAACTATTTTATGCAAGTCAATGAAGATCAAGGATTTAATAATATTGATGTTACTATGAAAGAAGACTATAGTATTACCCAAGAGCCAACCGGTCAAGTAAAGTTCATGTTTTGCAAGATTTTAATGAACGGCATTGGTGATACAGGCATTTCCAATACACTAATTCAAAATCCAATTTCATTTGATCAAGGTCTTAGTAAGCTGGATCGCCTTAATATTAAAATATATTACGATGACGAAGCTATTACACCTGCATGGCTTTTGTATCCATATACATTTGACATTAATGAATGGAATGCCACATTTCAAATTGATGAAAACATTGGTCTCGTTTCCGATGCGGATCAATGGTCAAAGGTACCCACGATTCCCATTCCTGATAACCCCTATTCAGCACCTTATCTTGCTCTTAAAAAAGGCGATGATGAGTAAATCCAAATTAAATATATCGGCTAAGTAAATGAATCATCCACCCTCTCCCTATAATAGTCAATTTCCATTTCAAACCATCGAGGGTAGTGAGAAAAATTTATTTCCACCGGTTTGTCTGCGGACGCACTGGGATCCCACACAAATGTTACGACATATTCTCCCTCAACAAAAAGTTGGATTACCCGAAGATTTTCGTCCATGGGTAAAAGTATGCAAGAAATACGTTACTAGTGCACCTGCTATTCCAGCCCCCATGCCGCCAAAGGATATGGTCTTTCCAACAGGTGGAGAATTCTATCCGCCCGGTCGTTATGCCGCGAATATCGATAAGGAATCGGTTCTTCGTACACTGGATCACCCTCTTGATAAATGGTGCCCCAATACCAAATACATTCCTCGTCAACACAGTAATATGTACATTGCAGGCTCCACTATTCCCGATCGTCAGCCTATTTCCGATGCATTTGTTGCAGAACTCTCTATGCCCCAGGCTCTTCTTCGTCTGGATGGAACAACATGCCGTTCCATGAATGATAGCAAATACTTTGAACGTAGTGGACGTCTATTTAACAATCCTACCAAGCAAGATCGATATGGAGCGGATAAATATGCGGCATTACCCGATGGTCAGGCCATCGGTCAACCCATGCCACATGGCGGTGTCAATGAAGTTACTCCCACCAAACAGGCTCTTCGTTCACGCGGCGGGGTTCCTCAACCTGGTGGCTCTGCCATGAGACTTCGTGCACAAGAAAGCACCTATGCTCCTGGCAGTCGCCCATCTATTCCTGGTACAGGTTGTACTTCCGTTGTAGGTGTTGCCACATGTGGCTCAGCTGCTCCCGTATGGTAGATGTCACCTCATACCGAATGATCATTCCTGATGCAACATTTAAAAATCCAACCGATTCTAGTGATCGGTCAAATAATTCCTCATAAGCATACTGTTTTAGTAAAAGTAGTATCTTATCCTCTATGCTTGGAATAAATCCTGGATCAAAGAACACATAATATGCACATTTCTCAGTTAACATATCAAATTGAATCGGGCGAATTCCCTCTGCCTCAAATGTAAAATGAAAAGTAGGATGTTCCTGTGTCACAATCCATGATGGAATTGTCGCTTCAATTGCTACAATAATATCTTGCTGATCTTTCTCCAATAAATGTGGGGCAATTGTTGCATATTGATATAATGGAATATTACGACCTTCGATGACCGATTTAATCGCCGCTAATCTCCACATGTCTCCCACAATCTCATGGGTTTTGTTCTTAGGATCCATCATGTGGTGCCAACTTTTAAGAACATCAGGTCTTAGCTCAGTAGGTACTGAATTTCGCACTAACCCAAAGGAAAATTCATTGAGATCAAACCCCATATGCCGCATGGGTCGAAGCTGACCTCGTATTTTAGCAATGATAATGATAGCATGTGACATTTCTTGAGGTGTCCAAGAAAGATGTTGTAACTTTGTTTTTACATAGTGATCCAGCTGCGCATATTCTAATGCCGGCATTTGCAATGTATGCTTTAAAAAAGTATGAACAATATGCTCCAGTTCCACTTCATAGAGCTCCCAGAACTCAATATCCTCTTTGTAAATACGCAGGGTTAATAGCGCTTCATTTATTTCCGCCGTTTGTAATTCCTGTAGCTTATTTTGATACATAGCACATTCTCGTAAAGTAATAAGACGCATCATTTCAAACCATGTCTCTCTCACATCATGCATTTTCACCCATTCTGGCAGTGCAAATAATTTTCCAAAATGATAAATAGATTCTGTTTTATACGCTGTAACTTGTGGAACATCTCCTTGATCACGCAGTTCATTCCAATCCGCTCCATCAAATCCACGTATCATATCTTCAATGCTCATTGTCGACGCTGCCGCCTCGTTGACGCTCAATTTGAAAGAGGCCACATTATGAAACTTGAGGAAGGGTCGAGGAATCTCTCGCACAAATCGTGATAATGATCGCTCCTGTCGCGAATACGTCAAATAGAGTCCTCGTCTTGCACGTGTGACACCCACATAAAATAAGCGGCGCTCTGCAATAATGTCCTCATCCCCCTTACGCGACGGAAACACATCATCATGCAAATTCATAAAAAAGACGATATCCCATTCCAAACCCTTACTTGCATGAATAGTTGCCAGCGTTGTTTTCTTCTTTATCTCGGGCTTACTCGAATCAGGATGATAATTGGTTAGGAGTTGATAAGACATTCCTTTCAAATGAAGGCGCTCTTCCATCTTGTATAAATCAGAATTATATCGTGAGAGAACCGCGAATGACATTTCGGGAAAATGACGTATTAGTTTATCCAGTGAGTTAACAATCCAGTCGCATTCATCCGAAGATCGAAAAAAGAAATGCACCTCGGGCTTTCTACCACCACGCGCATTGGCAATCATCTTTTTCTTAAATGGCAGAGTTGGAATAAAACGCATCACTGAATTGGCAATGGTCACAATGGCTTCGGTGGAGCGATAATTTCGACAAAGTTGATAGTCCTTGACCAATGGAATTTTTTCGTGAAAATTCAGAATGAAATCAACGGAAGATCCACGCCATGTATAAATATTCTGTGCATCATCGCCCACAATGGACATGGTTGTTCGTTCATGGTAGAATCCTTTTAGAATTTGCCATTGAATCTCATTAATATCTTGAAATTCATCCACAATAATGGTTCGAAATCGTTTTGTCCATAGACGCCCTTGATCTGTTTCTAGCCATTTGGCCAAGCGACAGGGAAGCTCATCAATGAATGGCTGATCCCCCATTAATTGCGGAGCTCGTTCTCGTAGAATTTGGGAACTGAGTGCGTGAAATGTTCCCGCATACATATTCACCTTTCCAATCAAACTGTGAACACGATGAATCATTTCTTGTGCCGCAGATCGGCTAAAGGATACAAGAAGAATTCGACTGGGATCCATTCCATATTCCTCTACCAAATAGGCAATTCGTGAGGTAATGGTAGTTGTTTTACCTGAGCCAGCGGATGCTAAAATACGCTGATTTTCAGAAGGAGGACTGGTAACCACTCGATATTGCTCATCATTCAATCGAACCGTTCCTTGCGAAAATTCAAGAAGATTCTCCATATCTAAGCATCATTCTTATAGTTTATACTCACATAAAGATGTTTTTGTAATAACATAGTATGTGGCAAAAAGTATATTTACGATATGTATATGTAATGGCTCCTTATGGGTTCTATCGTCAGTGGAGAAGTGATATGAAACCACCTCATGATTTATATGGACACCGTTTTATTGGATCCATTATCAATGCAGTATGGTATGCATCACCTTATGGTGTATTCAAAGTATTTAATTTGATGAATCGAATTAATATTTACTATGAACATCTAGATCCTGCCAGGTATCCACAGGCCTATAATGAATTTCTAAGTAAAAACCCTCATGTATTATAATGTGCGTTTCATTTTATTCCTTAGAACACTGAATTCTAGTAGAGAATGGATCTTACTCCGTTGAAAACAGCGGTTCAGCATGAATTGACGATCCGAACAGGTGTATCATCCTTAATTTTACAAAATCATATCTACGGGTGTTACTTAATTATGGAAGACATTGCAAACAATGTATTAGAATTTTCCGATTATTGCCTGAAAAATAGCAGTTTTACGCTAGATCTTACTCAGAACTTCTCGAAAATTGGTATTCGTTATGGATTCCTAATGGATACAAAGCTGATACTTGATTCAGTACAACCGGCGTATCAAGAGGAATGGATGAAGATCTTTGAACAGCTTCACAGTCGACATGAAATTGAAGAGGTAGATCAAATTGAAGATCTGTTAAATGAACTGATTCAGAAAACGATTCCTTCCGAGGATTCTTTCTTTCTACATGCCCTCGAAACAGGACGTCTTCCACAAGAGTGGATGGATAAGGTGTTAAAGTTGTTTGAACCTCCAACTTCTTCAGAAGTTACTCCAGAAGTTACTCCTCTGATTAGCCAAGCAAAAACAGAGAAAAATCCTGTAAAAAAGACATACCTTTCTACCACCAGACGACATAAGCCCATTGTCGTCCCTCAAAAAAAATCACTAGCATCTACACGCCGTGCAAAGTGCGTGACAAATAAATAATTTTGTTACAGTGTTCCATTAGGCGATGCTCGAAATTATATTACTCTTCGGTGTCATTTTTATCATTCTTACCTTTTTCTATAAACAGGCCGTCTGTGAATTTCGTATCAATCAGTTGGAATGGTCGCAGAAAGACAATGTATCCTCTCTGCTTCATGAAAAAGTTCCACTGGTTCTCCGATCTATTCCTTCTGCCTCCTTCTGGACACTCGATGATGTAACATCCCGTGATTGTTATCAGAATATTCCTATTTTTCAGGAAACAAGTCTAGTTGAATGGGTTTCACAAGCAACTGTAGATTCCATTTGTCCATGGAAATATCCACAAGCAGAAACGATTGCTGCTGCTTCAGGTATGGCCATCTGGGCAAAGAAATGGTTTCATCCCATGATTATGAATCCATTTCTCAAATTATGGATGACCCCGCGATATCATTGCTGGGCAGGTAATGTAGGACTTCGTAAAACTTTTGCAACATGGACATGTTTGTTTCCTGTTGACGGAGAGATTCTTGTGAGCATCATGACCGAAGCAGTAGAATCTGCTCTTCCCGCAGAGTGGGTTGGCTGTTTTCCCTCTCAACTTACCGCAAAAGATACACCCTTTGTGGCAGATGTGAAATACATTGATATTGTTCTACGGCCTGGAAGTTGTCTCTTCATGCCTACACACTGGTTTGTCTCCTGGACATCCACCGAAGGATCCAAAGTCGTACCCATGACGTGTACAATTTCCTATCATACACCCATTAGTCTGCTGGCGTTTAATGCATCGCCGTTTACATAAACATTTTTTCTTAACGAAGTTCTAAAAAGTTACCAAAAATATATAGTTGTACTTTCCAAGCGTTTTTTTTAAAACCTTATTTTTCTAAAAAGTACATAGATGAAAACCCTTCCCAAATATATTCTTAACAAATTAACCACTTCCGAGAAAAATAAACTACAAAGCCTACTAGATAAACATCATAAAACAGGGGAAAAAATGGTAGAAGTGCAAGCAATAGCTTCTATGGCCATGCGCAAGGAAACGAAAGAGCATCCAGGTCAACCCTGGACAGCCGCTACTCAACGCAAAATCAATCAGGGGTTCAAATATGAAATGATTGCCTTTAAAGCATCTGATGAACTTAAAGCATATATGGAAGAAATGCGAAAGAAATATTGAATCTAAACATATCATGTGTATTATATATAAGATGAGCGACGTTATTGATATGGACTCAGCATCCGATTCGGATTCTGATTGCGAATCATTATGGGAAGAATTTGACGAAGCCATGGCCTATATGACCCTCATTGATCAAGCCCAGATTGATGCTCTTGAAGGAGCTCAACGACTACAAGAATTATTGAATGATACCATCTACGTAGAAGATCGAGACCTAGAAGATGTACTTGCAGAACTACATGATGCGGCCATGAAAGAAATTAGTGAAACAGGGGAAACAAATTTCTTGTTATCAATTAAACAATTAAATTTTGCACCCTCTCTATAGAATGGCTACTTCCCACCCTTCCGTGTTTACTGCTGCTGATTTACAGTATTTAAATGAACTTCCTGAAGTTCTCGAGGCAAAGGCAAAGCTGGATGCATTGTCCTCTGGCAAGATCTATTTTAGCATCACCCTTACCGATTCCATTCGCACCTCGCTTCAAACCCATTTTGGCTTGAATTTATCCCAGATTCAGACCATTCCCATGCGATGGATTAAAGGTGATACGGTGCCGCACGTGGATCGTGGAACATCAATCTTTGAACGCACTCACTTGGTCTATGTCAATAGTGCCCCTGGTCAACTCCTGGTGGAAAATGCATCCTACCCGATTCAAGAAAACACTGGATACTCCTTTCAAGAGGGTAGCCATCATGAGACAGTCGACACGGGTATTGTACCGCGTCTTCTAGTGGGCCCAATGAGTGAACAGGCATTGATGGTTGGTGCGCCAGGTATTGTTTATTATCCTACTGAAGCGGATGCATTAGCCACAAATGGTAGTTACTTTGGCCTTACATATACTAGCTATATTGTTGGCAATGTTGATTATGGAACAGAAGGTGGATATACAAGCTGGAGAATTGCATCCAGCAGCTCAGGATCTTCTTCTCAAGCCACTGTCTATAACAATGGTGATACCCTCAATGCGGATGGATATTATTTTCTCTATCCCTCAGCTCCCTGCTTCCTCGAAGGTTCTACTATTCTGTGCCAAGTAGATGGTGTCGATACCTATATGCCCGTGGAGCAAATGAAGGTTGGTACATTAGTGAAGACCCTTCGTGATGGATACAAGAAAGTAGAAATGATCGGTAAAGGTACCATTTCGAACCCTGGTAATGCCGATCGAACTCAGAATCGTTTATATTGCTGCTCGAAAGATCGCTATCCTCAGCTTACTAGCGATTTATATATTACTGGATGCCACTCGATTCTGGTTGACTCGCTTACAGAGGTACAGCGTAAGAAGACGATTGAAATCCTGAAGCTAACCTTTGTTACCGATCGCAAGTATCGATTAATGGCCTGTGTGGATGAGCGAGCGGAGCCCTGGCAGTCTGAAGGAAACTATACCATTTGGCATTTTGCTCTAGAGCATGAGAACTATTATGCGAACTATGGCGTGTATGCCAATGGTGGTCTCCTTGTTGAAACGTGCTCCAAGCGTTTTATGAAGGAATTGTCGAATTTAACACTCTTATAAAAATTGATATTTGAATTTAAATTAATCTACATCATAGAAAATGACCGAAATATGTTATATACGACGAAAAGGGCAGGCATGGGTGGAGGGAAAAGAGCATCATTCTATTGCTCTTGCCACTTATCGTAAGGAGGAGGGTGAGCCAGAAGAGGATTGTTGTATTGCTGTTCCTCATTGTCAAGGTGGATTCTTTGTCGCCTACTTTTCCAAGATTAATGATAATGTATTCCACTTCCGCGATGAATATGATAACGAAGTCGATATTATGATGTCTACACCTGCAACTGTGGCACATATCAATCGTATTACTGATTGATAAAAATTGATCTTCTATTTTTATTGAAACATGGCATCCAAATCATGTCAAAGTGGTATGCCGTTGCAAAAGGGTTTATTCCAGGTCTGTATGATACGTGGGATGATGCTAGCCAATCCATCAGTGGATATCCAAGCGCGCTGTATAAGGGGTTCAATACAAAAGAAGAAGCACAACTCTATCTAAACGAGAATATGGTCGAACCACGGTCTCGTTTAGATACGTTAACAGATGAACAACATCGTGTAATTGATTATCTTCTCACAGGACAGAATCTGTTCTTAACCGGTGGTGGTGGTGTTGGAAAAAGCTACTTGTTGTCAGTGATCTACACGGAGTTTCCTGGATTAAAGTTAAAACAAAATCAGGTAGAAGAAGTGCGCTCTGTGGCACCACGCATTCAAATGTGTGCTCTGACGGGTTGTGCAGCCCTTCTTCTAGGTCATAAAGCAAAAACACTACATTCCTGGGCGGGAATTGGCTTAGGAAAAGGGACAGTTGCAGAACTCTACATCAAAATCAGTCGAAATACCAAGTCCAAGCGAAACTGGCTTCTTACGGATCTTCTTATTATTGACGAGATCTCGATGATGACCGCTGAACTCCTTGATAAACTCAACGAACTCGGCAAGAAAATCAGAAAATCGCAGAAACCCTTTGGCGGAATTCAAGTACTTCTCGTAGGTGACTTCTACCAACTTCCTCCTGTGAACAAGGGAGACGATCCCATCCAGTTTGCCTTTGAATCAGAGGTCTGGAAAGATATTCCATGCTGCATTGAACTGACCCAGATTCAGCGCCAAAAGGACGAGCGATTCCAGCGTATTTTGAAGGAGGCGCGGACAGGATCCTTATCCAAGGAGAGTTGCGAGGTTCTACGCTCCTTAGAGGGTCGTGATTGGAAAAGCAATCCCATTCGCCCTACTCTACTTTATCCAAAACGCGCGGAAGTGCAATTGATCAATGAGACCAATCTAAAGGCGTTGAAGGGACGGCGAGAGATGTATAAGGCGCGGCTTGTCTATGATGGTAAACAGCCACAGGCCTTTCGCGAATCCGATCCTTCCTTTCAGCAATCACTTGCCAAGTTTGATTCGGATGCGGCCTATGCAGTTGATCTGGAATTGGTTCTTAATGCGCAGGTCATGCTGATTGCCAATGTGGATGCGGATGCGGGGCTTGTTAATGGAACGCGTGGTTACATTACAGGATTCTGTGCCGCTACTGATCGCCCGATTGTAGAATTCATCAATGGAACGAGACGGCCGATTGGATTTCACAGTTGGCCGATCGAAGAGTATGAATTCTGCGCTCGCTCTCAGATTCCTTTGCGCTTGGCATGGGCTTGTACTACCCACAAAGCACAGGGGGCGTCCCTTGATTCAGCGCTGGTGGACATCGGCGCAGGCAACTTCGAATTCGGTCAGGCGTATGTAGCCCTGTCTCGTGTTCGCTCCTTAGAAGCCCTCTATGTTCATGACTTTGAACCGACCGTCTTTAAAGCCCATCCCAAGGTCAAGGCATTCTATGAATCGCTCGAGCGAATGCCTAAGCCGCAGGCACCTCCAACTAGCGCACCTATCAAAGAAGAAGTAGAAGTTGTGGTACCTGGAGACCCTATCAAACAAAAAGAAGAGGCAGCTCTGCCTGCTTTGCAAGAACCAGGAAACAATTGGCTCTTCGATTCCGTCCCCGCAGGATGGAAAGAGACGATGAAACCCTGCGAAGAACAACTTCTGACTTTGTCACAAACGCTTAATACCAAAACATTTCTCCCTGCAAAAGATCAAATATGGACAGCGCTTACCCTTACACCTCTACAAAGCATTAAGGTAGTGATTCTGGGGCAAGACCCTTATCCTACGCCAGGAAACGCACACGGTCTTGCCTTCTCTACGTTAGAAGACGGTAGAGTACTTCCTGCATCGTTGAAGAACATTTACAAGGAGCTACTCGCTGATCTTGGAGTTCCGATTGCGCCACATGGAAACTTAACAAAATGGGCGTGTCAAGGTATCTTATTGTTAAATACCGTTCTAACGGTGGAGGCAGGCGCACCTCAATCGCATGCGAAGTTGGGATGGGAAGAAGTGACTGATCAGATCATTCGAGCCATTGCCGCACAAACAAAGAAAACCATCTTTGTTCTATGGGGGAAATCGGCGCAAGTCAAGAAAAAACTGCTATCCATGTACTTGGATTTGAACCAGCATCGTGTATTAGAATCCGCCCACCCGTCTCCTCTGAGTGCCTCCAAAGGATTTATGGGATCCAAGCCGTTTAGTACCATTAATCGATGGATTACTGAACTAGACAAAGAACCGATTCAATGGTCACTTTCCTAAATCATTAGAGCTTAACGGAATCATACAATAATAAAATATGTTGTTTTATACTACACTATATGACTATGTATGTCAGAATATGGGTCGATTAGATAGTATTAAAGATAACCATCTGAAATTATTGGCATATCTTACGACTATATCAGATCTGTCCAATGATCTATTTTTATCACATCTTGCTACGATTCACCATATAGGACGAATGATTGTTGCAGTAGATGGATCAACTATTATTGGAACAGGAACCATTATCCTAGAACCCAAGTTATCAAGAGGAGGAAGATATGTGGGTCACATTGAAGATATTGTTGTTCATCCTGAATATCGAGGAAAAGGGATTGCCTATGAAATTATTAGGAAGCTAAAAGAGTATGGTAATCAGAAACAATGCTATAAAATCGTACTAAATTGCAAAAGAAATATGGTACCATTTTATGAAAAAGTAGGATTGACAGAACAGGGCATTCACATGGCAGAATATTTAAATTAATACGGGGTTAGAACCAGTGGTGTACGGATACGATCCGAATGTAGGAATACCGCAATAAATGAACGTATTTCCGTAGAACAGCGTTGGCTGCATATTGTTGTGGTATTGATCACCGCCATTAGAGCTGATGGTGTGACTGTGCGAGCCAGCCGGATTAATAACAATACCTGTGGTGGATGTACCTGTTGTTTGATTCACATTCACATTATCTGCCACATCCGTTGTGGTAAGACTGACGGCTGGATTAACACTGTTAGGTTGATTAAAGTAAGAGTGGCTGTGGCCAGGATCCGTAATGCCGTGTGTATGATCCGCTTGAACGGATGTTGTTCCATCGGCGGTTGTATCCACACCAGGTGATGGTGTAGCCTTATTGTGATTGTGTGCGGGCATCTCAGGAACGGTTAATTTATGACGCACCTCACCAACACTTTGACCTGGTGCAAATGTAGTGCTTTCATTGGGATCAACAACTGTGTTAACCGAGCCCATCACGCGACCTTTCATATTGGGCAAATTAAAGTTTGCACCGGATCCTCCAAAGGTATATCCGATGACTTTGAAAAGGAGGGCATACGCAGTGGTATCCAGTGAACGGCCATCGCAATTCATCCATCCCATGTGATCATCATTGACAAAAGATGATTTGGTATCACCTGTGAGAGGCTTGGTACGCGCAGTAAGAGCGGAAGATCTTGATAATACGGAGGTCATTTCTAGTAGTTGTTTATATTTTAGTAGTAGATGGATGAGGTTTACCATGTCATATGCCCACACTGTCAAGGAGGTATTCTTATTCACAAATCAGAGGTAAATTGTGCGATTTTTCGCCATGGAGTATATAAAACCAATATGCAGCAAATTCCACCCCACTTGCCAAAAGAAGAGTGCGATCGACTAGCCTCCGCCCAACTCATTGAAGGTTGTGGAAAGCCCTTTCGGCTCATTCAAACGCCAACCATTTGCGCCGTAGTTTGTGGTTATATTTAAATATAATTTGTATAGTCTTAGTAGGTGTCATGGGTTTATGTATTTCATCTGTTGATATATCAACGTTCGATTCAACGTTCGATTCAACGGTACATCATGATGAGGATTTAGCGGAAGAATTTCATGAAAATGTAAATAAAAATATTCCATATGTATTTAATGATATTCTCGATGATAAACATGCAAAATACATGGATCGATATAACGATTCAAATCGATCTCTATATTGGGGTCTTGGAATCGAAAATGAAACCTATTTTATGTTAGATTCCTTACAAAATTCATCACAATTCAAATCTCTTAAGCAAAAAAGAGAACGATACAGTGTAGACTACTATAAAAACTTTAAAGAGGGTTCCTTACAAAAGATATTTGATATCATTAAAACATATGACCAATTAACTTATCCTATTTATGTGAATGCACATACATTTAAGAATACAGATATTCATCTGGAGCATAAGACACATTATGACAAAGATAATACTCCTAATCAAAAGTTCATTGAATCAATTCACGATATATTAATGAGAGAGAGTAGATACTACAATGATACCTATGATAAGTCCTTTGTCTTTGACGGTGATTCTATAGAGTTTATTACACAAAATTTCTATAATGCAACGGTAGATCAATGCTTTCATGAATTTGTAGAACATAAAGAAACCTTTATCCGAGAGATTTCTCCATTTTTTGAGGAATGGAATATCGGATCACTGCAATTTCCTGATCACAATTATGGAATGGTAAGCTTCCTAAGTACACAGAAAAAACAGTTGTCTCTATGTAACAATGGCACCTATCATATTAATATAACCCTTCCAACAGTTCTTGTCAATGGTATTATTGATGATCGAGATCGATTTGCAAAAGAGCATTTACAATTGATTCGATTTATTCAGATAGTAGAACCATTAATGGTTGCATGCTATGGAACACCTGATGTATTTTCCATTATTGATAATGCATATTGTATTGGTAGTCTTCGTGTAGGTCTTAGTCGATATATTTCTCTTCAGACATTTGATACAGATGCACCTGTTAATGGAAAACTTCTGTTGATGAGCAAACCCGAAGATCCAGACTTTTGGATGAATCAAATGTTCAACAGTCCCTATTATATGAATAAAGCCATTGGATATGATATTAATTTTAATAAATTTAAGAATCATGGCATTGAAATACGTTTCTTCGACTGGTTTCCAGAGACATATTTAAAAGACGTCATGAATTTCTTTGTTCTGTTAGCACAACATTCATTTATTTTGACAAATACGTTTCATAAATCCTCCTATCATACCATCATTAAGAATTGTGTCCAAAAAGGCCACACATGTAATCTTACAAAAGAGGAATGTAATATTATTCTAACTGATCTTGGACTGGCTCACGTCTATCAACCCCATACACCTCATGCCTTATTATGTTATATGAATGATATCCTCTTTGATTTATACCATGATAGTCCAGTTGTTCGGTTGTTGTCTCCTCATATGTCACGTCCTCAACTTGTAAATTATAATCAACTGGCTTTTCAAGCACTGTATCATGATTTATTTGGAAAACCCCTTCTTGTCATTCGATCCGAAGAAAATCCAACAGAAGCCCGTGTTCCTATCGTTCCATCCGATCTCCCTTTTCTCTCTAAACACTTTCGTATTATGGTTGAATCATCTTCTGTTCGCTGCTATCCAGATGAATCATACTTTGAAAAGGGTGCAACTATTGTACCTAAGGGTTATTGGTCATCTATGCGTTATTCTTATGTAATTGGATTAAAGGAAATTACAACTCAAGCCCATTCTTCACAGACTCTTCTACATTTTGCTCATTGTTTTAAGGGACAGGATGGATGGCAGAATACATTATCCTTATTGAAAGACTGTCGATTTATTGATTATGAATATATGCTAGATCAGGAGAAGAAACGCGTTATTTCATTTTGTGGACAGTCAGGTAAGATTGGTACCTATTTGGCATTAATGACATTTTATATGAAATCTTCTATTATTCCTTCCTTTGATGAGGAATATTATTATACACAGATCCAAAAATTTATCTATTATGAAAAAAAACCACGTGTTCTACTAATTGGTTATGGCACCGTAGGTAAACATGCCAAAAAAGTACTAGATGCATTTGATATTCCTTGTACTGTCTGGACGAGTCGATCAATCGCACAAAAGAAGATAATTATGGAACATGATATCTTAATTCATGCCATACGATTGCCCGATGATTCCTCTATTTCTCCACCACCTTTCCTTGTAAAGGATGATTTGTCCAATATGGGATCTCTTTCTATTATTTGCGACATTAGCTGCGATGTAGGAAATCCACGCAACACACTACCCATCTATGATACGTATACTAGCCGCGATCATCCAGTCTGCTCATTAACCGATTCTATACGCCTTATTGCCATTAATCATTTGCCCTCACTTGAACCCACGGTATCCTCAAACGAATTCTCTTCGATTCTTCATAAATATCTCATTAATGTGCCTTATTATCGTTATACAAAGGACGTATGCCCATTATCTGCAGCATTGTATGGAAGTGAGCAGAAATTTAGGCAAATGATTCAATGAATATTAATTTATATACCAATTTTATGTTACAAAATACATAAAATTGATATCCAATTGATGCTACAATGAGATAGCATGTTCTCATCTTCTTTCTCCGGTTTTAATATCGGAATGGAACTCCCTATTGTCTCAGCATCGCCCAAACTCAATCATCGTTCTCCCGCCTACCATGCAAAGCAGGCAAAGATGGAAATGATGGATCATTTCGAATTAGAGCCGTTTGTGGAGCCGATTCTACGGGAGAATCCGAACCGTTTCACCCTCTTTCCTATTATGAAACCAAAACTATATCAAAAGTACAAGAATCATGTTTCGGTGTTCTGGACACCCGAGGAGATCGACTTGGCAAAAGACATGAAAGATTGGGTAAAACTAAATTCCAACGAGCAACACTTTATTAAAAACATTCTTGCCTTCTTTGCCGGTTCCGATGGCATTATTCAAGAGAACATTGCTGCCCGCTTTATGAACGAAGTACAGTTAAGCGAGGCACGCCAATTCTACTCCGTTCAGCTCATGATGGAGGCCATTCATTCTGAAACCTATTCCCTATTAATTGATACCTACATTGAAGACAAAGCAGAGAAACAGCATCTCTTTCAAGCTATTCAGACCATTCCCTGTGTCAAGGGCAAAGCCGAATGGGCGCAGAAGTGGATTGAATCAAAGGAGGAAAACTTTGCGACACGTCTGATTGCTTTTGCAGTAGTGGAGGGCATCTTCTTCAGTGGTTCCTTCTGCGCTATTTACTGGTTAAAAGAGCGCGGACTCATGCCTGGTCTCACGACTTCCAATGAGTTTATTGCACGCGATGAGGGTCTTCATACTGACTTTGCCTGCGGCTTATATGAGGAGATTGAGCAGAAGATTCCCAAGACAAAAGCCCACAAAATCATTCGTGAAGCCGTGAAGATTGAGAAGCAATTCATTACGGAATCGCTCCCCTGTCACTTGGTGGGTATGAATGACAAACTTATGGCACAATATATTGAGTTTGTGGCAGATCGTCTGTCGTCTCAGCTTGGGTATGGAAAGATCTACTCAACAGCCAATCCATTTGATTTCATGGAGCGCATTTCACTGGAAGGAAAGGATAACTTCTTTGAAAAACGAGTGACATCGTATGCCAAATCAGGTGTTGGTAAATCGGCGGATGAGATGAGCTTTGCACTGGATGCGGACTTTTAAATCATATATAGTAATATTTTTAAACTATAGTAGAGAATGTCTTTTAGCAATTCTTCACTATATTTTTCTCCTAGCCATCCAAGTACTATTATTGATCGAATTGTAGGAACAAATGGAACCATTTTTGAAACCATCAATGGAAATCTATATACCACATCTAGTTTGAGCACGATTATTGGGCGTGTCGCCATCTCTCAAACAATCTTTGATATAAATGATGTCAACATGAATGGTCTATTTGAAACAACCGGTCAAACTGCATTTGTATTACCAATGGGTACAGTGATGTATACATTTTCCGGGCAAACCATTCGATTACCTTCTGGCAATTATGTATTTCCGAATGCACAATACACCTATAATATCACATCTGGAGTGGGTAATTATCAACCACTTTATGGAACCGTTACAGTTACAAGCACTGATTCTCCCGATGGAAGTACACAATTACGGGTCTTCAATATGACGCTCAATTGGAGAAGATCACATGCTTAATTCATTTCTAAGAAACAGAATATGGCGTACAATTATTCATATGTTATTTCTTTCAATTCAAAATCATCCATATCATTTGATACAATATCATATGATACGAAATAATGATTATTTCTTACATTTTCCGATTTAGGATTATCTGCGGCGCCTCTTGTTGCTTTTACTTTCATAAACCAGTCATACGATTGAATTGCATAATGATTTAAGTGCAAATATGAATTTTCTAATATTGTTTCATCGATCTTGCTAAAATTTACATCAGAATGTAGATTATTTATCGTATTATCCGATGTAATATGATTTTTATTCAACATTTCATGGGAGTGTATAGCAAATTGTTTCAGATGTGTAGTTCGTACAATACATTTATTAAGGCTATATTTATATCCATTATCTTTCTTAATGCCTTGGAACCCATCATCTTTATCATAATATATTCTTTTAGTAAATGATTCAATCACATATTGAGGTTGAATTTTATATCCATTTGAACCAAACATTTTCCATGGAACACAAATTTGTGCAATAGAATCATCTAGTGTATGCAAATACTCCTTAATGGTTCTACATCCTTTTCTTGCATAGATAAATTCATCCAAATCAACTACCATTGCCCAATGATATTCTTTAGATTTATCCAAAAAGTGTTTATTATATAATTGTTTTTGGGCATGTCTTTCTTTTGACATTACACATTCTACAATGTTCTTATCAATATATGGTTGTATTATTTCTAAAGACTGATCTGTGCTATCATTATTAATTAAAAAGAATTTATCAACTCCTTGGTTAATATAATGAGTTATCCACTCATTTATAATACTGGCCTCATTTTTAAAAATAGCAATTAGGCAAAGTGTCATTTTCTATACTATACTGCTTATTTTAAACCGTATGATCTATCATAATTATTTTCTTATACAATGAATAAGATGGCCAATCAATGGGGATACACTCCTGTTGGACGAGGCGATATTGAACCACCCACTACACATAACACATTTTGGCCAGAATCAGGCAAGGGATATGTTCCCAAACCATCAGGATATGCAGGAGTAAGTCCTGCAGGTGGCATGCGATTGGAGCGCGTAGCTCCACGGGTTCAACTCCGCCCTGGATATGATCCACTTCCGACACTGCGGGAGATCTATGATCCACGTGCAACCATTCCTAAGTCTACGACTACGGCGGTAGGATGGTGGGGTAATTGATTGCTGTAGAATCAAATATAACAAGCAGAGTAGAATGGACAGTTCAACTCTGCTTTTTAGCATCTTTTATGTGATTGTATTATTGCTGGTAGTATATATGATTCTTGCCATGATGGCACCAAGAGAAGTCATTGTAACAAAAGAGGAAACAGTTATTCCACCTGCTACATGGTGGCCATGGACGATTACCTCTTATAACTGGTGGCCATATTGGGGCGGTTGGTGGTCTGGTGGTGGAGATGGTGGATATAGTATGGGCGGCAGACATCGTGAAGGTGGTGATCGTCATAGTAGTCAACAGGAACGTCCATGGGGAGGTGCAAGTCGAAGTGCACATGGTTCAGGTCGTCATTAAGATGTAAAGACCTGTTGTAATTTATACACATATATATGTCTGAACAGTTGGAACGTGTTCGTTTAACAATACGAATATTACAAGTTTGGACAGCAAGTGTACTCGTTGCATTAGGACTCTTATTACAAAAAGGATCTGCATTTAAAAATTTTTATCAATTTGGACCCTCTGAAAATTTGGTTATTTTAGGGTTGGTGGTTGATAACTATTATTTATATACAGGCGTTATATTTTATTCATTTTTCAATACTGTCATACGAAATTTAAATAATCAAATTGTATGTGCATGGATTACATTGGTAGTACACGATACAACCATTTCAAAAGAGGGTATCTCATCACTGTATATTTATGAAATTACATTGATGAGTTGCATTTATAGCTATATCGATTGGTTTATATATCTTAATCTTGTATTTTCACAATTAGATATTGTTCTCATTGAATTTGCGGGAGAATTAATGATTACATGGATTGTAACAAAAATGTATTTGTCTACCACCATTCCTGTGATAGCAGCATCCATTCCCATGGTGGAATCATAAAAAATAATGGTTTAAAACCAATGCGGCACATTTCGTCCAGTATAGTGAATCAAACCAGATTTTCCTTTGCGATAATAATTTCGATAACATACAATCGGATTCTTCGAAATTCGATACTCTTCATCCATTGCAATAGCAAACCCCTTCTTCGGCAACATTGGAATGGTTAATGGCAAATTGTCATATAACCATTGAATGTGTTTTTCACAAGAATGTACTTTTTTAAAACGAAAGCGATATTCCCGTGCCAGTTCCATTCCCAGCTCTGCAAGCCATAAGTAATTTCCTGAACACTCTCGTGTCCACACAGAACACGGATGATGAGGATGACATGGGCGATAGGTGGCCTCACCCGTTGTTTCGCAATCAGGAGCATACCACATGTATTCAGGGATTTCTAGTTGTTTTTGTTCCTTGGAGAATTTGATAGCCGATTTGTGCTGTTGTAGTTCAGGGTAGAAGAGGATCCAATGGGCTGTGTATAAAAGCTGGCAGGTCTCGAGTAACATTTTTACAACATGTTTATCAACATGCCAACGTGCAGCTTTACGAGGCGTAGGGTGGAGGGCGAAAATGTTCATTTTGGGGCATCATTTATTTATCTCATATTTAATTTCAATTTTCAACATTTAATAAATGTATGTCAACATCCGAAATGCATCCCACATTTTATTTCCTGACATTTCGGAAATAACCAATCGGTTCGCATTTGACCAAATCAGCGATAAATAAATCATCACTCCGCCCAAAATGTATATTTTCGTTATTTTCATTTTCGTATGCGGATCTTTTGAGAAAAATGCGAGATAGAACAAATGATATAATAACGGAATTCCTGTAATAAATGTACCATAAAATAACCAACTACCTAGCTCTTTCTGTTCAAAGCCATGATATGCAATATACGCTAAAATCACTAGGGAAATGGATAACGTAAGAAGGGCTTGTGTATAATTTACCTTGAATAAAAATGGAGATAAATGCATGATTCCAAATACCAGAAAAATAATTGCAGCGGCATACAATAATACTTGACTAGCATATTGATAGCTGTGTAGACTCATCTATCAATAGACTATATCTTTTCTTATTTTTACTACTTTTCATTATTTGAATACGACATCGTCATGGATGTAGTTTCCATTGTTGTCGCTGACCAGTAGTCTATGGTTCCAGATAAAAGAATTATGTAAATTGTGAAATATCAATATCATATAAAATTGAATCATGAATGAGTTAAGAAAATTATCAAACATGAATTATGAACTCAAACACATCCATGGTATCCCGTACTATCTCGACGGAACTACAATTAGAACCCTCGAACTCGACAACGGAAAACCAGCCAGTACCTGCCTCCCCATTGGTACCTACGACGCCGCATCCGACTCCATCACTTATCTTCCCGATTGGAGAGAACGTGTCCAATCTCGTCTTGATGCCTTCCGCGCCGCCCTCACCTCTCAAGCAAGGGACACACTCCGCGACTCCATTGTCAAACCTCAAAAGCCACGCAAAGCCACACGAAATCCTCGAAAACCAGCCAGTCGAGCCAAGAATCCTGAGAGTGTCTAAGGCAGACATTAAATCTCTTGCACAAGTCATTACCGAATTCAAAGAACAATTTGTAAATATGTAAACGTATAAGTTGTTCTTATTTTTTAAATTAAAGACATTTGATCATTATCCTACTAATGAACAAGCGACAACTCGCTTATCTGGAAAAAGCACATACCCATGCTCTTTCTAAAGAAGGAAAATGTCTGTCAGATACGTATGACACGATAAAGGTGCCATTGCAGTGGATGTGCAAAGATGGTCATGCATGGGAGCGAAATTATGAGAAAACCGTACATCGTGGAATATGGTGTACTGTCTGTTTTAATGCAGAGCGAGATCGTCTAGGAGCATCTGTCATTTTACAAACAGAAACACCCGATCCTGATCCAGCACAACAATCCCCCTATATCGATTTTTTAGATGTAATATACTACCCATTTGAAATTATCACACAACAATATGCTAGCAAAATTATTCTTTAACTATTAATAATCTGATAGATTGTCGATACAGGAGGTCCAGCGGGAGCGGCTGGATTTTTTCCTGTAAATAGAGTACGCGCCGAAGCACTTGCTAGTCCCTGACGATACTTCAGACGTTCGCTCTCTGAACCAAATTGAGGATAGGGCTGGGGAGAATTGAATGTGCGATTCTGGCCACGAATGGTGCTTGCCTGTTGATTGATCGAATTATAATACGTTACATTCGCCTTATTATCGGCGATCTGATTGGCATCTGCACTCGTCGGCAATGGATAATTTGGCGAAGTGAGAGCGATACCTTGTAATGTATTAAAAATAAAGGGGCTGTTGCTATTGAAATTGAGGGTATTATACGGTGGCAAAGGAGGACCATGGCGAACTTCGGGTTGACCTTGGGCGGAATACATCTTCTACCATAATCCCAGGATATAAAGTAGGGTCATCACTATTCACTTAAATGTCTAAACCTAAGGTCATGACACTGACCACCCCTACGGTTCGTAATATGCGCACGTTAATTTGGCTTCAACGTCAGAAATCAGTCTATTCTTCTAAATGGGATGCCGTGGTGACAAGCCTGGAGCGCTATCATTATTGGGATGATCAAAATGCCCGCATTGTCGGAATGATCCTGCTTCAACTTGAAGGCAATATTGACGATTTTATGGCAGATCTTTATGCAGTATCCAAGGATGTTACCATGATTCTACTTCCACAATCTATCCTTTCACTAAAAACGCAAGACTTCTGGTCAGATAACTTTGACAATGTATTAAACCTGGATCAACTTCTAGAATCGTATCCCTATTTACTTCAATCATGGAATGGTACCGCGGAAGATGCCATTTCACTCATGGCCTTACTTTATCGTTATAATCGTCTCGTGGACTGCCCTGTGAGTGAATCACGTAAGGCCATGCTGGGAAGTTCCTTCATAGTAGAACAGGGAATTCTTCCCCAGGAAACATGGCTCATTACACAATATTTTCAACACCCCGATAAAGAAAGAGCAAAAGAGATTCGAGAATGCCTTGTAAAGAACTGTGCCTGTCCTTATTTGGATCGCATTGTCTTATTAAATGAGAAAAATTTATCGAAGGAATGGAAAAAGATTCCTGGTTCCGAGAAGATTACACAGGTAATTATCAAACGGCGCCTTACCTATGCCAATTTTCTGCAATTTGTTCACGACCAAGTTCCTAATAATGTCTATACCATTCTTTGCAATGCAGACATTTACATGGGTTCCTCCTTGTCCGTTCTGTGGAGAATGGATCTGAAGGAGCGTATGCTGGCTCTTCTTCGATGGGATGACTCGGCTGATGGCGAAGAGCCTGTTTTATTTGGCCCCCGTGCCGATTCACAGGATACTTGGATTCTCTTATCCGATTCTATTAAGAGTCAATCATGGCCATATGCTACCTTTGATTTTCCTCTTGGTCAACCTGGATGTGATAATGCATTTGCAGGACATATGTTGCGTAATCGTATTTCATTATCCAATCCCGCCCTAACCTTCCAAACCTTTCATCTACATAATTCAAATGTTCGCAACTATACCAAGAAAGATATGATTATTTCTGATCTTTATATTAATCTCGTACCCACCTATTTGATTGATACCAAACAAGAACAGGTTCCAAAAGAAAAGGTACAAGCCATGTGCAATGAATTAGTTACCTTTGAAGTGAAAAGTAGCTCGATCTCTAATGAGATTACGTACTGTACTATGTTAGAAAAAGAAGGGCGTTACAAATGGGAACCGACTGTAGAAAATCACTATTTTGAGCCGGCCATTCCTGTCTATCGCTGGAAAAATGCATGCGTTACACCCAATGGACTTGTCTATGACCCCTATACGATTTATGTAGGAAAGCATGTGGAGGAGGATCGGTTTAACTATTGGAAAAATGCAACAGTCGACATTTTCACACCCCTTCAATCGGCAAAGAAAATGCTCGCCATTCCCTTTCCTGATACAACACCATTTCGTACACGCAGCCATTATGTACTACAATACATTGCACGTGCTTGCCGTCTATTACAGGATCATCCTGATGCCTCGTTTTGGGTAGTAAAAGGAATGGAGGAGTATCTTCGACAAATTGGTTGTGGTACATTGCCTGCCATCTACTTTGATGAGAACACCGCCTGTTGGGCGGAAGAGGTTGTTGGCCTCCTTCCGTGTCCTGCTGCATTAGAATTAGGGCGTGAGGATGTATCCATGCTACGATCTATGCTACGATGTTTTCAATCTAAACCAGAAAATAAGATTTGCACGGTAATTTTATCGAAAACCATGACATATCAATGGATCGAGGAGAGTCTGACTCCCTATTTATTGAAAAAAGATCCTGAATGGATTATTCATATGGTATCTGAAAATGATGCTGTACATTATGATGAGATAGTAGGAAGTGCGTTGTGTCTTGTTGATGGGGATTCGTGGCCACTTCTTTGGGCAGCTCCTCCAGGATGCTGTATTCTGGAGTTTCAACAGGAGCTGGAGCTTCAGGGCGAGTGTCAACATCTCTGCCATGTGGCTGATCTGAACTCATGGGTACTTATGTTATCTAAGGGATCGATTATCGATGTTCAAGAGCAGATCATGCTGCAATTGGAAAAGTGGTATAAAAAGAATTTTATAGAGATACTGATATAAAGAAAAAATAAGGGTGATAACATATGGGTCATCTTACTACATTTTTTGTGGGATTAATTGCAGGACTCTATGTGGAGCAGAATTATCGTATGCCATCTATTAAGAAGCTGATACGAGTGGGGCTTCAGAAGGCAAATGATTTGGAAGAGGAGCATCGGAAGCCGAAATGAACAATGCAACTTCATTCCAGTTTACCTTCTCCTTATACTTTGTAATTAGATGAAGTGCATTATAATTTTGTAGGATAAATGTCCAATTAATTTTATCTAGATTCGCTTCTAAGAGATGAACTGCTTTTGGATTGGCGGATAGATACATCCAATTGATTTTGTCTGGATTCGCTTCCAAGAGATGGATCGCACTTGGATTAAGAGAAAGCCAATTCCAATTGATCTTATCTTGATTCTTTTCAAGAAAGGGCACGGCATAAGGATTCGCCGATAATAGATTAAAGTCCAAGTATGCTTCATATTTTTTTAATTGAACTAAATCATTCGATTGAAGAGATACTGCTTTCCAATCCATCGTTTTTTCCTCAGAGAGTTTCTTGTCTTTTGCAACAAAGCACCAGACAAGAAGTTCAAATAGAATGGAGGTAGATGCAAACCATATTCCGAGAAAAGCGAGTTCAGCATACATGATATGTTTTTTATCATCCACTAACACTCATTCAATTTTATATATTATATATAGTATGGCAAGCGCTCTTAGAAGTCGTACCATTGTTTCACACGAAAGAGTCAAAGAAATATGTGAAAAAATAAAGGAATATATCAATCAAGAACATTTTTTTAAGAATGTTGCATTTACGTATGAATTTGCAACATCAAATATGTCTAGATTACATATTGTACTTCGTCTTAATCCTGATACATTTTGTAGTGCCATGTATATACCCAATAAAAATTCACAACTAGATCATACCCATATTCACTTTGTTAATTCTACATTGGGGCACTATACAGGTGTATTTTTATTAAATATTCAATTACTTATTTGCTATTTATCACACATTCACGAAGTTACCTTAGATAATTTTACAAATGACCAGGTTCGTGCAGCAAGAGGTATTTATAAAAGATTTGAAGTGAATGAAAGAGGATATCCGCATAATGAATTTATTGGTAAAAATCTTGCAAGCAAATTGCATACATCAGAGGGAGAAATGCGTTTAAGAATGACATCCGATCTACGGGATATGATCTATTCTGATTTACGCGACATTTCTAAAAAAGTATCGATGGAGTCCAATACGAATCCCTGGAATCCAGATTACACGGGACGTTTATCTCGTTTTCTTGGTAAACTTGGCGAGACATTCGGTGGTTTTAGGAAAAAGAATCTACGGAATAGTCGTAAAAGATACATAAAAAAACGACATACACGAAAACGCTAGTTTTCTATTCATCCTCATCTTCTTCCTCTTCTTTGATTCCCAACATTTTCTTACCCCACCCATACGTATCTTTTACTCGTTTCTCATTCATTTCACTGCGGTAGCCGCGGAAATCAAAGAGTTTGCCTTTAAAGAGTTCGTCTCTATTGGCCATTCCTGATGCACTATCTGCCCAGTTCGACTTTCCAATGTAGTTATTGGAAGTATAATTGGTCTGTGGCATCCAAGCACTGTCCTCTTGATGTACCACTATACCGTCCGCATAAATCTTTAATGCAGGCTTCCACGGATCACCTCCTTCTGTTGTAATGACAATGTGAACCCACTTTCGTAAGGGAATGACATTCTTTACTTGAATGTGTAATTTTCTCTGTTTGGAGTCCCAGATTTCATATAATAAATCTGCTGTCTTTGCCTCACCTGCAGGTTCTGCCTTTTTATCAAGAGGTGGCATGATGCGGCCAAAAAGTTCAGCCTTTGGGCAATCCCACAAGTTCACGTTCGCTGCACTGGTTGCCATCGCCACCTGTGGACAGACCTCTTCGGTACACTGTGCACCAGACGGTGCAGAAGGAACAGTGTTTTTACTTTGATCCTCAGGACATGCAGCAGAGGTCACTTCTTGTTGCATTCCCGCATTACCACGACCAATAATACCTACAAAAACATTGTCTTTTCCTGCGCCATTTCCAAAATCAAACACTTTCGCGTTATTGGTGAATTCTTCAAAGTAGATCCAGAAAGAGGTGGCACGAAGATATTTGAGTTGGACAATGTCACCAAATGATAAATCAGATGTATCTCCAATGCGCAAGAATTGATCCTGACCGTTGAATTCTAGACCTTGTGTGACCTCAGGATTGGGCGGTGCTTCTTCAATTTCCATATCACCTGTTTTGGTAATGATCAGATTTTTGGCATAATCTAGCATATCATCACGAAAACGGAGCCAGAATACGATGCCTTCATAAAATGTGAGCAATGTGATAATGTGGGGTGGTGGATTGGAATCCGTAATCATCTTATCCTTAAAGCCGTGGTCATCGGCTGGATTACATTTGGCTTCGAAAGTATCCCCATCCATTTTTAAAATGCGACAATATCCTTGGCGACCATCTTTTAGAACATCATTCATATAATCGTCACGTGATAGTTGAAATCCGTCTTTGACAGAGGGTGTTCGAAATACAATGCTAGATAAACCTTCTGTTCCACCCAGTGCGCATGCAAAAAATTTATCAGTATCATCGCCAGACGATTGTACCATTCGACAAAAATCGTGATCTTGACCTAGACGTTGAACATCGGTATATCCTGCAAAATATCGCATATCACGAATATAACCTCCCTGTTCTTCCGTAGGATCAAACCCCACATCTCCACGACGAGGAATCCACTGTGCCCACATGAGACTATCTCCGACGGTAATTAAATTGCTAAACCCTTCATTGATCCATTTTGGTTTCCATATTTCAATGATGGCGATAGCAATTAATAGAATTAAGCCTATCCAAAGGTATCGCTCATACATCCCTATTGTACATGTAGTAAAATAATAATTTTTCAAAACACGTGTCTTATGAACTAATAAAAAGTTTCTAGGGATGGGATAGGAACCATGCTATCGGGTGGTCGATTATTTGGAGAGGGAATGTATGGTTGTATTTTTACACCATCCTTACAATGTAAAAATAAACAAGATCAGCCACCACTTACAGAGGATAAAATCCACCCCCCACTTAGTAAAATTATTTTGCGTAAAGATGCAGAACTTGAATTTTCCATTTCGAAAGTCATTCGTAAAATCCCCATTTGGAAAAATTATTTTGCCGTAGCGGAATCCATCTGCGAACCTGCAAAGAAACAAACAGATAAGGAAATAAAGGACTGCGAAGTATTGATGGATCATTCCATCAATGAATTTCGTATTTTATCCATGTCCTATTATGGTGTCCCCGCAACAACCTATCGCTTTCATTTAGATCATTTTGATTTCATGGGGTTCGTCACACATTTTATTCAGGCCGGCGCATTACTTAACTTATTTGGTATTGTTCATCGTGATATTCATCAAGGTAACATTTTAATTGACTCCTACGATGTTCCTCGTATCATTGATTTTAATTTGGCTATTCCTGTGGAGCTTCCACTAATAGAGGGTGCATTGTTGCATCAATATACTTATATGATATCACAAGAGCCACCCGATTCAACACTTGTCAATGCCATGCATTTGGTAAATACGGGTCATTTGAAGATCTCAGCGGACAAGGTTATTGAAGATATTGTAATCAGAAAACCTATCATGAAGACGATTACAAGTGTATTACATATTTCGCGAGATTCTATGCATCAATCTATGCTTTCTCTCTATCAGCGAAGTAAATCTATAAAAACAGGTGACTCAGATACCTGGTTTCATACATATTGGAGAACCATTGATAGTTGGGCAATTGGTATAAATTTGGTCGATTTTATTCGTAAGCTGAGCATATGGCCATCCTTTCGCCCCATTCTTGCTAAGAATAAAGCAATTCTCTTTCCCATGTTACAACGTATGTGTGCAGTTTCGCCCATTGATCGTATTGATTGTGTGCAGGCACTCTACCATTTAGATCCAACCAATTTCATTATTAAAAAATATGGTAAAGCCTGGATTGATAAAGTAGGCGCAATGTAATGCAGTCGAATACTCCTTAATGCAGCCGAATACTCCGAAGCTCTTTTTTAAGAACATCCATATCTTTTCTTCGTTGCTCTTGTTCAAACATTGATGTTAATGTGATATATGATATTAATCCACATATCGTCATATAAGGGTATTTATAGGTGCATTGCTGATTACACATGCTACGCTGCAATGCACGATGAAATGGATGATAAATTCGGAACAACGACATTCTAGCATAATAATGCAAACGGTCATTAAGTTATGATCTCTTATCAGAATGGCTTCCGATATTGTTTTAGTAACTTCGACGGCTGAAGATCGATTACTCAAAGAGGTAAAACCCCTTATTCAACAAGGAAAAATAAAAGAATTACAGGAACGATGGAAACTATACTCCGATCCAAACACCAACAAAACAATCAAATGGACAAGTGTATTTCAAAAAACAATATTATATGCTGCCAATCGAAAACAAGCTGCAATTTTTGATTGGATTGAAACACTTTATGATAAATTTAATGAGCCGGATCGAAAAGAAGTAGATCGTGTCTATTCCTATGCCTATTTTGTACGCCATAATGTGGTAGAAGAAGGCGAAGAAGTAGATTAACCTTTTAATAGAATGATTGAAGATGATATTCTATTTGAATTAAAACCCCTCATTGCAGAAGGAAATCTTACAGAATTGCAACAATTATGGGAAGATTATCAAGAAACTGATTTCGGACGACAGATTGCATGGGATTATGTCTTTCAAAAATGTTATCTTCATGCGGCATTAAAAAAGAAAAAGGAGATTTGTGATTGGCTGGATACGTTATTTTTGACATTTAATGAAATGACAAAAATCGCGTTACGACAGCTCTTTCCTTATGCACGTCATTTGCTCAACAAGTGACGTCTTGTGTGACGTTTTCTGGTTTTTCTACTTTGTGTACTGTCTTGCATACTCCGTTTGCCACCTCGCTTAAATCGATACTTCTTTCTTGTTGGAATACACATATATCCGCAAAACTCATCATAATTCAGACCTGAATCAGGATTATGACGTGAAGCCAGCTTAGGATCATAAATAGGACGTTTGGTATTATCTAAGTGCGTTACGTCCGTTGCACCAGGTTTATGCGACCAATACGCATTAGAATCTTGACGATAAAAATGATAATCCTGATCTTCATCCGCAACCGGTGCAATTTTACGCGTCCCTTTTGGACATTTGGCCGTAAAGGTTGTCATTCTTGCTCCAGGAACATCGCCCTTAATTCGTGAAACAATATCAGGGCATCGCTTTCCATTTGTCTTTGACCACTTCGGATAGCCACTTGCGCGACCGGGCTGAGGAAAGGGAATGGGACATGATTCTGTAGTACAATCCATTTTTGTTGGCATTTGAATATGGTCAAATGCATAGGCAAAACAATTATGTGATTCTTTGATTCCTTTATATCGATTATAACGAGCGGGATTAAAATGCGGTTCATATCCTGATAATGGTGCTCGTCGAGGACAGAATTTAATATGTTTCTTACAAAAAGGAGAATTAGGTAAAGGTGGATTTTTACACGATGGATCGCATTGGCATCGTGCCACGGGATCCTTTACCATGCCTATTCTAGAAACATGTTTTATTCATAAATCATAACATTCTCGCATACCTGATACAAATAATGAAAGTAGTTCTTTAATTGTCCCACCGATGTATCAGGTAGTGAATAGCACTTCATTCTCGAAAAATTCATAGAGTCCAATAATTCGCACAAATACTCCTTATTTCCCGTTCCATCCAGTAAAAGAAAGTCAATTCGAGGATTCTTATAGAGTTCCTTCAATCGAATGCTATTTTCTGCAAGTGCCTTTGCACCAATGATACAAATCTGTTGATCATAATCATATTGTACACGCGTATTACAATATTTATGCTGATAGTTATCACGTGTCCAGAGCTTTGAACAATTATGAATATATGTTTCATCCTCATAGGCATCAAACTGTTTCATCTTGTCATTTACTTTATACATATTATAAAACTGTGGAACAATAAATTGGGGTCCTAAACGGTTGATTTCGCGATTACGAATCAGACTAAAATTATTATTTCCATCATTCATGTATTGCACATATCCCAGCTTTGGAATCTTTGCAATCTTTGTCTCCATGGCGGTTCGCATAATAATTTCCTGATCATCACAAATCGGCAATAATTCTGAATAATTTCCAATTTTTAATAGAGTTTCCGTTCTCCAAATGCGCGGATGATTTGGTAAGCAAACAATATGGCTGAGTGTAATGTTATTTACATTTGGCGTCATGTATACATTTACCCATTTACCATTGTACTTTTGTTTATAATATCCACCATATCCCTTGCAAATAAAATCGCTGTAGCTGAAATTATTACCATTCTCATAAATATTGATAAAATCCATGTACACAAATCCAACTTCTGGATCTTGTTCAAAGGTATGAACGGCATCCTTGAGCACATCAGGCAAAATCTCATCGTCATGATCCATTTCCAAGACATATTTTCCACGACAGAGTGAAACTGCCTCATTTTTTACATTTCCAATGTTACCTGAGTTGCAGCTTCGCTTGTATAGACGGATTTTCATATCCTGGCTAAATTTCTTTCTCAGAAAGTTAAAATGAGCATCATCAGGCGAATCATCTAGAATGACCCATTCCCAATCCAAATAGGTTTGCGCTTTAATACTATTGTAGGCACGATTGATCTTATCATAAGAGTTATAACATGTGGTAAAAATCGAGAAGACAGGACGTACTTGAGTACGATCCGATAATACATTATGAATATAACAGTGATTTACAGACTGAACAAATCGCTGAATAAAACTGGGATCCTTGTAATGGATCCATCTCTTATTGATACGACTGGTAAGAACGTGATACACATCCTGAAAATATTCTTGGTCTGACTCACCATACGTTACCAAAAGTGGATAATTCACATCGTATAGAAGCTCCAAATCCTTTGCAGAATCAATGATCTTAATAGAACACTCTAGCGGAACTTCATCAAAAATATAATCAATCAATCGATACTTGTCATGACGGAAAAAGAGTACACACGGATACTTATCCATGAATTTGGCACCCTTTACCATCGAAGCGGCAGGAATAATGACTGGATTCGTTACAACCTTCTTCCAAACTTCATAAAAATTGGGAATACAAGGAAATTGTAGCTGTTTTGCTACCTCGCAACCCTCTTTTTGGTACACACATGAAAATCCCTTCACAATAAGCTGAGCATCAACATGTGCCTTATGATCCGTATTCATATAATCATTCTCTACAATGATAGTGGTAACATGATCAATAATCTCGGGGAAATCATCTAGAATATAATAAAAAGAACCTTCACAATCAAGTACCAGAGTGTCAAATTCCATTTTATATTTTGCTTTAAGATCCGCATAGGATGTAATAGGAACATCAGTGTATCCTTCCAATAGTACATCTGATTGCATAGTTGTCCATCCTTTTTGAATCAGTTTCTTCTTGGAAAGCGCTGCATTTTCAATCTGAAAATTCATACCATTCAAATGGCGATTATATCGCAATTGACTGGCAATCGATGAAGAACATTCCATGACTACAAGGTTTTGATCCGATTTGAGAATCGATGCAATTAGAATAGAATTTCGACCCACATTTCCACCAATTTCAAGCACAGTTTCTGATCCAGTTAGAAACTTCATTGCCATACACTGCTCAGGAAGTTCATCTAACATTGTTCCCGTGTTAAGTTTAATTAATGGATGAAGTGATTTTACCCGTTGTTCTGCGGATAAACACGCCTTAGGGAATAACTTTCGAAGAAGTGATGCATCTTCCACAATATTATTGGTTCGCGTATCAATTGCAACCGTTTTTGTAGAAGGAATAATGGTTAATGAATTTGATAATCCTGAAATAATGACCGACTTGAGGACTCGGAAACAGGGATCAGAAAAAATATCGGCTCTCAAATTATCATCTGCAGGAATTAGCAAATAAGACTCAACCTGTAATTGACTATATATAAGTCTGGTAATCTCAATATTCTTCTCGAGAGTACCATAATAGATACGTAGTTCGGTCATCTGCTACAATAATGTTATCCTAGTCTTTAGACTTCACTCATGTTTGTATCTTGTGGTTTAGAATCAACCAACGTAGAATCAGTTGGTGACGGAAGAGGTTCAAATACAGGATTTGTAACAGAAATGGTTTTCTGAGATCGAATGATTGTATTAACTGCATCTTTTACTTCATTAGGAATTGCTTCTTGGGCAATATTAACAGGCAGCTGGGGAGATTTAGGATAAAGATCGATCGCAGTCGAGCTCTGATTCGGATTTTGATGCTGCTGGGGATCTTGTGAATTTTTTTCATCCATTTTATAGTACTCTTCTTCCACTTGACGCATTTTAATCTTTTCCACTTGATTGATAAAAAAGATAAATTGATTTTCGTGTGAAGGGATAATACCTGGTGTTAAATGACCCGAATATCTTCCTGTTAATCCCATATATTGCCATCCTTCACTTCGTAGCCGCTCCAATGTGGTATGCAAAAAATAGTATTTTTTATCAATCTTAAATAAATTTAGTATTCCATTACAAATGGTAACAAGAAGAGAAATGGTAAAAGTTGCCCAGTAAATATGTCCACTGAAATCCGTATTTCCCATCGTAATGTTTGAATTCGAATTTTGAATGGATAAGAGCGCGGGAACAAAAAGAGATCCCACGGTCACTAGAAAATGCCCCCATGTAAACATGCGCGAATAGAATCGAGTACGATTTTTAAAATTCTCTACAATCGCAACAAATCGTGTCTGTATGACTCGCTTATGCATCTCCGTTAATTCGATATCATCCATCACATAACCAAAATCTTCTCGATCATGATCCCAAAAACTAGATGATTTACACATTCTACTTAATAAATTTGAAAATATTTTGTAATCAATTGTCATAGCAACCATGTTCTATGCACAAAGCCTTTATGATGAAAGCCCAGAATTATCAGATGAGATCGTTCTTCCCTCTGTTCTCTTTCAACAGATCATCCAGCAGTTTGATAATGAATCCGTTCTGTATGTTAATCTTATTAACACAGAGAACAATATACAATATTTGGTTACACTTACAGCCTCTCATCGCGATGATAACTATACCATCTATGTTCCTTCATGGATCCTAGATATCATTGGAAACTCTGAGGATTCCATCTATGACATTGAAAAAGCCAATGTCGATGACCTTCCTATTGCTCAACGAATCGTGATTAAACCGCTGGATCCACGTGCATTTGATATGGATCTTACAACATACTTTGAAATGGCATTCATGAATCTTCACTCTATCCAAGAACAAATTACTATTCCAATGGATCTCTTCGAATTTCCATTATTTGCCTATATATGTCATGTAGAGCCTGCACCGCTTTGTCGTATTGTACATGGAGAAGTTCAAGTAGAATTTATCAATGACTTTTGTGAAGAACAAGATAGTCAACCTCAAGAACGCCCTGCTACCCCCATTCCACCTTCTGCAGAAGAAAGAGCACGTGAAATACGCGAATCATGGATTCGACGTTTTCAATAGATTCGTCTGCAACCAATTCACTATATCATACAGTTAGAATTCCAGTAAAATGACCTATCATTATTTTTATTTATTCTGACTTTATTCGATAGCCCCTATTAATTTCTGGCAAAATCTCTTCATGAAATCTCCTATCAAAGGATTGAATGGATCTTCCAAAATTAGCACTGGGATGAAAAGCAATTCGTCTCACCGATTTAATCATGTGCATGGCCTCTGGTGCATGAATTTTCAAATAGGCAATTAGCATCATTGCCATTGCCGCAGCAGATCGCTGCATTCCTGCCATACAATGTACCAAAATAGGCTTTCCATCCTTGTATTCTGCCATCATTTTTAATGCAATCTCTCCTGACCACAATTCCATATTACGAATCTCATCTTCTTCCAAATTATCGTCTACAGGAATTCGATATTTGATAGGAATGATCGGAGAAAAAGGTAGATTTTTAGTACAATTAAATACAACCGTAATTCGTTTGTGTTGAATAAACTCTTCATCCATAGATGCTTTTACATTACCGAGCCATAAATTCGGTAGAATTTCATGTGCATATTCATACATCCCCCTACTTCTATTTCAATAGATAAAGTTTAAACTGCCATTTCAGGATCAATCTGGCAGGTAAACTGGAGTTGCTTTCCCTCTTTTGAACTGAACTCTCGTGGTGCAATGATCGACCAGTTTACATCCTTCTGAATGATTCCCAATTCACAAAATACATATGATACCAATGCGGAACACCAAAATGATTTCTTATTCTGAAATCGAGCATTCACAGGAAAAGGGCACGCAATATTATATTTTGCACATAACCAATCCACAGGATTTACATCATAAGGCCTTCCATGAATCTCCTTATGAAGTTCATATAGCTTCTCATAAAATGCCTTGTTCCGTTCACAATGAACTCTTCGAATCTCTACCGACCCTTTCACCGATTCTTTAAGAATATCATCAAGAAGATGCAGTTGGACGCCTACCTTATATAAATGATCCTCTACATCAGGAGTATTATTCCATGAAGATTCTAATAAATAAGTACCATCTTCCAATTCAGGATTTAGAAATTTGGGATTCTTGATAACGATTCCCACATGACTATACCGACTTACTCCAAACCACTCGACAAGCCATGAAATCCAACTAGTTCCTCGAAATAAGACAATATCACCCGTTTCCAAACTTGCCTCTAGACGAATGTCCATCTAAAATTGACATGCTTTATTTCAGTATCAGAGTGTAACCATGCCGCTCTCTCGCCACTTTTATGCACTTGATGAGGTTCAGGCTGCTTTGCAATACGCCACCACACGTACCGATCGAAAAGAAACCCTCTTCTGGTGCCAAGAGTTAATCCTGAGCGGTTATGTCAGCGAAGCCATATCCGCTTTATTTGAAGCCTGGTTATGGCAGAAAGGTGCCTTCTGTCTCTCCTGGCTTACCGCCGCCTGGTCAACCCTCTCCTCAGAGGAGTGTTCTGAACAGGATATCCTTCTGGCAGCCTATCAGCTAACTTCGCATGAACGCGATCATTCCCTTTGGAGTATTCTTGCCTTAACCGCAATGGATCATCCGCCTGAACGCGTCACCCCCAAAACCCCACGCTATTGCCTGACCGATGAAAGAGAACAATATATGATTCGCGCCGTATTCCAAGGGAAAGCCTATTCCGCATGGTGGATGGCTCGGCAATTAGACGTGAAACGAGTATGGATAATACTAAAAGAATATCTAGAATCACAGTTGGTCGATACGACCTATTTGGAGGCCTTGAAAGGATATGATAAACTGTTGGGATATCAAACAAATGAATATGATACGATTATGCAATGTCTTGCTGTATTAACAGCTTGTCTAACGTCTACTCAGCGTGAAAAAAGTAATAAACCTCTTCCTCTAAGCATCGACTGTCTAGAAACATTAGAGGAATGGGCGTCATATGTTGGTACAAAAAAGAGACGGGTTTATTCCATACCTGTGATGTGCTTGTATGGTATAACCACGCGTGGCCACTTAAAATGGTCTCAGAATACATGTAAACATCTTAATGATATTGAAAGTGATCTAATGGGATGCCCCTTTTGGGAAGAAGAGTTAGACGGATATATTAAAATAGTAGATGGCCGAATCCAATGGAAATCGGATGATGCACGTGAGGATTGGTATGAAACCTTCTTTCCAGATGATATCCCTGATGAATGGACAAAGGCAGAAAAAGAAAAATCTCATGGAGACGGTATTCTAGCGCCCACAGACACTGTCACATTACTCAAATATGCCCGCATTCATCTTTCCAAAAAATCTCGACTGGCATGGAATGCTCATCGCATGATTCATAAGTTCTTAGAAGGGAGGGTTTGGGATCATCCTTCTTCCATTGTATCTCTCTTCCCTTCCGTATCGATGAATAGGGGAATTCTTGTCCCGCTTCGACGCAGGTTGCGAGTTGATGTATAAAATATTATTTTTTTATGAAAATTTTATAGTAGTGCCATGCAGTTTAATATCTCGTTGGAAGAGTGGACGAGTCATGTTGCTCTTCGTCAATGGATTGAAGAGCAGATTGTGCTGTGCACACCACGTGAGGTTCATCTTTGTTCCGGTTCAGAAGATGAGAATGAGGGGCTTCTTCATGAGATGGTGCAAATGGGTACATTGATTCGCTTGAATAAAGAGAAATATCCAAATTGTTATTTGGCACGTTCTTCCACGGCGGATGTAGCACGAGTGGAGAGTCGAACCTTCATCTGTTCTGAGAAAAGGGAGGATGCAGGTCCGACAAACAATTGGGAGGATCCCGCAATCATGAAGGCAAAACTGATGGAGATTTTTAAAGGATGTATGTATGGCCGCACCATGTATGTCATTCCCTTTTCGATGGGTCCCATTGGTTCACCTTTTTCCGCAATCGGTATACAAATCACAGATTCGGCCTATGCCGTGGCAAACATGCGAATTATGACGCGTATGGGACTTCCCGTATTACAAGCACTCGGTACAAATGGTGTGTTTGTTCCTGCCATGCACACGGTCGGCCAACCCCTTTTATCAGGAAAAGAGGATGCTGCGTGGCCACAAAATGATAGCAAATATATTTGTCATTTTCCTGAAACAAAGGAAATCTGGAGCTTTGGAAGTGGATATGGTGGAAATGCCTTGCTTGGTAAAAAATGCTATGCCCTTCGTATTGCGAGTGTAATGGGCAAACAAGATGGATGGTTAGCGGAGCATATGTTAATTATGGGTGTGACCAATCCTGAAGGTGTCAAGAAGTATTTTGCTGCAGCCTTTCCATCGGCATGTGGTAAAACGAATTTGTCCATGCTTGTTCCCAGTCTTCCTAGGTGGAAAGTCGAGGTGGTTGGAGATGATATTGCCTGGATTCGTCTCGATGCAGATGGAACCATGCGTGCCATTAATCCTGAGGCAGGCTACTTTGGAGTTGCACCAGGAACAAGTGAGAAAACCAATCCGATGGCGATGGCTACCATGTCCTCCAATACCATTTACACCAATGTAGCGATTGATGGAGATGATTGTCCATGGTGGGAAGGAAAAACGAGTCAACCACCTGCAAATATTATTAATTGGTTGCGAAAGAAATGGACTCCAGGTGATGAGGTAGCTGCCCATCCTAACTCACGTTTTACAACTCCTGCGTCACAGTGTCCCATCATTGATCCGAACTGGGAGAGTCCTGAGGGTGTTCCATTAGCAGGTATTATCTTTGGAAGTCGTCGTTCGGATACCATTCCGCTTGTTGCTCAGGCACTTAGCTGGAATCATGGTGTATACATGGGTGCGACAATGATGAGTGAGACAACAGCTGCAGCAGAGGGTGCGCGTGGAGTTCTGCGATCGGATCCCTTTGCGATGCTCCCTTTTTGCGGATATCATATGGGTGATTACTTTAAACATTGGATCAAAATGGGTGTAAAAGCGGGTGCCAAAGCGCCTCAGATTTTCTGCGTGAACTGGTTTCGCAAAGATGCGAAGAAGCAGTTTATGTGGCCAGGTTTTGGGGATAATATTCGTGTGATTGAATGGATGTTTAAACGATGCATGGATCGCTGTCGTGCAATCCAAACCCCTATCGGATATCTTCCAGAACAGAGTGATTTAAATACAAAGGGTTTATTTCTTTCGAATCATGCCTTATCCGAATTATTTGAATTGAATGAGGAGGAGTGGAGAGCGGAATTGCAGCGCCGTCATACATTTTTGAAATCATTGGGGGATCGCTGCCCAAAAGAATTGCTTGATATTAACCATAATTTATATCGTCAACTAGATGATTAATGTTATATGGAAGAATATACTTCTTTTTTAGCCCAACTTGTTTTATAAGATTGTTTTATGACTGCACCATGATATCCTTCTTTTCGATCTCCATCATATGATATAATTCGATCCACAATGTATTTACCATCTAATGTATATCCATTTTGGGGTTTAATCATATGTCTCTTTAATACAAATCCTCTTTTTTCTTCCTCGCTAAAGAATGATCCTAATAAAACTGCACCAGTAATATCATAAATCCCATTTCCATAAAACCGATTCTCGACATTTTGTACCAATTGTTTAATACACTCTAGAATTCTGGGATTCTTTGGATAAGTTGCGATAAATCCATTGGAAACACCCTTATATGGCTCCTTAACATAGGGGTGTAATTTTACCTCTGTTGAAAAATACTCTTTATTTAATAATTCAATAAATCGAAAACCATTGACAGGCTGAAATGAAATATCAAGATAGATACCTCCATGGATATATAATACACATAGTCTCCATAAATCTGTTTTATATGCCTGTGGAATTAATTGTTTATAAGCTTGCATGATCTTCTTATCAAAATGTGTCTCAATAAATGTTTCACATTCCTGATTATCATAAACAAACTGTTCAAAATCTGGATTCTGTTCATTGATAAGATCAACTGCCTTTTGAAGATCGGTTGGCAATGCCTTTGTATGCCATGCACGAAAAATCTTGCGGGGAATTAATTCTGGAATATCGCTAACTTTCCATAGTGCGAGTGATTTATCAATATATAATGGGTAAAATTCAGAGCAGTTCTCATTAATAATTTCGATTGGCCTTGTAAAACAAAAGGGTTTATTAAATAGTGAAAGTGGACGCCAATCGCCTGTTTTGATGGATTGAAATGTGCGGTTAATATTGGTTGTTACAAGTAGATAAGTAGCTTTACTTTTTTTAATATTTTCTAGTGTATTACAGATGGAATCCAGTGAAAAGTGGCAGAGCAAGTCTCTACAGAAAATTAGATCAACTTCGGGAAATGTATCTTTTGTAATATCAAATTGTATAAAGTTATAATTGTGTTGTTCTTTATTTTTTTCAATCACTGCTTTTACAATATCACCACCAATGTATTGTGGAATCTCGTGAACAATATTTTTGAACCAATTAAAATCACCACATGGACAATCAAAGATAGATGTAATTTTATATTTTTTTATAAAATGAACAAGTTGTTCTTGGATGTATTTTGTGTGATATTGCGTTGATCCAGATCCTGAACGAGATTCTGAACTACGCCATGCATTCTTTTCATAAATGGTAGAAAAGGTATCCTCCATATATGAAAAGATACACTATTTTCTTTTATGTGTCTTATTATGATTCGGTGTACGAGTTACCTTCGGTGTACGAGTTATCTTTGGTTTACATGCCATCCTACCAAAAATAGAACATCCTATTCGCTTTCCCGCATGACCTGTGACATGACTGTCATCAAATCCTCCTTTTCCTAAATCGTCTTCATCCTCATGCACAATCATGGAACGTCCCCACAATTCCTTTACCGATGTATTCTTTACATGATACACTTTATGAAAGGGCTTATTTAGAATCTGAATGTTTCCCAGATCTCCCGTATGGCGTTCCCCTTTTGAAGTAGGTGTTCCTCCATGACTGTGGTGTCCCACATCATAATGTTCACAGAGTCCCATACAGCCTTCTCCTCTAAGATCACCCGCCTTATGAATATGAAATCCATGTTTGCCAGCGGGTAGCTTTGTAAAATCAGCAACTATTTTTACTCCACCTATTTCATTCGTTGCCACAACCTCCCCTTCTATGGTGTCTGTACGAAAAATAGCAACTGCACCTGTCATCTTACTCTTTTATAACATTTTTTTGATCACGTTCTAAAAGAACTTGATCAAAAGATTTCTTTGTCTTTCCAAAATATTCTGTCGCATACCCCTGCTCAATCATCCATCGATTTATATCCACACCCTTCTTATCATAGAGTGTCCCAAGAAGACGACCATATTTGTCGGGTGTGTAAAATAAGAGATACATTATCTGTTTGTTTTCGTCTACTTTTTGTTGCATCGCCTCGCTTGCCTTCTTCGCTGCTTCAATTTCTTTATCACGATGTGGATCTGATTTAAGGGGTCTCTTTTCAGGGGTATCAATTCCATAGAGACGAATACGATACTTGAATATTTTTTGTGTGTCCTCATGGTATAGTGCAATATCTATCGTATCACCATCAATAACACGAAGAACTTTGATTTTCTTTTTCATGTTTTCAAAGGAAACAGTGGGAGTATTTCGATCGGTTGCATCTTTATAAAGATGATCAGGCATTTGCAGATCAATCATCTGTAATTCAGCGGGAACCTCATTTATTTCTTCGTGACAGATGCAATTTCCCATTTTGATTTCGTGTTATTTTTTAGTTGAATCAATTTTAGAGAATTCTTTTACATCTCGATCTTCTTTTACTCCATTATACCGAATCCGTATAAAATGAAAAGGAATATATGCAAATCGTAAACCATATTTTGCCATCATATTTCCAAGAACGGTTTCAGAATGTAGAGATTCTCGTTTACTTATTTCTAATAAATAGGGAAATGTGTCTCCATACTGTAAATACGTCTTTCCATTTGCAATACAAAATCGATCATTAAATAATTGTGGACCATATCGATGAAAATCAGGAATGCATATGGTACGATCATTAACCCTTTTAAAATAAGCAAGATCAAATGGAGTAATATATTCTACATCAGGACGCAAATAAATAACATAATCATATTTATTTTTTGAGCCCTTAATAAGAGCAGTTACATGAGATTTAGATAGCTGTGCCAAAATAAAATTATCTACAGACTGATAATTTGTATTCCAAGGGTCTGGATGTGTTCTAAACTGTGAGAGAGCAAGACACTGTTTTACATAATCAAGATCATCAATTTGAAAATAAATAGGGGCTAATATTTTATATTCATCATTATTGATATGGCTCACTTTTTCACGCGATCGCTTATTCTCATAGTAGTCAACTCGATATGTATGAAGAAAAATATCATATTTTATATCATTTTTTTTAAAAATTTCTAATATATTCTTATGAATGGATGGCATTGTATAGGATAGACTTCGTGTTAATCCGAAAAATGCAAGAGCAATTTTCATTATCTAGGAATAATATTTTAAAAATATAAAAAATTACTACAAAATAACCCCCTTTTCTACTAGATCCGCTATAAATATATGCTGCTTTTTAAATAATTCTTTGCACATCGGATTAATAATATGCTTTTTACTACGATTAAAATGATATGCCTCATAATGCATAATCGCAAGATGTTTGAATCGTTCAATGTACCAATGATTAGGAAGACGATGCAACCCTTGTCGATAGGCCGCCTCAATACGATTATTACTTTGTAGATGTAACTCATCCATTTTTGAGAAGATAAAATCTTCTAATAAGTCTCGTGCATCTGCCGTATCCAGTAGTCTAATACTATTTTTAATACCATAAAGAGTAATAGTAGAATGATGATATAATTGCCATATACTCTTATTAAAATTATATTGTCGTAATGTTTGAAATGCCCATCGTAGCTCACCATGAGCATGTAGCTGATGATAGATAGATAGAAGTTGAAGATAGGTAAATGAAAGATTTGTCCAGGGATTGCGAGGATATTTTGGTAAAGCGAATCCACCTTCATGATAAAGTAGATCGGTTTCCATGACTTGAGAGAGTGCTTTTGCATCAAAGACAAATTTCTTTTTTACTGACCAATCATATACAAATACCTCTTTCACTGGATCCGCTAATGTAATGGGATCAATCTCCTTTTTAAATCTCTTGTCCATATAATAAATACGCCATCGTTGTAATACATTTCGAAATGTCCAGCGTAGCTTATATTCTCGAAAATAAGCAGTACAAACCTGTTCTCGCATATTTGTGCAAAGGACACGATTATGCTCATCCAATAATTCATTTTGTTTCATAAATTTATTCAAGTAAAGTAATCGATCCTTCACGGATACTGGTAATACAGATATAATATTTCGTATGATGCGATTTGGTTCTATGTGAAATGGCAATACAATATTTTTTCCATCTGCTTCTGAAAAATAAAACTCTTCTAGAGAATTGAGTTGAAAATATCGATAATCAATGGGTGGACAATTTAGTCTACGTCGTTTTGGTTCGGATTCTGACTCTGACTCTGACTCTGACTCTGACTCTGCCTCTGATTCCGTGTCAGACTGATATAATAATTGAATCGCATGAAAGTCATCTTCTGATGTGTTTGGTAAAGGTACCTGTAAGATCTCTTGTGATATCCCATATGGCATTCTGTGTAATTGTGCTTCTACAGATCCAGTAAGATGTGATATTAGCTGTAATAATTGTGTTGTATTAATCGGGAGTGGGGAAGGATTATCAAGCTCATCCTCGTCACTAAAAAGATCCTCCTGATCTGCCATCCCACACGTTATCTAATAAATGTCTATTCACTTTTAGGCACCTCGACTATAAATCGTTTTATAATTGATTGATCCCGATTTATTTTTCCAACCATATTCCCATTTGAATTGAGTAAAACATTATCTTGAATCCATATCGGCTCCATATCATTTCGATCTTTGACTTTTTGAACAATAATAGGGTCTGTGCCATCAATGACCGTCATCCGCGTGGTACGATGATAGACGCAAAATTCAGATTGATAGGCAGTTGCTTTTTTGCAGAATACCGTCATCTTATCATGCTGAACATATGCCTTGCATTGATTTGATTCTGCTTGTGAATCTTGAATCATGACATGAAGGGAATCTGATGTAGGAAGAACACGTTTTAACAGTTCTTTCTCAGGTACACCCAGACGCTTTGCCAGTTCCATGACATAGCGTTTGGATTGAGCATAGAGTACGGATTCCAGATTTTCCCAAAGAATACGAGGGACTTTATATTCGAGTGACATGATCGGATACATATTTATCAAATAAGCACGGCGATCAATTTTATATTTTGTACTTAGTATAAAATGGGTGCATCATTAAGTTATAATGTATCATCGCTTAGTCCAACACAGGTTCAAGTTACTGTATTTGGTGAATCAGGTTCATCTAGTCGATATCGAATGGAGTTGGTTAATAATGCCACATCGCTCACTTATGTAAATCTTAATTTACTAGATGGCGGTGTATATAATCCTCCATCTGCGAGCTATACTTTAAATTTAGCAGATTTTACTGGTGATTCTGGTGCATTTACATATACAACCGGTGATCCACTTACTATGATTGCGTATGCAATTGACTCAGGTAATCAGCAAAGTTCAGTAAGTTTTACAGGATATTATTTTGGTCCTCTCATGGCAATTATATACTACGGATCACAATCGGATGCATTGGCTGCTTCCTATAATTATATTGACGGATCCACCAATTATACCCTTCAAACGAAAGGAGGATATTCAAATTGGATGCTTGCTTCCAATAGCAGTGGTTCTTCTTCTCAATTGTCATCCTATGCAGCAGGATCTCTTTTAATTTCGAATGGAACCTATTATGTGTATCCTGCTAATCCCTGTTTTCTGAAAGGATCTACCATTCTCTGTTTTATTAACGGAGAAGAGAAATATGCGCCCATTGAATCTATCACCAAAGGAACCTTGGTTAAAACTGTAAAAAGCGGATACAAGACCGTGCAGTTGATTGGACGACGAAATGTTGCTAACCCATCTTCTGCAGATCGTCTGGAAAGTCGATTGTATGTTTGTTCAAAGGAGACCTATCCAGAGTTGAAAGAAGATTTGATTCTGACTGGTTCTCATTCTCTTCTGGTACGTGCACTCACTCCAAAGCAGCGTATTGATACAATAGATGCAATTGGTAGTACATTTGTCACTGATGGTCACTATCGTCTGATGGCCTACTTAGATGAGAGAGCGGAGCCCTGGTTACAAGAAGGAAATCATGAGGTTTGGCACTTGGCGTTAGAAAATGACGACATTTATATGAATTATGGTGTATTTGCGAATGGAGGCTTATTAGTGGAGACGACATCATTGCGTTTTTTGAAAGAGTTATCAAATATGGAATTGATGTAATCGCTATACATTTGCTTATTTTGAAAATGTAACTTATTTTCAAAATAAGAACCCTACGTATTTAATCTATAGTATGTTTTACTATATTTGGAAATAATCCCAGTAGAGGTGATCGAATACCATAATATTTTACAAGTAGACACTCTCCTTTCTGTATTTTTGCCCAATCTTCGATTGAATTCCACTTCCAATACCAAATACTATTATTAACATTAAAATGTCGTCCCATATCATCAATAATCATAAATTGCGTTGAACCATGTAGCACCATTTTATACTTATTTTCCACGATTATGTTTTCTGTTGTATTTGTACCATATGCATATAATGCATGACCACCACCCAATAGGCCTAATAAGGTTGTAGTTAGAGATCGATCGCGTGTAGTTATTTTATCCAGTGCGTTTATAAAAGACCCAATCTTATAGAATAAACTATGAGACATTTATATTATCATGTATAGAATGCTTTAAGATCGACGTGTATTTCGTCTGGCATTTCGTTTGCGTTTTCTGGTTTTTTTGCCACCACGAAAGGATGCATTTTTAGATTGATCCAGAGAGTGAAAATATTCGATCATTGCTTTTTTGACAGGTTCAAATAAGTCATCCTCAAAATCATAAAAATGTAGCTTGATATAAAATGTAGTCGGGTCACAAATGTCGGGGCGATTCGCATGTAGAAAATGTATTTTACCAACCATCTCGTCATCTTTAAATAAGGTTACATCCGCGTGCTTCTTTCCACCATAGTTGGGCTGAACCGTAAGTCCTACGTCTTTCAGAAGCTTAATTTCTAGATTGACAAAATCAGACTCTTTCACAAATTTAAAATGCCAATACTTATTTTTTTGACGTTCCAATCGACTGAGAATTTTCTGAGAAAGAGGGGCGGGTAAAATGGTAACGGTTTCCGATCGCAAGGAACCATTGGATGGTTTTTTCAATTCATTATTGTCGGGTTCTTCCACTTTCTCATTTTTAATCGATACATTTTTGATTGGCACATTGTTAGAGAGATTCATAACCGGTTTAACACTATTTACAGAATTATCCTCCTCTTCTATGATCTCTTCCTCAAAATCAGGCGTTACCTTAGGTTGAGCCATTCTATTTATACTTTTTAAAATAAATGCGATTACCTCTTGATTAATTAAAAGAGATCCCCTGTAGTAAATGGAATCACCGCAAAATCATATTTGGGGTCCCGAACTATGGAAAGTCCTACATTGTTCTGCAGAACGAATCGGATCCCAGAATCTAAAACGTCTTCCTCAAGAGGAATCACGTATTTGGGGAGGATTATTAGCAAGCCTACGATATACACTTCCTTGCCCTCTTTGTAAAAAACATTATACCCAATTTTCATCATCACATCCTCTTGCATCAATTGATCGTGATACAGTTCGTAAATGGTTATTTGATCTGCATCATAATGCAAATCAACATATGGATAAACAAGTGGCAATCACCCTAGAAGAACTACCGTCCATCTATGGAAAACCATTTCATTTTAGTAAACATTTACGCACAGTACAACAGCATATGTCATATGCTCTACGTTTGGGCTGGATGACTCGTGCCGATTTAGTACGAACTCTTCGATTATTTGAAGAACTCAAACGCTTTTATGACTTTTTCTAGTTAATTTGGAATGGGTACACATGCAATCGGCTTATTTTCGATGGCACTCGGCGGTAATAAACGATTGGCAATACCAAAGAGATCTGATAATCGATCTTGTCCTACCAAACTGAGAAGCTGATACCAGTAATATCCAGCTGTTCCAAATGCACCCGCCCCTAATAACACACTGAGTCCACTATCACACGACGTATACATCCGAAAGGCCATTACGGCTAATGCAAATACAGCAATGGATATAAGAGCAATGAGAGCCTGTGTCTTACGATTGGACACTTTATTGGTTACATCGGAACCTTCAGTCTTTACGGTAATCGCACCATCAATGGTTGTCATGGAATAGAGCTTCAGAGCATTTGTCAATATGTATCCCAAAAAGAAAGTAACCATGGACAGCCATGGAGAGGCAAATTGAATGATTGGTTTGCCTGCATTTACATTTTTGCCTGATGATTGCACTACCTTGCAAATATCGGAATCCATGCCCTCAAATGGATTACCAAATAGGTAGCCAAAAATATTATATTTTACACCAGGTGTAAAGATGAGCGAAACAATAAAATTCAAGAGCGTAGAAACAATTGGTACACCGATCAAATAACCAATCAAAAAGAATAAAATAGCATAATTGGCAGTAAATAATCCAAGAATAAGCATGGTACCCGCGATGGTAAGGGGTAAGGTTGTCATACCGCCGTACAGAAATGTATGAACGTCTGATATAATTCCTTTCAAGCTATCCATCCTAACACCTTATGATTTTATTTTAGAGTTGTATTGTATACGTTTCATTCGTATTGAATACAGAAGAATCTGCATTTCTTTATCTTTCTCATAATGAAGATGACGTGTTAAGTCCATCGATGTGTAAAATAACAGAGGGCATACTTTACACGAATACATCGCTGCTAGAATCTATTTTATTTCTCGGCAGCACATACATAGATGGGCGCTCCTTTCTCTTCTTTTGATACTAAATAGGGTAAACCTAGAAAGTTCAATGCTTCTACACCAAAGAGTTTCTTATTTACGAAAAAGAAGACCGTGCCAACAATGATGGCAAGCACCATGGCAATCATCATTTCACCAAATGTATCTGTGCACACTAACAGGCGAACAATCACAAATAGGGCAAGAACAATTCCAATGCATACATACGCTGCAATGCTACGAGAAGACCAGTCCACACTGCCCATGGCATCCAGGGTCGGTGTAAACTCTTTGGTTGCCAACCCCAAATAGGTGGCGATGGAGGTAATCGAAAAGATACCATAAGATGGGTAGGGATCATGATCAAAGATACGATTGATATCGAGACGCGCTGTCTTAAATCCCGATCGACATCCTATTGTGCCGGGCTGAGAGGAACCGACGCTTTGCGCAAAGATCCATGAGATCAGTCGATGGGATAATACATTTTGAAAGATAAATACAGCAAAGACTCCAAATGCGATGTTTTGAGTAAGAAAATAAAGAAGAAGTGACCCAAACATGATGGAATCGGGCATTAATGCATGGATTTCCGCAATCGGATCAAGAATGAGTTCTGTGAACATCCCTATTCGATCTCTTTATTATTCTTGGCATATAAAGCATGAACGCGATAAATTAGCAATGGGCATTCCGTCATATTATAAAAAACTACTAGATGCCATCCCTGATTTAATTAAGAGAAGCCACCCCCATCATCCAATTGATTGGCTCTTTATGGACTTCAATTGTCTCATTTATCATTGTCTTCATCGCGCAGATACCCCTGTGTATCCTGGGATCGATGGAAAAGAGGAATGGGAGGCACAATTCATTGAATGCATTGTGCGATACTGTAAAAAAGTAATTAAACAAGTTATACCCCAGTCAGGTGTCTATCTTGCCATTGATGGTGTTGTTCCCATGGCCAAAATGCGTCAGCAGCGCCTTCGGCGCTTTAAGTCCGTCTGGCTAAAAGATCAATCCAAGGATGCCTGGGATACGAATGCCATTACTCCTGGAACGGAGTTTATGAAGAAGCTACGTATTGCATTAGAAAAAATGATAAAGGGTAAGCTCTGGTTTCTCAGTTCCAGTGATGAACCTGGTGAAGGAGAGCATAAAATCATGGCACAATGGCGAACTGGTAACTATGGTGGAAACTTTGCCGTCTATGGTCTTGATGCCGATTTAATCGTTCTTTCTCTTCTCGGACAAGTCACAAATCAACTAGATAATGAGATATGGCTGTTTCGCGAAGAAGTGGATAAAGGTCAGATCTCCTATGATGAACAGGGGGAAGAGCTCTTCGAATGGTTCTCCATTAATGCACTACGAGACTGGTTGGCATTCCCGTGTTCGGACAAACCAGGGTTCCTTATTCAGTATTGCTTCGCCATGTCGGTTCTGGGGAACGATTTCCTTCCTAGCTCCCTTGGTTTGAAAATTCGGGATGATGGTCATACCGAACTTCTTTTATTAATTCGCATGTTGAAAGAGCCATTAGTTGACTCATCTGGTCAGATTTCATTAGATGGTCTATTGAATCTCTTTCAGCAATTGTCTCAGACCGAGGCAGAACGAGTAGAAAAATACATACAGAAAAAACGGATGTTCTCACGTAATTTGCTACAAAAGGACTTGCCAGTTGGCGATAATAACTGGCCTCTTGAAGAAGTGATCGAATCCTATATCTTGGATCCAAGCGACAATCGCCGTCTTGCACGAAACTGGCAAACTCAATATCAGTTCAAATTCTTTCCAGGATGGAGAACCAAACAATGCCGTGACCAAATCATTGAAGAATATCTATATGGTATGCAATGGATCTGGGCGTATTATACAGGTGTGCAGGATTCTATCTGTTTCAATTGGTATTATCCCCATTCTTTACCCCCTCTCTGGGAATGGATCTATGATTATCTATCCGTAAAACCCCTACCAACCTTTCCAGAAAAAATAGAGGTTTCTGCTCAAGACATTCGCCCTGTGGAACAGCTTGCTCTAGTACTTCCCTTAGAGAGTTGGCATTTGATTCCTCCTTGCAAAGAGAAGCAATTTCCTGCTCTAGCTCCTCAATTCTTTCCTACGTCTTTTCACTTTGAATCCGCTGGTAAGAGATTCTTCTGGGAATGCGAAGCACTTATTCCCATCCCTTGCATCTCAGAACTAAAGGCCATTGTCTCGTGAAATTCTTCTTTTGCCTCCTTATATCCTATTCCATCAGGATGATAATCCTTCTCTGCCTGTATGATATTGTGCGATTCTTCCTTCATACGTTGAAGAAGTTGTCGATCACATAAATCATCCACATAGGTTCGTTCTAGTTCGTTTAGAAAATTCACATGGTATTCAATATCGGTAGAAGGATAGGGATTATTAGATGTAATCAACTCCAGTAACGCGCGAGTATGGAGGCGGCGCTGCAATCTCCCTACAAAGCGTGATAACAGTGGCTTTACATAATAGTCACAGTGATGATCCTGTGGATCTTGGAATACTTCTAGTCGTAAACGGCGATACTCCGCTGTCTCTGGAATGGGTTGATCAACGATGAAGTAGTACACGCTTTTGTCATCATAATGCAATACAATGGGCAAATACATATCATGTTTCCAGATCAATTCAATATCATCCATGGATACGGTGGGAATACGTGAAAGATCAATGGCATCTTGAAAATCATACGGATGGACATTGTGAATGATACTTGGATCAATATACTTGTTTATACGATAGACAAGCATGTTTATCTGTTATATTATAATACCATGATATCAATTTTATTTTTTAGACACGGAAAGAAACATGGCACAGCATCCGCTGGTAACTTCTTCTACCACAGCCAAATTCTTTGAAACATCCGCCAATGTCTCTAATAGATGTTCGGCCATATCATGAAATGATAGTAGCATCTCAGAAAGTATATCGCGATCCGATACTAGATCCACAAGAAGACGATGGGCTAACTCCATCACAATAGCCTTCTTGTCACAACCCTTTAATGGCTGATCATTATAGCGAACACGCTCCATTAACTTCATCAATGCAGCAATCATCTTCGTAACCTTGACAGGGGTTGGAAGAGAACCCGATAAGATATCAGATACAGCCTCTCGAGCCTCATCATAATACAGTGTAATAACTGTACTCTGCTCCTTAGTTAAGGATACCTTAACATCATTAATCACTTCTTTGACATCTTCGACGGATTCTTTGACATCTTCGACTGATTCTTTGACATCTTCGAGAGATTCCTTAACAGATTCTTTCACATCATCAAGAGACTCTTCGACAGATTCCTTCACATTATCGAGAGACTCCTTAGCGTCCTCGGCAACATTCTCTGAAAGCTCTACCACAATTTCTTCTGTCATTCTCCTTCACCGTAGAAAATTATTTTTAGAGTTAAAACATGTTATAGTACCATTGCGTATCATTTGACATAAAGTATTTTTGCAACTGATTAGGAAGATGGGGAATAATACATCAGCAATCGATCCCGTTCATCTACGCATGTATTCTAATATGATTCAAATTCGCGATCCTAGCAAACGCATCCAAGTCATACAAACCTGCCTGGCATCCATCGAATATGTAAACTCAGCTAAACGATGTGGAATCTATAGTTATCTCCTTCAGTATATTTCAACTATCCAAAATGGTGGTAATCCACTCGTTCTTCCGGGAGAGAATCAACCGATAGCACAGCAACAACAAATACAGCCACCTAGAGCCTTACAGTCGAACTTTGCACAGGGAATTGGTGCCACTCACCCTTCTTTGCTAAATGCCCCGAACGCATCGTCCTATCAACAACCGCGGCAGCCATATGTCTCACAGGAGCAAATCATCCATCATAAGGATAATACACCTAGTTGGAAGGTCATTACCGATACACCAAAACAAAAAGCCATGACCTACTTTGCCTCCTGTCTAGAAGTCCTTGGAATCCAAGAAGAAGTAGCACTTACGGAGGAGACTTTGAAGTCTGCTTATAAAAAGATGGCACTTCGCTCTCACCCTGACAAGGGAGGATCTGAAGAATACTTTGAAGCCGTCACTCGTGCCTATGCTTATTTAGCAGAGATCCTCAAATTCATGAAGGGTGGTAAGCGAGATACTAGTGCACCAGTTACCAGTGCATCATCGGTTCAACAGATGCGCGAAACAGAGGCAAAGAAATGGGACTATGGTGGTGAGCCTGTTCGTCTGAATGCCAAGAATCTGGACATGAATGCTTTCAATAAACTATTTGAGCAAACCCATATGCCCGATCCAGATTCAGACGGATATGGAGATTGGCTCAAATCAGGTGACTCGCAAGCATCTGGTCAGAAGTTCAAAGGAGAATTTAACCGCGATGTCTTTAATCGCATGTTTGATGAAGAGTCTCGAAAGAGCTCTAAACCATCCAATCAGCTCATTATCCATCCAAGAGAAATGGCCTTGACTTTGAATCCCACCCATGGTGTTGATTTGGTAGGAGAACGTCCTGACAGTTATACAGCTGCACCTAATTCCAAGTTCCAGTTTACGGATTTGCGTGGTGCCTATACCTCTGATTCCACTATTTCAGATAAGATCTCGAATGTAGTTGTAACGGATCGTAATATTGAACAATATCGGGCTTCTCGTGAAAAGGCGCCTGATCCGTTTAGCCAATCCGAATTGAATGGTATTCGAGAGTTTGAACAAAGGCAACAACTTGCTGATCAAATGCGAGAGCGAAAACGAGCAGAAATGCACTCGAAAAACCAGCAGTATCATGATCGCATGAAACAGATGGTTATTACAGACGGTGTCGATTTAAATCAGAAGAAGCTCGGTTATTAATAGTATATGTCTGAAAACGCACAAGATCCTCTTAAAAACCAGAGCTTTGTCTTAATTGGTGGCCTGCATCAACCAGTACACACCCCGTAAATGGAATGCCACATCCTTTATGTCAAATATGTGCCAATTGGGTACAAGATATAGAGAATATTGGTAAGGTTTATAAGATATGCAGTAACCATTGGCCAAAGGTGAGGAAATGTACTTCCGAATTATTTACTATAAATAAATAAGAGATGATAAAGGTATTACTTGTTCCAATGGGAGCACGATGTGGTATTTCATTTTTACTAGAAAATCTTCATATTTATTTACCCCGAACGCCATTTGAATGGATGACGACTCTTAATCTTCGAAGCCTTGTTACGATGTTGCAAACCGAATTTCGTGACTTTCTTCGAAAGGATCATATACCGATTATTACAAAGAAGTTTGAAGATGGACAAATACCATTCGAAAATGACTACGAGATACGATTTGAACACGATGCTCGTCATGATCAGGAAACAAATTGCTTTGTCATTGATGAGACCGAACGCGAAAAGATTCTTGAAAAATATGACAGACGATGCAAGAGACTTCTAACAAATCTGAAAGAAGCGGATAAAATCATCTTTGTTCGTATTGCAGAATCATTTCGCATGCCAAGTCATACCGATGGATGGCACCATACCTACGAAGAAGGTGATTTTGAAAATGGAGTGAAAACAATGTATGAATTAAAAGACTTGTATCCTACCAAAGAGGTTCACTGTTGTTATTTATGCAGCATGGCTGAAATTCAGGAATTTTCTGATTATATTTCGGCAGTTCATTCTGATCCGGATATAACCATGCACTGGAATAAGGAATAATTTATTCATCTGGATTACACTCTTTACATTTCTTTTTATTAGGACAGTCGCTGCATAGCCACTGTTTACAGATTCGGCATGGCCATCCATGTTCTCCACGATTGACATCATCGCCACATTTTGTGCATCGTCCATAGCACCCACAAGTGGGTTCACCATCACCTGAACAGTCCTTGCACATAATAACACCACAATCACAACACACCGTTGTTGTACAGGTATTGCATCCAGTTCCTTTACAATGATAGCATTTTCGGCGATCGGCTGCTTTCATGGGTTCTTCACATTTTTCGCATGTTAATTTCTTTGGCATACTGTACTTTATAGGTTATCATACTTTAGGCATTTTTGCGCACTTTTTGAAGCTTCGTTAAGAAAAGTGCTTAGGTATTAAAAAAATCACATGGATTGCATCCATATCGTTGACTCGTTTTAATATGCTGATCAATTTCTCGATTCAGTGTATCGCTTAAATCAATATAGCGTTGACGATGAGTAACGGTTGCTTCAAATGCCTTATTTTTCTTCTCATCACTTTCTCTTATTTTAGTATCAATTTCTTTCATAGTATTTCGTAGTTCTTCTAGACGGGTTTTTAATTGATTTTTTCGAACAGTTAGTTGTTGCATATTCGTATTAATTTTTGATAATTTTAGCTTTTGTTCCATTTCTAATTTACTAAGCATTTCTGACTTATTTCTCACTCGTTCCATACGCGTATCTTGACGTAATTGATTTCGTTCACGTACTTCTTGATTCCACTTTTGTCTACGCGCATTTTCCTGTTGTAGTTCATATTTGCGGCGTTCAATTTCTTTTGAATCCGTGAAGGCTTCATCCATGTCCTCTGCATAGACAAGTTCATCTACCTCTTCTTCATCTTCGGATTCGTCTTCAGATTCCTCCTCTCCTGATAGATTACCATTATGTTGTATTTTTAATTCAATCAATTTCTCTTCCACTTCAAAATCATTAATCTCATTTGTATATTTTTGAATTCGTTGAATCAGATCTTTTTCTTTTTCTAGTAATTGACTCTTTTCTTCGGTATACAAATGAATATCCTGAACCGCCGATTTTAATTTATTTATGATAAGCATTTCCCCATTCTTAATTTCTTTTACAAGTGCAAATAAATTGGAAGAATAAATTTTAGGATATCGATAACGAATGGCCTCAGGCACAATAAACTGATCCGAACTCTGGATCTCTTTGATCTCCTTTTCAATCTCTTCCAATGTTTTTTCAATATCAATACTCGTTTTACTAAAAAAAAGAGATCGACCACTCTTCAATTCAATTCGAGACTCTAGATTATGAAAGCGCTGTGCTGCCATTAAATGATTCTGGCTCTTTTCAGCCAGTTTTAAATAATTAATAATGGATAAAATAAACGAATTGCATGCATTTAATCCAGAAATAATAATGGTTCCATATGCATAATCTTTTAAAATGAAATTCAAAATAGAACAGACTGCTGCCAGTAAAATAGCAGGCAACATGAGAGTATTCAGGCGTTTTTCACAATATGTTTTACTTTCTGTATAAATGATCTTTTGGCCTTTCAAATACAATGCCAAAATATCAAGCGATGTGGATGTAATATTTTCATCGAAATTATAGGAATCTTTTAAGATTTTAACAACATCATTGTAGGTAATTGTATGTTTTGGATTAAAGACCTCCAACGACTTTTCTTCTTTTTTATCATCATTCTTCTCCTCGATACCAATCGTAACCGTATCTTTTGGAGCAGTAATTGATACTTGTTTATGTAAAAGTGGCGAAGAGAACAGTTTTCGTTCAGATGGACGCTGTGCTGCCATTTCTATCTAATACGAAATTATAATTGCTCATAATATTCTCCTCCGCTCATTGTTTCTTTTATTCCTTCATTACAAATCATATATAACCATTTTCCACCCGTTGCATGAAGATTAACTTTCATCATTGGTATAAATCGAAATTGAACCATAAAGATACACTCATCTCCCTCCATTGTCATCTCGATTGCGAGAATATGATCGATGCGAACCGTTGTATCATTTAAAGTAATCCACGATGGCATTCCCGTACTCTACCTTTCTTTTTCATTTTATCCTACCTAAAACAAATGGTACTACTTTGTAGTTAAATGGAGAAGTCATTAGAACTACTTGAATTTAAATCAATGGATGAGGTAACTCCTGAAACCCTCAAACGTGCTTTTAAAGAGGCAGTTGTTAAAACTCATCCTGATCGTGGAGGAAAAGATGGTGATTTTGATAATGTATTGTCGGCTTATTTATATTTAACTAACGTGGTGAAACGTATGTCTGGTGGTCGAGATGGAAATCAAACCATTTATGTGGAAGATGTTAAACAAACACGCGATACACAGTTTATATCGGAGCTAAACAACATGATGAATGAAATCTTTGACAAAATGGACAATAGCAATCATCGCGCGTTTAATGAATCCTTTAATGCACAATTTGAAAAGCTACATATCAAAGAACAAGAACGGGGATATGGAGACTGGCTTCATTCGGTAGAAGAGGATACATCGGTTACTGATGGGAAATATGGTTCAGCCACGTTGAAAGAGAAACCCAGCTTTTCTAGCAATCAATTGAATCAAGCCTTTGAAACAAATGTAACTCTTGGCAAACCAGTTCCTACTGCACTTATTTTGCATCTTGATCAAATGGCGAGTCTATCAGGTCCTGCTAGAGGTACTTCACTCATTCAGAAAGCAGGTCATTCATTTACATCAGATCCAGATTCGAACCCCGAATATACTGACCTTCACGATGCATTTACTTCCGATAATACCATCTTTGATAAGTTGCCCACCTACGAAGAGAAACCAAAAACATTTGATGAATTGTTGAAAGAGCGTGATATGGTTTATACGACAGAGCTCGATCGGGATCTGGAAGCCATTGCCGCTTATGAAAAGCAAAAGATGGAAGAAGAGAAGGCGCATAAGCAAAGTGTTGCAGAGTACTTCAAGAAAACAGCCTCAAGTAACTGGGCTCTGCCTACCACGATTTTTAAGAAAGAGAATTCATTTGTTAAAGAGTTCTAAAAATACTCAGATAGGATAGGGTGACATGAGTCCATTTCACATACTTCTTTCGACTCTCGTCGTATTATTTATTGTTGCAGCATTTTATGCCTTTTACTATTCCGACCACATGATTAATCAAAATCCATTTCTGGACAAGCATTTGTTGAAGCGCGGTCTTGATAAACCAGTGATCTGGCTCTACTATGATAATTCCGATGTGAATGCTCGTCAATGGGGTGACTTTGGTGCTCGTAGTTCACGTGCCTTAAATATTCCCTTTCTTAATCTCTGTTATGAATCTATTGTAAAACAAAATAAACATGAATATCGTGTGGAGGTCATCGGTGGATTATCAGGTGCCGCAGAACTACTGGGTGGTTGGGATCAACTTCCTCCCGGATTACGTGACCCTCTTTCCCCCGTCAATGAAGCCGAAATGAATTATCTTCGTGTAGCCATCTTAGCAAAATACGGAGGTCTATGGCTCTCTCCGTATTGCGTATGCTTGAAGGGTTTTGGTGTTCTTCCAAAGGATAAGGCAATCTTTTTTGGAACGGATCTTGATGAGACCTATGCGGGCTCCAGTGGAACCAATATGCCAGGATTTCGTGCTCTCTGGTCACCTTATCCACAGCATCCGATGTTTACGGAATGGACAGCCGTCACATATTCTCGTATAGCACAGAAGCGAGGTGGTGATCAGATTCGTGGAGATGTCAAATGGGACTTTGTCCGATTTAGCAAAGAATATGTCCATACCGGTCTTCTCGTCGATCCTGCAGTAGAGGGAATGCGCAAGAAGAATGGAAAACGTATTCAGCTGGAAGATCTACTTGCAGCAGGAACAGATGGCAATTTGCCATTTGATTTATGCGCCTATACGGTCTATGTACCTTTTCCATGGACAGAGTTACGCGATCGTGAAATGTTTGGATGGTTTTTACGCATGAGCGAACAACAAATCATGGAGTCTGATCTTGCGGTGAAGTACCTGTTAGAAAAATCATTGAAGTGAAAGCGTGGATAGAGGCGGCAATTGCTCTTGATCCTGAAGTGTTTTATAAATCACGTTTTGTAATGCTAAAATGCTTGTATTTCCTTTGCAATAGGAGATCCAAGAATTAATTAAAAATTTATGAATCAAAATATTATCCTTAAAATTATTTGTTCCAAACAACTGATTAATGACCTGAAAACTCTCCAAAATATCATCATACGCATATCCACGTTTCCAAATATAGAGTAGACTTTTAATGGCTGCTAACGTATCATTCATCGACATTGCTGTCAACAATGGAATAAAATCAATATAAAATGGTGCAGAACATAGAACACGCACACGCTGAATGGTAATTTCCTCCTTTAAGGTTACATGAATATCGCGAATTAATTTTAACAGGCGCACCAGATCGCTAATATTATTTCCTGCAATGTTAATTACCCAATTCCACATATCATCTGTGAATTTATCTGGATGAGGCATATCAATATGTTGCAAAAGCTGAGGGCGATAAAATACACAATCCAGTGTATTCATGCAAATATGAATGCATCGCGATCTCAAGGCAGGAATCAAATCCTCTTCCGAGGTTCCAATGAATAAAAACCGTGTAATATGAGAATAGGATTCCATGGGTCTTCTTAAGGCCTGTTGTGAAATATGAGGAAAGGTATCTACATCATCCACAATAATCCAACGATACATTCCCTTTCCAAGAGACATTTGACGAATAAATAAACTAACTTGTCCGCGAATCGTTTGAATGCCCCGATCCTGATCGGGACCCAGTAACATACATTCATCAATGGATTCATAGCCCCATAAATGGGGCGAAGATCGTTGTTTTTGAGTAGCATAACGTTGAAGGAGTTCACGAATCAATGTTGTTTTTCCGCATCCAGGTGATCCTGTAATAAAAATATGACTAGGTGTATCAAATTGATTTAGACATTCCTTCCATACTGACTCTTGACCCACTAAGGATGTCATTACACTTGATTCCTTAGCAAGACTTTAGATTCTCATTACTTAAAACATATTGTAACTTAAACAAATTTCATCTCTACCAGATAATTGGAACAATGTCACTCTATGATATTCTAGGTGTATCCAAATCAGATAGCTGTACTGCCATTAAAAAGGCATATCTACGGTTGACACGAATCCATCACCCTGATAAGGGTGGCGACCCTGAAATGTTTAAAAAAATTACCCAAGCAAGTGATATTTTGACAGATGAAAAAAAGCGTAGACTATATGATGAAACAGGTATGACGGATGATCAAATGGCAAATCCGGGATTTCCTGGCTCTTTTCCATTTGAATTTAATATCAATGATCTTTTCGGTGGAATGTTTGGTAATCCTCCTATGGGATCACAACGCGGCCCCATTCGCAAGGGTAAAAAGCCAGAACCAACAGAACAAACAATTCCCATTACGCTAGAGCAATTTTACATTGGTTATAAATTCGACATTAATATTAATCGTCAAACCTTTTGTCATGCTTGTGAACATACAGGTGCAAAACATAAAGAGTTCTGCCGCAAATGCAATGGCCAGGGTGCAATTACACAAGTGGTACAACTCGGACCCATGACGATGCATACTACAGGACCTTGTTTGGATTGTGAAGGAAAGGGTGAGAGAATTATTGAATTATGCAGTGTGTGTACGGGAACAGGCTATCTTGCTGATAAACGCAGCCTTACTGTTCATATTCGCCCAGGTATGCGTCCAGAGGAGCGATTTCTATTTTCGGAAGTATGCTCTGATCGCCCTGACTTTGAAAAACCAGGTGATGCACACATTATGCTCCAAGAAGATCCGAATGACCATTCCTACAAACGTTTTAAACGTGTAGGTGATCGACAACAACATTTGGAGACAAAAGTAACCATATCCCTTGCTGAATCACTTATTGGATGTACCATCCAAATTGATGGACATCCAGGATATGATGATGGTCTTTTTGTTCAATTGCCTGCAGGATCATTTCATAATGAAAAATACCGCTTGCCCGCTCACGGTATGCCTCTTCCTGAAGCGGTTGGATGTTATGGTGATTTAATTATTCTGATTCAGGTCTCTATTTCTCCAGAAGATCGCCTTTTATATGGAACAGTAGGATATCAACTATTACAGCCTCTTTTTCAAGAGAAAGTGCGTATTACTGATTCGAAGGAGGAAACGATTCAGAAGGATGTCCATCTGGATTCCTAAGAGCTTTGATTTCTTCTTCAATTTCTTCAATCTCAATCATACCATCAATATCTTGTGCTTCTGCCTGAGGACCATATACATAATTCCATAGAAAGTTATGACGCTTTTTCAAGTTTTCTATCCGAATTCGCTTATACTGTGCTTCAAAGTATACAGACATATCATACGCCTGTAGATCTTGAGCTTGGCCTGAAAATGCCTCCTTTCTATATTGATTGGCTTTCTCTTTATAATATTCTTCTTGATTGTTCATTTTTGATATATTTTAATATATATTAATGATCAATTTTTTTATTGGCTATCACGAATTTTTGCCATGGAAAATGAGATATCCGATTTCCACTCAGGATTCAGGCCAGCTTGCTGATAACCCATCTTGTCCAACAACATGCCGCTCGAGGCAGGGAACGGAGCATAGCCGAGAGCACCACCACTGCGGCGATTATTGCGGCGTGATCGACGATTACGACGAGACTTGCTCTTGTTGCTCTTATTGCGACGAGACTTATGACGATGGCTCTTATTGCGACGAGATCTGTTCTTGTGATGTCTCTTTTTGTGGTGACGAGTACGACGACCACCTGTCTGATCCTTTAATCCTCTGATGTCCACAAATGCCTTGTCCAGACCACCAATGTGCGCCGGACCACGTAGGGCATCGGGTAAAGAGGAATCCGCGATGGCACTGAGAGGAGCACCTTGAAACACAGCACCGCCATGCTGTCCCTGATGATACTTAAAATAGTCACCACCCTGTCCGAGAGACATACGCGACGGCCAGCTTCCTGCAAGACTATGGGCTAAGGACGCACCATGTAACGCATTGCCACCGCGATGACGACGGCTACGATGCTTCCGGGATCGATTATTTTTTCTATTCTTTGCCATTTCTATCTAGTCATGTGATAAAATTATCGTCGATTCTGGGCTTGTTTCCAACTCATCATCTGCTGATAGGATTTGAAGATGGGTTGTGCATTGGGACGAGTAATCCCTGCTGCTGCACCCGCATAGAAATCAGACACAGCAAATACTAATTGTTTTCCATCTTTTGCCGCAATAACATTACTTGTATCAAAATTTGCAGTATTTGCATTGGGATCACTAATATTAGCAACACAGCACTGAGACATTCTATTTAGTATATTGGAATTCCGGATGTCATCTAAAAAATAGAAAGATAGAATAGAAAATGGATACTCGTCAATGGACAGATAAGATTGCTGATAGCACGATTTGCAACTATTTCTATATTTTCTTTGTTATCTTTTCGGTGTGGGCAGGCCTTTCCTTGCTCGGTGGTGTATGGATCTTTGGTACCACAAAGATGGCCATTGGACAATTGGTGATGTTCATCTTTAACATTCTTCTTTCTTTTGGAATTTCAGCAACGTCTGCCCTGTTCCTTTACTTGATTTGCGAGCGCGCGCTGAAGCCGGCAGTGAAGGCGCAGAAGGACAAACTTCAAGATGGAGGAGCTGGTTATGAAGATCTGCCGTAAATACCATCTTCCCTTTTTTTGCCATCTTTTCTGAATATTTTTCTAATCGTGATGATCGTTGTGATGGAAATACGAAAGCATGGGTACATTCTTTCTGAATCCGATCATCCCGAATGATTTGTGCTATTTTTCCATTTCGTGCCCAGTCAGATTGAAAGACTTGTGTGGGAATATGAAGCGCCTCCGCCCAGGCATGAATATACATGGAAGAATTTCCCTCCGAAGGAAGCAAGATCTTATCCGGAACTTGCTTGAGTTCTTGTAACATCACCGTCAGAATATTGTCTTGTAGTTCCATTTCCTTTATTTTGTTGTTGCTTCCAAAGATACCCAATACAATGACATTTGGTTGAAAGAGAACGTCTTCTTCAATAGATGTCATATTAACGGATAGTAGGTATCCTGGAGAAAATGATTTCAATTTTATAGTAGTATGATGGATCTGGATAAGTATTCACTATTTCATGTGGCCATTGGTATAGTAATCTATTTTTGGTCTTTGCCATTTTTATCCTTTATTTTATTCAATTTGGCACTAGAATATACCGAAGCAACTGCAATGGGTAAGAATTTGAAAAATACATACCTCAAAGGATGGTGGCCAGGTGGAAAGTCTGTTCCCACCACCTTTTTAGCACGATCATCCGATACAGCATGTATGATTGCAGGAATGCTCGTATCATATGGATTGGATCATTAAAAGGATGAATCATATGCCTCCTGAAGACTTGCCAAATTCACCTTACGCTTCTGTACCTTACCTGAAACAACATAGAGTGAATTCTCTGTAAGAATAATAAACTCGTCACCTACCTTGTAGAGCTTCTTAATCAGAGAAGTAAACTCCTCCTTGGACTTTACCAGGATACGCTCCTTGGTCTCACCATCTTCACCCAAAAAAGCCTTGCCAGTAGCAGTATCACGAAAGTAGTCAAGCATAATGGCGCGATCTTGTTCAATCGCTAGTTTGGATGCTTGTAACATCGTTTGAGCAGAGGGGAGCAATTCGGAAGTAGATGCGCTAGGGGCAGTTGCTGTAGCGCTTGTTGTAGAAGCCGGGGTTGCCATGTCTAAATCTGTCAATAAAATACAATTCGTTCCGTATCATTTAACGCAACGAATTGTTTTAGATAGTATTGGGCGTGTAGAGTACCGTAGCATGATGTTTATCATATACTCCATTAAGAAAGTCGTATGCTGCTTCGATCTGTCGAATTTGTCGAGCACCCGTAATGATAATTCGTCCCGTTCGAAAGATGCTCATCGTAATGCGTTTGCATTCACCCTCACCCTCGCCGGTTCCTTGTCCTTTGCAGAATTCCTTGCATTGACAAATTCCCACTCCTGGATTACGTGCATTGAAGAAGAACTTCGTATTGACGCCTTGATAGATGGTTTTCTCCAACATGCTGAATAAATTGTATTCGTTAATCAAGATCTTGTGTAGTGCATCTTGATTAATGAATTTGTTGAGTGCATAGTCCGTATTAATAAGCTGTACTGAGAATCGCTGAATGGATGCTGGATTGGTAAACGGATTCACAGGTAGTGAATGGATCAACGAGAGTAACCACGTAATAGCATCATGTGCAAACGTCTCTGAAGTAACACCCGTCATTTGAATACCTCCATTCGCAAACAGTTTGACATTTACCTCCTTCCAATGATCATCTTTCTCCTCTTCCATTTTGCGGCGTAGAACAATGGTCGATTGATTAAAGAATGACTTGGAAGTAATTTTGCGATTGGTAAAGATATCCTTATAACTGGATCCAAGTACCATATTCTTGTGTTCAAACTTAAGAATTCCCGTATCAGGATACCAGATCGGAATAATAACCGGTTTCAGGCTTTCAAAGAGAAGATCAAGATTAATGGGGGTTCCCCAGTGGGCGGTAATCACCATCGTGGAAATTCGGAGTTTTGTTTTCGTATACATGATTGGAAGAGTTGCATAGATTATATTCCAATTTTTGTTTCAAATTTATGTTTAAACTCTTTTATGAGCTTAACCAGTTGACGCTCTAATTCTTCATGAAGTGTTGTAGTATCAATAAGGAGAGGATACAGAACATTCAATCGATCAATTAGACTCTTATCTAAGATATGAAATATATCGCTCAATAGAAGAATTTCAGAGATAATGACTTGATAATCCACATTTTCATCATGAATTAACTCTGAAATATGAGAAGGATGACAATGAAGGTAATTCCAAATACGTTGTTCCATTTCACCCTTCTTCATATTCTGTCGTAAATCTCCGCGTGTAATGGAAGTAAAGAGATCCGTTACTTCATGATTACGATTAGGAGGATCATACCGAATCTTGAGAAGACGTTGACGTAGCTTGGGATGAATACGACTCTGTGAATTGCAAATAAGAATCACACAAATATCCTTTGGATCTGTATTAAGAATGGTCTGAAGGGAGAGTTGAGCCGCCTCTGTGAGCGTTTCACACTCATCCAAAATAAGGAATCGCGGCGCGGTCTCTTGATCGGTTCGCCAATCCACCCGCAGAAAAGGAAATACTTTTTGCCGAATTGACTCAAGGCTTCGTTCATCCGCAGCATTCATGGAAATACACATCAGTGATTTACGATTTTTCCAGATTTCCTCTACAAGCCAGGCTGCACTTGTTGTCTTTCCAGAACCAGGTGGGCCAAAAAGAAGAAGGTGTTGCAATGTTTTTGGATTTTTTAAGAACATGGAAAAACATTTTCGAACACGCTCACACCAAAAGGTGGTATCGACCGACATCTTATTCTTTATTGCACCATCCAGACTTAAATCCTTTATGAACCCCATAAAAGTAGAAACAACCTAAATAAATCTATAACTGCTGTTGTTAGTATGAGTGGTCGAGGTAGAGGTAAACGTGCTGCAATTAAACCAGAGAATGAAGTAGTCGAAGAAAAGCCTAAAAAAACCAGCAAAAAAAAGCAATTTCCAATTGTAGCCGTCATTACACCCGATGGAATTGAAGGTAATTTGCTACCCGAAGCCAAGAGACCGCTCATCGTTCATCTCCCTATTCAAAGTAAAGATGTATATATGAATGATATGCCCATCATGTATGATCCACATCCGCCGACGGAGGCGCAGCCCTATGACTCACATGCAGACAACCCTTTTTGTGATGAAGTAGAATATGTTCCCTCTACTGCGGTCATAGAGACGGTTTCTGTACCAGTTATAGAGAAACCTGCTACGCCAGAGAAGGTTATTGATGCAGAGGTAGATTATTATAGCATGAAGTCAACGCTATTGGTACAATTCAAAGAGTCATCTGAAGTGAAACAAATTCCTATGAAATCAGATACAGCGTGTTTCTGGTGCTGCCATACCTTTACGTATCGCCCTGTAGTTCTTCCCATTCGTGACACAGGCGAATACCTTACTGTCACAGGTAATTTCTGCAGCCCTGAATGTGCTACATCGTATCTATTTGATATGCGACAGGATTCGCATACTCGTTGGGAACAAATGGCTCTTTTGTATCGTGTCTATGGAGAGGCCTGTCAAGGTAAGATTCATCCTGCACCGCCGCGTACAACTCTAAAACTGTTTGGTGGTATGCTCTCCATTCAAGAGTATCGCAATTTGATTCAGTCTCATAAGGTACGTGTGGATGTTCATCTTCCACCCATGGTAAGTATTCTAGCAACTATGGATACTAAGCCAATCGACTTCTATGATGCAAGTTTGACAAAGAATGTAAATGAGACAGTGAAGGAGAGACTACAGAAGGCAGAAGAGGTTCTGCGTCTTCGTCGTACCAAGCCGCTAAAGGCATGGGAGTCTACTTTGGATGCGTGTCTTAATCTTAAGATTCGGTCAGATCGTCCGATCGAAATTCAATAAAATTGATTTCGGTTCATGCCTGTTTTAAATTAAAGCAACCATGGCATCTATTCACTCCGTTCTTATCCAAACCTGTATGGCAAACATCCACAAGGAAATTAATCAATTGGAACATTGGTTGATTACTTTGCCGAATCAAGGAATGCCTGCAGGGGATTCTTCGATGACATCGCTTCAGTCTCTTACTGCAGTTATCGAGGGTCTTTCCAAGAAATTTGATGTCCAACAACATGCGCTGAACCATATTGTGGATCGTCTGGATATTCTGGAGCGTGACCGTGATCCAGTGAGTGACCAGGAATCTGCGCCGAATGATTATCTGGATCCATGGATCGATTCCTCTCGCACTCCTCTCCAAAATGAAATCATTGATGTTCTGGAACCGACCTATAAAGTTGCTGATCCGGTTTATACCGTTCACAAAACGGAGACACTTTTCGAACCCCCTTTTGTTGCTCCATTGAAAGCATTGGTAGAAGAGCTTGTTTGCACCGCACCAATTGATGCATTGGCTGCTAATAATAAGCCAGTATCATCTATTGAGGCTGTTACAGCTGTTACAGCTGTTACGGCAGTAGATCCGGTGGCTGAAGCTTTGCCTGCTGCAGCTTCTCTGGAAGTACTTTCGGCAGCGCCTTTGGCAGTACCTTTGGCAGTACCTTTGGCAGTACCTTTGGCAGTACCTTCGGCAGCACCTTCGGCAGCACCTTCGGCAGCACCTTCGGCAGCACCTTCGGCAGCACCTTCGGCAGTGGAAATACCTTCCACAATGGCAGCGCCTTCGGCAGTAGAAGTACCCATTGAAGTAGAAACAGAAGCTTCAGAGGAGGAAGAAGGAATGGAATTGGATACCATTGAATTCAACGGAATCTCCTATTATCGAGATGATGAGGGATTTATCTATGGAATCATGGAAGATGAACAACCATCCGATACAGCCATTGGACTCTGGAAGGAGAAAACAAAGACGATCAAATTCTATCGCACATCTTAGACTTTATATTCGAACTTAAATCATTGAACACAATAAGAAACTATGGTGAACATTCGTTCCTATTTTTCTATAAGAGCATTGTCTGTATCTAACTATATTACATCACTCTATGATCATATTTATAAATATATTCGATCTCTTTATCGATATCAAATGAAGTATGGGGATTCTACAAAATGGTTATTAATGCAGGGTCACACACTTCCTCTATCTGAAGCTCATGTAAGTAATCCTATAGAATATGAGTGGAAATATGATGAATTGACACATCGTCTTACCCATAGAAGTGATCCAGCCTCTCATCAGCTTTATACTTTTTCATGGCTTTCTGCAAAAATTATTCATGTAGAAGAAAATACAGAATATGATATTGACTCTTTTTTGGAACAATTAACTATTTATACCACAATGGAATTTCCACCTACTTTATTCACCATTTTCCAAGCATGGTGTATTCATGCAAAACGATGGTTTCCTGTACATCATATAATTCTATTTCATACGATTGATAATATGGGTGAAGAAACAACACTGTCTCTTAAGGTTGATTTAACATGTCTAGTTGTACGCAATCAAAAAATCTACACAGAATTAATAAAATTGAAATGAGCTATTTAAAGATATTAACCTACGTCTTAGCTTAGAGATGGCATCCGACGAATCAACGATCGCGCTTTCATCGGCGATTCCGACAGGTCCATGGACAATCTATTTCCATTCCCCCGAAGAGACCAAATGGACACTCAACACATTTGTGAGTCTTGGTTCCATGAAAACCTGGGGTCAATTCTGGTCGATCATAGAGGTTCTTAAATCTGAATCCTTTTCCGATGGAATGTTCTTCCTGATGCGAGATCCGGCACCGCCTCTCTGGGAAAGTCATCACCATATTCGTGGTGGATGCTATTCCTTCCGTTGCTCAAAGAAAGAGGCTCCTGAGGTTTATCTTACTTATATTATTGCAACCATGATGAATGGAGTAACTCATGATACCAATAACAAAATCAATGGAATTTCCATTAGTCCGAAGCGCGGATTCAATATTATCAAACTGTGGAATTCAGATTCTCTCTTTGATAAACCTTCGAATCTTGTTACAGTTAGTTCCATTCGTGATAGCGACATCATCTATACACCGTTTGTTCAGAAGAAAATGTAGGGATACACAAGCATACCCCTCCTGATACAGACTTTCATTCATTACATAAAAAGAGAATAATCCTTATTTTCTTTTTATACGGAAATATTATATGTATTTCGATATCGGTTCCAACATCGGCAAATGGGCTCTCGCTAACATCGATCAATGTGATAAGATTGTATCCGTTGAGGCCTCCCCTTATACCTATCAGCGTCTTGTAAACAACTGCAAACATGATCGCATTGTCTTACTAAACTACGCCGTCTGCAATAATGATGGCAAGGACATCACATTCTACCATGCCGACGCCGACGTGTTATCTACCATTAATAAGGAATGGCTTACCAGCGAATCCTCTCGCTTTCACAACTATACCTTTACCGAAATTGTATGCAAAACAATTACAATTGATCAGCTGATCGCAGAGCATGGAAAACCAGAGATGATCAAGATTGATGTAGAGGGAGGAGAATACGAATGTATTACCTCTTTGACACAAAAGGTCGATGTCTTGTGTTTTGAATGGGCAAGTGAAGTAAATGATATCACATTTAAGTGTTTAGATTACTTGGCCACTTTGGGATTTACAGAATTTTATGTTCAGTTTGGCGATGAGTATGCCTATCGACCAACAGCGTATGGCACAATGGATTCTGCAAAAGAGCAGTTATCCAATAGCGTTCCCAAGGAGCATTGGGGAATGTTATGGTGCCGCTAATTTTTGGACACTTTTTAAGAAAAAATGCATTACAGTTTTTGCGGCTTCGTCGTCTCCGTCTTCTGCTTCTGTGGCGCCAATACCAACCGCACCTCGCCCAGATTAGCTACCATATAACGGAGAACGAGCGGATAATCATTCTTCAAATGAATCTGTGTACTGGTGCACAAATTAGTACACTTGGTAAACAGAACCAAATACTTCAGCTCAAACATACCCTGTACAATCTCATTGGTGTTGCGCTCTACCTCAATACCACTCTGATTATTTGACATGATCACTGTCTCACCATCCACAAAATCTCCCACACAACGGAAAATCAGATCAGAGTTTGAACTCGTAATCTCCAACTTCTCTGCAAGTGCATTAAAGTCACGGCAAATCTTCTGAAAATCAGTCGATGGCATATGAATAATCGATGTGAACGAAATGTTCGGAAACTCAATATTCTCCACATTGGTATCAAAGAGCTTCATCATCCAGGTGTTTGTTGTACCCTTCTCCGCATTCTCTGCACGAATACCTAGCTTATTCGGATTATTGGCAGGAAGGAACAACGTCAAGCTATCATTATTAGACAGGGTCTTGATCAGCTTGAACAAGTAAATCATATTAATACCAAGCACATACTTGGCAGGACAATAGAAATACTCAAACCGATCGGCATGCAGACGAAGATACGTCAACACAGTATGGGTTTCATCTACATCAATGACCTTAATACCAGTGGAATCAAATTCAAGATTGGCTTCTGTTAAGATCTCCTTAAGAGCCTCAATCAAGGTACGAAAGGCAGCAGATTGTACGGTACGGATTTCAAACAGGTTTCCATTCGCGTTTGGGCGAGCGCTTTGGGCGAGACTCATTGTGTTTATTTCATTGATCTGGCTTTAGACTATTGAACCATTCCATTCTTCCGGCTGTCCGGAATAGGACTATGATAGGATCTAGACGCATTATTAATGTTTACGAGTCTTCTTTGATTTAGATCCTTTGCGAGTCATCAGCTTATATCCTGCATAAAGTGTCATTGGTACAATGTATTTTGAGGTACTTTGTACAAAGTTTCCCATAACAGAAGGTACAAACCCTCCCTTACGAGGAGTGCTTCGCTTTCGAGGAGTGCTTCGCTTTCGAGGAGTGCTTCGCTTTCGAGGAGTGCTTCGCTTTCGTCTCATACTTCGCTTTCCGCCAATTCGTGGGCGAATTCCCATACTTGATGCATATAACAGATCACGTCCTGCACTAGCAGATGGTCCCGTAAGAGATGCATCAAAATATTTCAGTGGCATGGGTCCATAGGAACCACCTTTTTGCTTCATTTCTACTCTTATAACACAATTTAAGATACAAATATTGATCTATAAAAAATATTAATTAAATAGATATGGCAGCAGAAAGTGATTTAGATCAAGATATTCGTGAATTATGTCGTGAGAAACCATGCGTGCAAAAATATACTGATGCGCAAACAGGACAAATAATCGATTGTCCGAGACGATTCCAATTAACTGCTGCCGCATTTCGTCAGAGCTGCTATGTAGCAGAGGGTGATGATGCCGCATTTTTTGCGGCATTAAAAGGATACGATCCCCAAGGCGAAGAAATTTCTAAAATTCTAATTGGATTTGAAAAAGTATTAAAAAATGAAGGAGAACATTTTAGAGCATTACTACATGCACCATTTCAATCACTACAACCTCTTGATCCAAATACACCAATAAATATACATGAAGAATTTGTTACGAATCCATCATTTCAATATTGTGGGAATCGATTATGTGCATATTATATGCAATCTAAACACCCAGTGGGTAAAGACCTAATACATCATGGTATCTTTCACATTTCATTGCATAAAAGTTATTCAAGATATATAAAAGGAACAAAAGGTAAAGCATTTGCATGTGCTGCATGGCCAAGACATGATAACAGTCAAGGCGCTTTTCATTACAAGATTGATCGTAGAACATCTACACAACGCTTTCCTGAAAAGTATCTTCCTTATAGAGAATTTGTACTAAATAGTAATGGTACAATAGGAGAATCAGCTAATGGATTTCGTCATAATTTGCGGTTATTAACAAATGATCCTGAGATAAATAGTTATCTAACCGATGACTTAGTACTTCTTCATGAATACATTTATCTTCAATTTATACATTATTGGAATCGGTGCATTAATCTTCTATCAAAAAAGGAAAAATTACCAACGGCCTCTTCTAGCATGACTCAAGCTCGTCTTTCTCAAATAAAAGCAAATATGGTTCAATCTGTAAAAATGCTGGGTCCTTTACTGCCTGCTATCCAATCAAATGATAATATACTTGCATACTCGCCCTCTCTTAAACAATCATTTGAATCCATACATAGCGCATATGAAGAAAACAAACGTAAGAAAGACAGTTTAAAGGGTACTGCTAAAATAGTACCACGATCATTTGCTCCAGCCTCTGCTGCAGCAGCTGCAGCATCTTCTCCACGTTCTACCGTAAGAAGATCTAGCTCAAGAGGGTCTCCTACTAGAGAAAGACGCAATACATCTCGTTCTCCTAGACGACCTGGCTCACCAAGATCTAGCTCAAGAAGATCTAGCTCTAGACGACCTGGCTCACCAAGATCTAGCTCAAGAAAAGTAAGCGCAAGACGACCTGACTTTAGAGATTCTTCTCCTAGACGTATGGCTTCATCTCCACGATATACGTTAAGAAAACATAGCCCAAAAGCTTCTGCTGCATCATCTAATTTTGAGTATACTGTAAAACAGAAAAAAGGTAACCAGCAAAAAGGTAAACCTAAAAAATAAGAACTACCTACTATTATGTCACGACCTTCCTGGGACGAATACTTTAAAGAAATCGTCCAAGTAACTGCCAAACGAAGTCCTTGTGAACGACTTCATGTTGGATGCCTTCTTGTATCCGAACATCGCATTGTAAGCCAGGGATATAATGGTTTTCTTCCTGGATTAATACACTGTTCTATTCTTCGAGATGGCCACGAACAAGCTACGGTTCATGCCGAACAAAATGCAGTTGCTGATTGTGCAAAACGTGGTGTATCATGTAATCGTTGTACCGCCTATATTACTCATTATCCATGTATTATTTGTTGTCGTATTCTACTTGCAGCTGGCATTTGTGAAATCAAGTATATTTATGATTACAAAAATGATGAATTAGTGGATCGATTTGTAAAAGAAATGGGCGTACGAATTGAAAAAATTTGATAAAATTTCTAAGAAGATAATAAAGATACATGTTTCGCCTTTTACTCATCTGTCTTTTCTCCCTCACCATGGCCGTGAATCCAATGATCAACATTGTACGCCGTGTTAAATATTCTAGTGCCGCATCCAAGCTAGATTGCAATGTTTGCAAAGAAGCACTATATCTCACATGGAGTCAATCACCACAATCACCACAAGAATTTGCTAAATACTCTGATCATTCCTGTCATGCGGCATCTCGCCATCATGCTCCGATGGAACCAATATGTAAAATGGTATTACATACCCATTCACAAAAACTGTTTACTGGTCACATTCATCGAGGTAAATTCGACTGCCTCATGACAGGTGCAACAACATGCGAAGAAGTAAGCAGATGGTCAGTTCATTGTGATCGTCGTAAGAAAAAAGGATACTGTCAATCCATCCAGATCAATTAGTTACGACGCTTTCTCGTCTTTCGTTTATATTTTCCACCACGTTTTGGTGAAGGATGTAACTGTTGCATTGGATACATATAACCATATGATTGCGCTTGCATTCGTGCATGTTCCTGTGCACGCACACGCGATCTCTCTTCTGACATACGCAGAAGATCATGTATCATATGACGAACAGGCTCACTGCTCTGTCCTAGAACATCCATTGGAACATTATTAAAATGAAAATGATGTAATACCGCAATAATTGTGGGTTTCAATACAATATTTTTCTCCAAAATCATATTTATTTTTCGATTTACATTTAAATATAGATAATTTAGAAATAGTTGAATATTAAGTTCATCCGAATGGATTAATTGACCTATGTCCATTGTATTTTGCCAATTCTGTGTATTTATTACACTAATTACACGAATTAAATACAAAATACGTTTTAAATTTTTCATACTAGATGGCTGTCTCAATACATCATTATGTAATGCAAGATTACCAAATGCAAATAACTGTTGATCTGTATATCGACCTAATTGTGGTACACGAATATAAGAACTGTCTATTTGAAAAAGCAATGTATTAAAATGATCACAATAGGTTGGGTCAGTGCCTACAGGCCGAGGAATGATACGATGCTGGTGATTGCGTTGAAATTCCACATGATTATTATCATATTGCTGTGAAGAATATCCATCATGAATGGAACAATCACAAATGGTAAAGGGAGGAAATCCATTTATTTGAACCTCTATACGAATGGAAAATGTACCAAAACGATCAACTAGATCGGCATTCATAATTCGAACCATAACCGGCTGTTGTAATTCATCCTGTATTAGTTTCTGAATAACCCCCTCTCTATTGATCTTCTGTAGACATTCTGTTAATTGTTTACCAATTTCCCTTGTTAAACCAGGAATTACTTGAATCGCGTTTGGTGCATTTGTCATATACCATACAATATCCATATCACGGGTCGCATCTTGTATATATTGTCGTAATTGGTGTAAACGACCAACTTTACGTGCACGATATTCGCGTAATATGTAATCATATATGGTAAGTACTGCCCCACCAATCAGTGTCATATTTAATGGATCAAATTGCATATTTGGTATGATTGTACAGACATCTATTCCACACATTGTAATATTTTTAAATATTTTTGCAATAAACAGCGGATTCTCCATTAAACGAGTGGCTGGATGATCAAGTGCAATAGGTGCTACAGGTGGCATTGCAGATAGAACCAGAGGTGCAGCAGATGGCGGTAATGCTACCCTATTTGCAATCGCCTCATTTGCCAATGCATGTATACGTGCATTTGCTACAGCAGGCTTTATGGCCGCATTCGCTGCCATTGCAGCTTGTTGATTCGAAGGACCATTCTCTATAATGGGTGCCTGCAAAGCCTGTATCATAGATCGATTTTTCGCTGCCCCATTTGCAGCACGAATTACATTTGGTAATGCATTCATTTGTTGATTGATTTGTTGTGCATTCCCTTGATACAGTGGAGGTGTCACCATACCATTTGATCGAGGTGATAAAGGTGATTCGGGTGTAAACATTTCTTCATTGTTACTCGACATCCCCTATTATTTATAGGTAAGATAAAAATTGATTTAAAAAGAGCATAAAGAAATGGACAAGAACCGTACATCAGTCATGGCATCCACGAGAAAATACCAAAAGCACACCCACCACCAACACATTCTGGAACTCCCTGACACCTACGTTGGCAGCACCAAAACGAATGAAGAGACTCGCTGGGTCTATGATTCATCCTCCAACAAGATGATCTGGCGGAAGCTCAACTTTAATCCAGGCCTTTACAAAATCTTCGATGAAATCATCGTCAATGCTCGCGATGAATACGTGCGATCCGTAATGACTGCTGGAATGACCCCCATTAAACACATCGCTATCTCGGTTGTTTCAAACGATGGAGATACCATCATCTCTATCGAGAATGATGGCGATGGGATTGCAATCGAAATGGAAGAAGAACAACAAATCATGATTCCTGAGATGATCTTTGGACATCTGCTTACCTCCAGCAACTATGATAAGTCCGAGGCCAAGATTGTGGGAGGAAAAAACGGCTACGGTGCAAAGTTAACCAATATTCTGAGCAAGTTGTTCACCGTTGACATTCGCTGCCCCGCTTCAGGAAAACAATACTCACAATCATGGTATGACAACATGATGCGCTGCGAGAAGCCGAGCATCAAGAAATCCACTGCAAAGGGCTTCGTCAAAATCACCTTTATTCCTGATCGCCGCCTCTTTGATGGCGCCTTTTCAGACACAGGAATCTCAGAAGATATGGTGGCTGTCTTTCATACCCGCATCGTGGAACTCGCTGCCCTTGTCGGCAAAGATGTGAAAGTGACCTGGAATGGCATTGCCGTTGGCTCCAATACCTTTGAAAAATTCATCAAACTCTTCTTGCGCGACGGCATTACTGGCTTCGCCTACGAAGATTGCGGTCCTCGTTGGGAGATCGGCGCCGTTCTCGCCAGCCATCTCTACTCCGATGAGGAAGAGTTGCCTGAAGACAAACACTTGTCCTTCGTAAACGGTATTCACACCAAGAAAGGCGGTAAACATGTCGAGAATGTATCTCGTAAGGTACTTGCCGATTTCTGCGAAGTCGCCAAAAAGAAGAAAGTCGACATTAAACCTGGACAGCTCAAAAATGCAGTGGTCTTGTTCATCAACTCTACCATCGTGAATCCAAGCTTTGACTCACAAAGCAAGGACTTCCTCACTACACCCGCCGCAGAGTTTGGATCAAAACCCGAGTACACTGGTAAACTGGTCGATGGATTGGTAAAGCTTGGATTACTGGAAGAGGCCAAGTTCTTACTCGAAGCAAAATCAATGCGAGAGACGAAAAAAACCGATGGCAAGAAAAAATCCGTTATTCGTGGCATGACCAAACTAGAAGATGCCCTTATGGCTGGCACAGCAAGATCTAAACTCTGTACTCTGATCTTGACAGAGGGAGATTCAGCTGCCACCTCTGCCATCTCAGGCCTCAAGGAAGTTGGACGCGAAATGTGGGGCGTGTTCCCCTTGCGAGGTAAACTGCTGAATGTGCGCGATATTACCGTGCAGAAATTCAACGCAAATGAAGAGCTCACTGCAATCAAGAAGATCCTTGGATTGGAACAAGGCAAACAGTACAAGGATGTGGGCGAGCTGCGTTATGGACGCGTGATGGTCATGGCCGATCAAGATCATGATGGATCCCACATCAAAGGTCTCCTCATGAATCTGTTCCATGCCGAGTGGCCAGGACTCATGAAGACAGGCTTCCTTTGCACCCTCCTAACTCCCATTCTAAAAGCCACAAAGGGCAAGTCTACCCTATCCTTCTACTCCCTACCAGAGTTCAACCAGTGGAAAGATTCCAATTCTCTTGCTGGCTGGAAAATCAAGTATTACAAAGGGTTGGGTACATCTACACCTGCCGAAGCACGCGAATGGTTCAAGGATCTGCACGAAATCCAGTATGAATGGGATGAGAAAACCGACGATTCCATGAATCTCGCATTTAACAAAAAACAAGCAGATGATCGCAAACGATGGTTGAGTCACTACGATCCAACAAAGATGCTCCTAGCAGAAGGAGGAAAAGCGTCATATACGAACTTCATTGATAATGAGTTGATTCACTTTAGTAATGCAGATAACATCCGTTCCTTGCCGCATGTGATGGATGGCCTGAAGCCGTCTCAGCGTAAGATCTTATATTCGTGTCTGAAGCGGAATCTGCGTGAAGAGATTCGTGTGGCACAATTGGCAGGTTATGTCTCAGAACATGCGGCCTATCACCATGGCGAGGCATCACTCAATAGTACCATCATTGGCATGGCGCAGAACTTTGTCGGTTCAAATAATGTGAATCTGCTAAAACCGATGGGTCAGTTTGGATCACGATTGATGGGCGGCAAAGATGCAGCTTCTCCACGTTATATCCATACCTATCTGGAGGATATTGTGAGCAAGATCTTTCGCAAGGAAGATGCTGGACTGCTAAAGTATATCAATGATGACGGCGACATTGTAGAGCCTGAGTACTACTTGCCTGTGGTGCCGCTTCTAGCAATCAATGGTTCAGTAGGCATTGGTACGGGTTATTCAACGGACATTCCTCCCTATAAGCCCGATGATATCGTATGCTTGCTGCGCCATCGTTTGGAAGGCACGATTGATACCTTGGCAGAGCGACCACTAGATCCGTGGTGGTTCGGATTCAAGGGATCAATTCACCGCATGGATGAACAGACATGGGTGACCAAGGGCATCTATGCCTTTGATGATGACAAGAAGACCGTGACTATCACGGAGTTACCAGCGGGCACCTGGACAAAGGACTATAAGGCCTTTCTAGACATTCTATACGAGGCGGAAGACAAAAAGTCGAAAGAGGCTAAAAAAGAGGCCAAGAAGGTAGAGACAGGTTCCAATCGATCATCAAAAGATGATGTGGAGCCATGTGGGCTGAAAGGATTCGATGATCTCTACAATGATGTGGATGTTCGATTCATACTCTACTTTACGGAAGAAGGATATGAAGCGCTGAAGGACAATGTGGAGAAGTTTGAGAAGAAGTTCAAGCTAACCAGTTCATGGAAGACAACAAACATGACATGCTTTGACACCGACTTCAATATTGTTAAGTACAAAACCATTGGCGACATTCTAGAGGCGTTTGTGGAGAAGAGGCTTCCAATGTATGAGGAGCGTCGCCAGATGATGATGGAGACTCTGGGAACTCAGATGCGCGAACTTGATGCAAAGCGGCGCTTCCTTCAAGCAATTCTAGATGAACGTTTGGTGTTACAACGGAAGTCAGACGAGGAAATTGTGGAACAGTTACAGGCATGTGAGATTCCTGCGCTATCCAATCTGGATCAACCTGACAAATATGATTCATATGATTATGTCTTACGAATGCGCATGGATCGCGTTAAGCAATCTGCAGTGGTCGAATTGGATGGTCAAATCGAGGAAAAGCAAGGGCAGATCGAACATTTACAGGGAGAGACTAGTTCATCCATGTGGTTAGCAGATCTAGAAGAGTTCCGCATATCATGGGTTCAATACTCTGAGGAACGTGTTCTTAGTTCGGTATCAGTGGCGCAGTCCGATTCGGTAAAGAAGGCTCCGAGAAAGCGGCCAGTTGTGAAGAAATAATAGAAATACAATATGAGATAAAATAATGAAAAAAATAAAATACGTTCATGTTATATGGATAACGAACCATTTTTTAACATTTTGAAAACAAAATTTTCATTATATGCAAATTCGCTAGAATCGAAAAATCAAACTCATGTAGCGAAACTTTCCAGCATACCTTCTCCAAATTCGGTATCTATTACACAAAATATAGAAACAGAACCAATTACATTAATCCACCCTACCAATGAAGAGCCATTGGCTGCAATTGAGCAAAATGTAGAACCTGAAGTAGAGTCCTATTTAGAACCCAATGTCATACCTAAAGTTGATTCTAAACTAGAACAAATTGAACCACCCAAAGTTGATTTCAAAATAGAACAGATTGGCGTGGTGGTAACAACCTATGGAAGAAATAATATTTTTGCCATACAAAATATTAGATGTTTACGACGATATTTACCACAAGCAAAAATATTTTTATATCTCAATGAAGTGATTGATAAGACCGATATTTTGGAGGCATGCCATCAGCTATGTGTAGAAGCTATTATTATTGATGATCAAATAGAACACGGCGGGCTAACTGGAACATGGAATAAGGGAATTGAAAAATGCATATCCAATCAATGTGATATTATTATCTTATCAAATGATGATGTATTTATAAATGAAACGATTTCACATATTATTTATGAAACACGATCGTCCATGAAGAATAATAGAATGGACTATTTTGGCCCCGTTACAAATAATCCTGGACCAAAAAATGAACAACAGCAGTATTATGTAAAAAATGTAAAGCGAATGATAAGTGGTCGTGGTCTTAATGGATTTTTTATGGTATTTCCAGTATATGTATTAAATGAAGTTAAATTTAATGAAACTCATTATTTTGATCCAAAATATCCATTTGGAGGAAATGAGGATGAATGGTATGAACGATTTGTTAAAAAAGATGGTAATGCCATTATTGTACCCTCCACATTTGTCTATCATTATAAATTACAACTATGGAGAAAGAGTGAACCTTCTAAAACAAATGTATGTTTATATACCATCAATACTGGAAATTATGATGCTGTTATCTCGCATCCAACCGAACACGATTTTCTATATTTTACAGACAACCTTGAAAATGTATATCGATGCATCGAGTTAAATATGATTCCATTCTTCATTGAAAAATCAGATAATCCACACCTACAACAACGAATTATTAAAACCTCTCCTCATCTATTTTTACCACCTCATTATGATATTTCAGTATATATTGATGCAAATGTAATTCCGAATATGGTTGCACTTGAAACAATGATTAATATGGTTCGTAATAATCCAATTGATGTAATTCATGTAATGCATCCAGATCGAATCATGATTAAAGATGAAGCAAACGTTGTTATTCAACAACAGCTCGAATATCGCCATAATGTACAAAAAATAATAGACATGCATCAGCGTGATAAATTTAAAGATGATGTTGGTTTATCAGAAACAGCATTATTGGTAAGAAAATATAAAAATATCATTGCATTTAATGAAGAATGGACAAAATGTATAAATATCTGCATAAGAGATCAAATTAGCTTCAATTACTTACTTTGGAAATATAATATATCCGCCGTTGCAGTAGATAATATAAATAAAAAAATATATACTAAAAATAAACATCCAAAACGAAAAATCTATAATTAATGCGGATTAAGAACTAACCAGTTGACTTATAATATGATATAGCTCACCCGAATCACGCATCTGTCGTAAGTCAATCTTCTTATTTTTTATAACTTTTACATTATCTGCAATGGCAAATCGGTCACATTGTGATACATGATGTGGATCCGATTCCCTTCTAACACTGGTATCTGCATATAAATGGTATTGTGTCTTAGAATTAAAGTAGGGCAGGATATCACGATATTTCTCTTCTATATTTCGATTGACATAACGAATCGTCTGTGGAATAAAGGCAAGAACAGAGGAAACACCCAGAAGGGATCCAAACAAGATGGCTGCATATCCACCCGATGAAACTCCTAGAAAAATAACCCTTTTATAAGGAGCAATTTTAGTCTTTAAATATGCAGCCGTTTCATCAATGGTATTAGAAATGCCAGGAATGCCTTTATGATAAGAACAAGTACGCGTATCAATATAAAAATGTCGATCAATCTTCGGAAAATGCTTTTCAAAAAAATTCACAAAAATAAATCGAGGAATCATACCAAACATGTGATCATGTCCGGCAAATGACACGATCAATGTATCCAGATTACCTGTTACAATACACATAGAGGTTTGCACCTTCTCTTCTGTTGTATTAGTAAATGATTTCGTATCGCTCCCTAAAGAATTTTTTGCTTGTAAACTCATTGTTTCTATTACTTGGATATATTCAAAATGAGGCATTAGTACATGCACCTACACCGATTATGACAAAATGGAGCTATATTTCCATTATTTTTACTATCCGTAATGTGTTATTATTATATTTTGTTCAATACGTTACACGGCATAAATTGCCATTATCTTCTTTTGTTCCACGAGAAGCCTATCCATATGAATTTCACGTTCATCTTCTTCGAACCACTGCGGTGGAATCTCTTACGCACGTTATGATTAGTGAATGGATTGTATTTTCAAAAGAGCTAAACTGGATTGTCTATTGGATTCCTCTTTGTTTTTTGTTTGAAATTGTATTTGATTTCTTTCATTATTTTGCACATCGTTTTTTACATCATCCTTTAGTTTACCGACATTTTCATAAAATTCATCATACATTTCTTCATCCCATTGCGATTAATGCATTTTATCAGGATCCGATCGATTTATTATTGAGCAATTCTCTTCCTACCTATTTAGCTTTATCATTTATTCCATCTATTTCTTATTTGGAATGGAACATAATGCTTATTTATAAAAATTTTATTGAAATTGCAGGACATTCAGGAAAAGTATCCTTTCCCATCTCATCCTTTCCGCAATTTATTTGGCTACCGAAATGGCTTGGAATGGAGCTCTATACAGAGGATCACGATTTGCATCATTCATTGAATAATTGTAATTATGCAAAGCGGTTTTCGTTGTGGGATCGTGTATTCGGTACTTATAGCACTTTTAAGCAAAATGCAATACTGCCAAAGGCAGATTTAAAAAGTGCCTAAAATCACAAGACAAATTGAAAAGTGCTGAAATATATCAAGCCATAAAGGTATTTTTGCGCACTTTTTCCCCAAAAAGTGCTTTACATTTGTGGCTGAAATGGCAGCGACTTCGTGCCCGCGCTTGACATATGTATCGGTTGCGGCAATGGTACTGGTAAATGGCTAATATCATCCAAATAATACTGATAATGTTCGATTTCGGACGTAATACGTGGAGCAGCCCATTTTACAACGAGATCATTGAGCTCTTGGATTTGTCCCTCGATATTGAAGGTGTTGTTTTTGGCATACTGTAAATACATGGCACGCATGATCATTTTGAGTTCATCTACGTCTTGATCATCAATGACGTATTTTTTTGGTCCACTCATACGGTAGACTTCTTTTTTGATCGCCATCTGGATAGCGGCTGCGTTAGTACGGGTAAAGAAAGCATCAGAAAGTGCCGTATGGTCCCAGTTGCCCCGGAGCATATCACCTGCAAAGCTCACTTCGGTTTGTTTGGGATAACTGAATCCTGCGGAATCCGGTACGGAGGTACCGGTAGCCGAGGGTTGGGCGGCGAGGTTCACGCGACCATTTTGACCTCCATGGGCGTAGCTGGTATACGGGAGTTGAAAATCAGGGATGGGTGCACCGGCGGAAGACATTCTACCACCCCACTGTGTTTTTTTTCTAAGCTCTGAATATAAAATGTCATCGGTTACTCGTTTTCTGAAGCAAGTCTCTCCCTCGGAACAATACATCGCCGCCCCTGCGCTGGCCACCCTTGCTGGTCAGGCCTGTGAGTTCGTCCCCTCCTCCGCCAACGTTGTCGGCAACTACCCCCCTGGCTACATCATCGCCGCTGAGGCCTCCACTCAGGCTGCCATCCAGGCCATCACCGCTGGTCGCTCGCAGACTCTGTGCGTGCTCCGCGACATGGGCAAGGTCGTCTATGCCCCGTTGGCCTCTTCCCTGGCCAATGCCCAGGCTGGCGTCTCCTCTGGCACTTCGGGCTATTTCCGTCAGGTTCAGCTCCTCCTGCCCCAGCCGATCGTCAGCTCCCAGGGCTTCATCGGTGGTGTCAACGGCAACCTCTTTGGTAACCAGGGTGGTGCTGCTGCCGTCTACGACGCCTACATGACCTTCTACCTGCCGGTTGTGATTGGTGGTGTCCTCGCCTCGCCTGCTTCTCTTGCTCTCCAGGGCACTGTTGTTGCTGGTGCCATGTAAATTGGTACTTTTTATTTGTTTCTGAATTCATTTAGTAGTTTATAACTATTTTATGATTTGTATCATAGAAAAAGAATTGCAACTTAGTAGTAATCATGGATATTAACTACACTTTGGTATTCTATATCATTATTGCCATTCTGGTGATATGCGGCGGTACCTATAAACTAATTGATCAAATGATCGCAGCAGTTCTTTTTTTTATCGGAACAACTGGAATCTTTATTGTATACGGTCTACGCTGGTTCTCCTCCAAGAACTCGATCTTCTCTAGTTCTCCGGTTCCATGGCCACCCAACATTAATACATGCCCTGACTTCCTAACTTATTACCAGCGCACGGTCAACGGAGCAAAAGTATATACATGCATTGATATGATTGGTGTTTCTAAGAATGGAACTATTAAAGTTTTCCCTCGTGACGGCGTCGAACCCATGCAGGATGAATATTACTTTGGATTAAAGACCAATAGTTCTGATAAGGATGCAAAGAACCAGGAGTGGTGCCAGAAAGCAATTGCATCCGGTCTCACATGGGAGGGTATCACCAATGGTGAGAGTTGTACTGCTGGCGGAACTCCTACGGCTCCTGGTGGCGGCGCAGGTGCAGGAGCATGTCCCGCTGCCCCTAGTGCTTAAAACGTGCGTTTGAATGCTATAAAAACGATCTACGATCCTAATGTGATAGGCGGATATCAAGCATTCATAGTTTAGTGGTAGAATCACTCCCTTCCAAGGAGTGGGCACGGGTTCGATTCCCGTTGAATGCAATAGCTCCGCTTATTATTCATGTTATTGTTAGCGATTATGAATCGGTAACTTAACAACTTCTAAACAGAATGCGGCAGTGCGTTTAAATTCCAGAAAAAAGTTCTACGGATAGAGTGTGAAAAGGGGGCGACCCCTTCACGCGTTCATGGTTTAATGGTTAGAATTGGTCGTTGCCAACGACTAGATCCGAGTTCAATTCTCGGTGAACGCATTTCACCTTATTATTGTTTGGATCACTGATCATTACAATAATTAGGTTTATACCTAAAGGATTAGGAAGAGAATCATCATAGTATGGTTCGTACCAGTTTACCAGAAGAAGATACCGCATGTTTGCACCCTGAGATTGAGGAAGCAATGCTCAAATGGCTAAAATCGCGTTCCCATCCAGCCTTTCTCTTAATTGGTCCTCCAGGTGTTGGCAAAACAACTATGGTCTATCGTGTCTGCAAACAGGGCAAGTTCTGGGTACAGGAATTTAATGCCAGTCATACACGAACCGGTTCCTCCTTTCGCCAAACCATTTTGCCTCTCTTAATCGAAACTGGTGTCAGCAAATGGATTCATCCAACGACTCCCAATGGTCGCGTGGTACTTCTTGATGAAATGGATGGCCTGTCTCAGGGTGAAAAGGGCGGTCTTCAAGAACTCCTTGACTACTTGAAATCGAAACGTGCCTTCATCGATGATTCTCCCTTGATTCTCATTTGTAATGTATTAGAGGGTCGTATTATGCAACAACTCCTTAAATATTGCTGTGTTCACTATGTAAATATGCCAAAGAAAGAAAAGCTCATTGAGTTCTTCAGAAAGGATATTCCTGATTCTCTCTATCAATTGGGAGACATCCGTAAAGTATCACAGAGTCTTATTTATAATGATAAAACGGGCAGCTATATGCCAGGAAAAGAGGAATCGATTGATCGAAATATACATGTCGCAATACGGGCTGCCTGGTTTACCTTATTTGAAAACTGGGGTGAGAATGACGAGCTCGATCTAGAAACAAAAGATGCAAATCTGGCAGGGCTTCTCTTTCATCAGAATCTACCTTTATTCTTAGATAAGGATACTAAAACTCCAGTCCCGTTTGAAGTGTATGAAGAGATTTTGGATTATTTGCGCTGGAGTGATCGTGCGGATTTCTGGGCATTTTTCCATCAATGCTGGAATTTGCTACCTCTTTCCTATCGACTCAAACTCAAATATCCGAATCTGTATTTGCAGGCATATGAAAAACCAAAAACCATCCCCAGTCCATCTGAGCTTCAATATACCATGGTCTTAACTAAACAATCGGCACTCTTTAATGCATGGAAGGAGATGAATCGTGTTGCAAATGAACATAATATTCCATTTCGATGTGTAACCCAATGGGCAACTCATCAAACTGGTAAATTACATGATACTCTTGGAATTAAACTTGAATCTCAGAATTCAAATGAAGTACTGTTAGGGGGGTTACTCGCCCCAGTCGCTGAGAAGAGTGGATCAAAACCTGTTTCCACTCGGAAACGGGTAATTCGTGGTAAAAAATCAAGTGAGAAGTAGTGGGGAGTGAGATTCCTCGAATCAAATCCACATTTGATACAAACAAAATACGTGTTTTGCCTTGCTGATAATTCTTAATCGTTTTAAGTAGTGAAAATAGATTACTCTCTATTCTCTCTGCTTTGATTCCTAATTTATCAATTTCATCAAATAACTGATAATAAATATTATCAAACGATGAATAAATAATAAATTGTCCATCCTTATTTTCTTTAAATAAATCGAGACATACCTCTACCTTATTTCTAGTCAGAATTCTCTCTTCAGGACTTAGTTGTGTTAAACAACACAGATTATTTATACTAACGGGTGATCGACATGTTGGACATTTATACGTTAAGAGAGTATTGCGCAAGACACATTTTCCACAATATACATTATGACAACAATTAAGAATAGTTGGATATTCACATGCTTCTAGACAGATAACGCACTCATTTTCATCTATTTTTCTATGAATCATACTATACTTATTTTTGAGTAGTACAGTATATTCAGAAGTCATATCTGTTAACCGTTTCATTTCCGATGGTACATACTGTACAATGGATTTAAATTCAATTCCCAATGCCTGAAATAAATGAGGAATATGATGAGAGCGAATATGCGGATCACGATTTCGTACTAAATAAAAACTCATTAATGAATTAAGAGTAATGTTCGGACGACATAACAATGTATCCATTTGAATCGATGGTAACTGAAGACTGGTTTGAATTATTTCATTTGAATTTCGTAACACAATGTATCCACGATAAGGGTGCAAAAATGGAAGATATGCCTTTAAAAAAGACGAGGATGTTAATGTTCCCTCATATTGAGGAGTAGATTGATCCAATAACCATTCTGCTAAATCAGGATGCAGTTGAACACGGTCTCTTAAAAAATATAGATTACTTTTCATAATTAAGGGATTCTTGAATAAAAGCGGAATCCAATTATGTGTCATCAGCCATAGAAATTGAAATTGAAGTGGTGGATCCGATGAATTTAAATAAATGGATGATGCTTCATCAATGATCACCTGATCCCATTCAATCTGTTGCTGTGTTGCATACTCCTGCACATGACGATAACATTTATTTGTAGTTAATACAAAATTAGTATGTTTCATTTTCTCTGCAAGATCGGTACCCTTTATCATTCGTCTGGTTTCAATTGCAGTATAGGACAGTGTGGTATGTTTCTGAATCTCATTTTGCCATTGACCAAATAGACTATGTGGTACAATAATTAAATTAGTAGATTGCGTGGATAAAGATCGAATTTCATGTGAGAAAAAATAGGTAGACGAGTGACTCGTTAACTCTGTACTCATTCGAATGGGCCGATACGATGCTAAATAAGAAAGCATGGAAAGAGTCTTTCCTGTTCCATTCGAATCACCTATGATTCCTATTTTACCATTAATGGCCTGGTTCCCTACTAAAAATCCACCTAACATTTTTTCCTTATATTGATGCATTCCTTGAACCATAATTGCCTGATGTGGGTATAATGGTGTCTTAATGAACGGTGAAACATGATGTGGATGACTTTGAATCAGTGTACTTTGATATACATGATTCAAGGTAACTAGTTTATCATACTGGAATTCCTCCCCCATGCTCTTATGAGTAGTATCCATTTTCTAGCTTTAGGTTTATAAGCTACGATAAAAAGCTAGAAGGTTCGGCTCGTTTACAATGTCTTCTAGTTGATAAGAAGAATTGCGCATTTTTGCCTTATTTTGCCCTTTATACGCGGCATGTTCTTCTCGTAAAAGATACTTGTCTGCAGTATTATCACTATGACAGATTACCAAAATTGCCTTCTTGGGATTCAGTTGGATCATTGGATGTTTATATTGATCTAAGAAAGACCCCTCTTCTGCTTTGGTTACGTATTCGTCATATTTGTGCACATCGGAATATCGCTTACGCCATGCCATGGTTCCATTGGTTGCATAATTTGATCCATAGGGTCCAATCGTCACGATCTTTTTTACATCCAAATAATACAAATTCATCTCAGATGATCCTGCCAAATCCACCTTTGGATATTTGGTAAAAGCATCTACAATCATTTGGATTCGATCGGCAGGATAGTAATCATCATCATCCATGGCAATGATAATCGCACCCTTAGCCTCCTTATTTAATAAATTACGCTTTGCACCAATTCGCATTTTCTCATCATGATAAATATATCGAAGATTAGGAATACCCGTATTCTGAAAAAGATCCTCTACTTTATCTCGCCCATCATCCATAATAATCCACTCCATCTTCTCTTTAGGGAAAGTCTGATTTTTATAAATTTCAATCATGGTTGGAATAAATTGTCGACGATTATACGTCGGTGTAACAACCGATACTTCTATCATTTGTTTCTATCGTATGATCTAATCTTTAGACTTCTTTTGCCCTCATGACCTCTGCCGCAGCCTTTGCTGCACGAGCAGCTGTCTCTATGGATATGGGCTGTTGATTTGTATTGTATGGCGGCGGCAATACATTTGAGCTCCTTCCATTATTATAGGGCGGCGGTGACTCCTTCTCCGTATTTATTACTTTTGGAAGAGTATTATTGGCTGGGGGCACTTCACGCTTTGCCATCACTTCTGCAACAGTTGGTGGTAGAGGTGGTTCAGCTGTTTGCTCAGCCTGTGACGGAAACACAACCATAGACACATCATGCATGGTATCCAAATATTCCTTTGCTTTATCAAACTGCTCTTTGAACTCTTCCATGCCCCCTTGTTCTATTACCTTCTTGGCAAACGGGAAGGAATTCTGCAATGTTTGAAAGTGCTCATCCATGATTTCTTTCAAGATACCAACCTTTTTGGGTACTTTAGGATAGGTAAATGGATAAAGAAGATATCGAGTATACCATGGTCGCTCTTTATTCATCAAAATAGGTAGAATTGCAAAAATCGTTGGCATGATACGCTGCTTGGGGCCATCTGACATATTATTTACATAATAGCTATAACCTCCCTTGCAAAGATAATATATTGTTAGGATACCTGCAGGAAATGTAGCAATACTACAAATAATAATAATGAATGCGAAGAAAATGGCTCGAATCGGGGCGGAATACATAATCATTTCGTTGGCAATGAGCATGGCTAAAATAAGAACCAATAAAGGATATCGAATTGCTTCAAAAATCATTACAATGTAATCCCATACTTGGTTAAAAGTACGTTTCGCACTGAACTTATCACGAGGTATAGCTCCGTTTGCCTCATCTGCCTTGGCTTTCGCAGCATCCTTTAATTCAGCAGCCGTAGTTGGAATATCAGTATCGAGAGGTTCAACCTTATCCTTCTTCTCTGCCTGCTCTTTGGCATATGCATTCGCATCAGGATCATTCACAAGATCCTCTACCGCTGTCTTGACACGATAGGTAATTTTATTTTTTAATTTTGTGACAAGTGAGTCCGACATTCTATGACCACCATGGATTTTAATGATGGAAGCCAACTCGCACATTACAATGCATACTTCAATCCTCCCATACCCGACGCAATGGATACCCAATTTAGACTTTCCACATATACATTGATATTATATTGATAAAATGTATTGGACGGTAAGGGGAATACATTTAAATCTAATTGAAATACTTTAATACGACTACTATTGATACTTCCATCTGGTTGTGTCGTAGGAGATTGGAGAGAAAAGGGATACACCAGAATTCCAGGATCGGGAAGACCTGTTAGATACTTCCAAGGAACAACCTGTGTAAAATAGGTGAAAGGCTTTTCTTCCTGTAGTAAATTGCCATCACCTAAAATTGCAAATGTATTTAAAATCGATCGCTGACCGTTAAGAACAAACTGTCCTGTAGCGGATGTAAGATTAACCATTGTATCCCAGCCACCTCCTGCTGGAAGAAAGGATGCTTTCATTGGATTGATCCAATTGGTAAAATTCGCATTTTGGTTTCGATACAGTACAGAATCGGATCGACGAGGAACCACAATGATTCTCTCAATGGGATTATGTGTATCCAGCTCTACAAATTGACGTGTAGTCAAATTATTAAAATTGTAGGATGTAATCTGTCGTACAAGATATTGTAGTGGCTCAGAAGCGAATTGGACACGTTCATCATCTGTCACATACACATAGGTTAGTTGAATACTAGGACGAAGCTCCCATGTATTCAGCAATGGTTTAGGAGTACCTACATCTGTTAAAAAATTATTGATCATGACATCCGATATATTAGATACTGCCGAATAGAACACATTTTGTGGCTGTAATGGAACAGGTGATGGATTATACTGATATCCAGGTGCAACCTGATATCCATTGCTATCCAGAATGGTATAGAGTTGATTGATAGGACGAAGTGTTAATTGAATTTCACATTCGTGATACTGTAGTGCAACAAGCGGGAGTGCTTCAAAGGTGGATTCTGCAAACCAAAAGGGAAGTGGAACTTGAATGAGTCCTCCTTGAATGGATGGGCGATTTGTATTGGGTGGTGTGGTGGTTGAACCAGATGGACCATTATTGTTGTATACCAGAGGATATCCTGAACTGGTTGAACCACCTGCATAGATACCCTTTGCAGGATCATACATTTCAGGTGTATTTCCTACGAGTGTTTGCCATTTCTGAAAGGCATGCGCATCCAAATCAGACTGTGCTCTGGCAATCATATAATTTCCATCAAATTCCTGAATTTTTTGACCACCAATAAAAAATGCTGCATTTTGAATCATTTGACAGCCAATGTAATTTGTCCATGCGAAGTTGTATTGTGAATTTCTTGATCCTTGTGGCAATTCCAAATATTTGCAATAAATATCAGGTAATTGAAATGTAAAATACATGTCTCGTACCAAATCAGAAATGCGTTGTAATTTAAATCGAACCTGAATGGGCTGGTCGTATGATAGGTTCTGAGGACCATCCATGGCAAAGGTCACAGACTCTTCCGCAAAATGCGAGTATTTTTTATACGCCTTGTAAAAATAAGTAAAATCGGGGTTGCCACTTAGTAATACATTTTGTGCCCCGTAGGCAACTAATGAAAAGAGACCACCACCAGGCATCACTAGTTTTGTATTAGTTAATCTATCGGTCCTTTAGACCTACAGATTGACTAAATAGACGATATCATTTCTAACGAGAATCAGCCCACCATGTATCCGTAAGATAGGGTGGACGATCATTGAGCATCGACCCTTCCATTTTAGAGGAAGGTCCCTCATTCATCAATGTCTGAATCTCTGAAAAACAGAGCGCATAATTGAAATAGCTCAAACGACTCATCATACCCTTCAAGCAGCCAAATACATCAAAGCCAGTTTCATCCACGGATGGAATGAGTGCATGTTTCAAGCTAATGCGACGCTGACTAAAGCAGTTAATGTCCTGAAAGTTTTGATAAGGAGCAAATCCCTCGAATGATGCCTTCTTTGACAAATTGCCATTGATGTAGATCTCCATGGCATGATCCTTGCATACAATAACCACATGCACCCACTTGGAAACGGGAAAGTTGTCAACTTCTACGAAATTATTCCATGTCTTATAGGTATTCATGTAGACACGAAGTGTATTCGTATCGGATCGCATGTAGACACCGGGTGCCATCAGTGGGAATTGAGAAGAATAGCCCTTGTGGAAAATGTGCAATAATCCGAGTTCTTGGCGAAATGCGGAAGGATGTACATTTAAATAAAATGAATAACTAAATTCAACGCCGCTGCGTTCATTATCCGATAAATGAGTCGGAATGGAACCCACTACATTTGGATTTTGAGAGATATTAATAGCTTTATCATCCGTCATACATGTATTTTCAATTAACACTGTTCGATTGATATGCAGGCGATTCAGATATTTATAAATTACCTCAATAAAGACAAGTGTTACATAAACAATAAGAACAAGCACAAGTGCAAATACAATCTGTTCCACGATACCGGGTTGACCTTGATTCGCCGGCTTATTACCTAAGTTAAATAGACCTGCGTTCGTTGCCATCTGTCTCCTTTTAATAAATTGTATTATTTATTTGGATCAATTTGTGCTAACGGCAATTGAAACACCTGGTGCAAAGAAATTCGAAAACCATCCTGAAATCGTGGTAATTGGGTTGGGTCCTGCCATATAATTCTTATATACTACATCAGGATTCAATGCCACATCGTACATATTTGTTGTAGTAATCTGTCCTCCAAATCCACCATAGTTCAGTAATGTAGCAGAATAACCACCCGCATCTACCTTAAAATATGATGGCAAAACACATGAACGCGATAATTTACCATCCAGATAAACATCCACAGTCTTTCCATTGACTGCTACCGTAAGATTCACCCAGCGTTGAAGATCCACTTCGGGTAAATCGCAAATCTGATTAGAACCCAATAGCATAGAATCATTCTCTATCACGTTAAATGTGGCATTCTGTGTGGCAGCATCAAGGGAGTCCGTATTTCCCTGACCCACGCCATTTGTCGCTGCATTACCCTCTTTTGTATGGAAACGAATATTCAGCTTTGGCTTTCGACCTCCTAAATAGATGCGAAAGGTATCAAAATTACGACCACCTACGCTAATAATATGCTTTGCAAATCCTTGACGATATGACCAGTTATTAATGTAAATCCAAGTTGATACAGTAAATTCACCACCTTCATAGAGGGTGGGTAGCTTATCGGATGCTATTATAATTGGCTTTGCAGAATCAACATTTGCATTTTGCATAATGGGGATAAGAGCAGATACATTTTGTGTCTTGGGGCCAAATAGATATTGATATAGAAAATACAAAAGGATCAACCCTGCAAACAAAATAAGATAGGGAATCAGTTTTGCAACAGGCGATGCGCTGTTGTTGGAACTCATGTTTCTGTCTGATACACGGATAATCTGATAGGATAATTTATCATTATGCGTAGGGCGTACTCCATTGAACTAAATTATTAGATGGCGGTTTTGTTACAGGATCACATGGTAAACCGGGAGGACATTCTGAAAATAACTTGATAGCAGGAAAACTCATTTGGATAGAGTTTGCTTCTGTTACCATATTATTGGTATCAACATACGATACTCTAGTTCTTTCCACTTCAGTAGGGGATAGGCGTGTTGCATTTACAATAACATGAATGACAGAGCCATCTAGGCCTTTATTTCCCACCGATAATGGGCTACTGATCACAACCGGATAATTTAGTAATCGTTGAGAAGCAACAATCTGATTTTGGAAAATAACATCAAATCGACGACCCTCCCGTAAAATAGCAATAAACATCCATTTTTGTTTTGGAACAGCAGGCAAATCAATGATTTCATATTTTAGTGCACCCGTATCATTCGTTTGCACCCGAAGACGCGCCGATGATTCCTCTTTTCCCATTGGTGCCGGTGAAATTTCTAAATACCAGTTATTTTCAACATACATCAAAGGGGTATATTGATTTTTATACTTTGAAGTACGATCGCCGCCATTTAATTTAAAGAAACCCATTACAGTAGTTCCATTGCTGCCAAGGACAGATTGCTGTGTTATATCAGCAGTTCCCACAACAACCTTCTTATCAAGTGGCGTCATCTTAGAAAGTAACTTCGTATTGTTTGGTCCCAAGTAAATATGATAATAGATAATATAAATGGTACATAATACCAATACAATTCCAAATAAGATCATCATTGTATCTTCCTATCTATGGATTTGATTTGTTCAAGCCATCGCCGTATTAATCCGATCTATCATGGAGTCTACTTCCTGTGGCGCACAAGAGGTTGAACTGGGCATGGCTCCTGCATCAAAGTCCTTTCCTGTTGCAGGAGCTGGCGTAGATTCACGAATTTCTGGTGTAGGTAAAATACGTGACCAGATTTTCAAATTACGTATTTTTGCAATATTTGCCTCAATACCAGAGGCTGGATAAATATCACCTGTTACCGCCTTAGGAGGCGAATCAAATGCACGCGTCTTTAATAAATGTCCATTCATATACACCTCCAATGCCTGATCCATAACAACGATACCAAGACGAAATGCCTCTTGTACAGGAGCATTCGATACAATTACATTTTCCATATTATTATCCTTGTTCAGCACAGACACAATCATATCATTCGTATCAGGTAATAATGCCACTGCTAAATTATAATTATCTAACACACCTAACAATAAATCACCTGATGGTACAGCTTTGACGGTTGCGCCGCGACTAAAAAGAATACGAGGATGCTTTGAGAATTGAAGCGGGTTGACAATAAACATGTCCATAATCATGGAATATCCTGCTGATATACTTTGAATAGGTAATGCACTATTCATGATTTGTCCTGTATTCCCATTTTTCCAAAAAAGTACTCCATCATCCCCTCCTGGTACTGGAATAATACCGGAACCACCTGGATGCAATTTAAAAATGGGGCGAATAAACCAGTGAACAAATAGTAAAATGATAAAAATGATAATCACAATGCCAAGTACATAGGCCATTACACGTTTGATAGGACTAGATGAATTGTCATTGATTGTAGAACCTGTGTTAAAAACACCCGTAGATGTAAATCCATTGGCTTTTGGTAAACTGTTACCACGAGTTAAATAGCTACCAAAATTCATTTCTCTGATATCTCTCCCTCTTTTATAATGATCTTATTCTTAACTTTTATGTAATGCATAAAATACCCCGCCTGTTATTCCTAAAATAATGCCTCCCGTAATAAAACCTTTGATAAAGGAACGATAATCAACCTCATTCATATCTTCTTTTGTCCAGACAGGTGATCGATTTCGATTTCCCACTTTTTCATAGTAGGTAAGAACTTCTTCCATCGACCATTCGGCTTTTCCTAATTGCTTATTGACCTGATTATGAATGTCAATCGTCCATTTAATTAAATCAGTTCGTGAATCAAGAAAGGTCGTAATTGGGTTTTTTGTTAAATGCTCTCGATAGTGCTCACGACATATGGAACAGGGAATTAAATAAGCGAGTGATTCATAAAATTCCTTTGCACACTTCTTATCCGTGTAGGTGGGGTTCTTTGAATAACCAAGGGCAACAATATGAATCGTATGCCAGAAAAATGGCCCCCATACACTTGGTGGAAATTGCATTCTACTTAGACTCTTGCTGATTTTACATGATTTTTTTCGACAGTTGAAGATCTAAAGACCAATATATACATACTTTATAAGAGTATTACACTACACTATTATGATAACACTAAACCGGATACAACATTGTACAAATTGTGGATTAAATGGCCATCTTTTTCGAAATTGTCTTTTGCCCGTAACAAGTTATGGACTCATTGCTGTTCGATACAGCGATGATGTCTACCAGCAGTCTATCTATTCAAAATCTGCCACTATTAACAATGGCAATGATTCCATTCAATTTCTACTTATTAAGCGAAAAGACTCCATGTCATTTGTGGAATTCATTCGAGGAAAATATAGCCATCTCGACGAAGAATACATCTGCAAATTACTGGAAGGAATGACACAGGCTGAACAAGAGCTTCTTCGTACAAAATCATTTAATGATTTATGGTACACCGTGTGGGGGGAATCATCCGCGGGTCGATCCCATAAAAGTGAGTATGAAATATCTGATCGTCGATTTGGAATGATTCGTGATAAACTACCAGAATGGATTGATCAGCATCTCTCTAAATGGGTCGAACCAGAATGGGGGTTCCCGAAAGGACGTCGTGTACCATATGAAAATGACATTCATTGTGCCATTCGTGAGTTTCAAGAAGAAACCGGTTTACAATCAAAAGATTTCTCACTTCTCCAAAATACAAATTGCATCTCCGAGACATTTATTGGATCCAATCAAGTACACTATTGTCATAAGTACTACATTGCAGTATGTCATAAAACAACAGAGGTAGAGATGAATCGTGATAATTTTTATATGGCGCGTGAAGTGGGAGGTATTCAATGGTTTACATTAGATGAGGCCATGATTAGGATTCGTCCGGATAATATAGAGAAACGAGAGATCCTGTTAAAGGCAGGAAAGATCATGAAACATTTTCATCCCATCCATACCAACCAATAGAGTCAAAATGAATTTATAAATGCTAGTATCGTAAATAGTAGCGTTTAAAAATAAAATGAAAATGTAAGTATCATAATAGTATGGCAGAGAACAATGAAGACGATCCATTTGACTTCAATGATCCACTTGCAGAGATATCAAATGCCTCTTCTGCAGAAAAGGCTGCAAATGCGGTTATACATCGTGCTGCTAATACAATTAATGCTGCTGCAAATAATCAGGAGCCAAATGAAGATGAACCTCTTACCAATCAGGAGTTACTTAATCTAGCAAATCGTAATGATCTACTAAGTTCTAATGAACTTGCCAATGTTAGAAGACAAATAGAAGAAAGAGGATTGCAACGTAATACATCACCTTCTTTAGCCATTGAAGAGCCTGTTGAGGAAACCCCTGATGAAGAAGAAACTCCCGACGAGACGCCTGAAGAAGTCCCTGAAGAAGAAGACGAAGAAGTCGAAGAAGTTCCTGAAGAAGTTCCTGAAGAAGTCGAAGAAGTCCCTGAAGAAGTCCCTGAAGACATAAATGAAGAATTGAAAGAGTTTACTAGAGATGATCTACAAATATTATTAAATGATTCAAATACAAATGACAACCTACGAGTTCTCATTCAAGCTGAACTCAATCGTCGCCCAAAAGTATCTCTTGCACTTTCTACCAAATCTAAATATAAATTAGCTACTAAAAAACCATCTCTTCCTAATATCCTTGAGGTAAATGAAAATAAGATCAATACAAATGTAGCATCCATTCCTCGAAAACCAAGACAGTCTGTTGTCTATCCTTTTAATAATAAAAATATTGCAAAGTCAAGTACAACCTCATTTTCAAATCTTCAAGAAAGAAATCTATCAGGCTATTATGCTCCAAATACCATTCAACTAACATCATTGCCAAAAGTTTCATCATCCATTTCAGAGACAGATGCAATACCTAATCTAGCACCTGTTCCTACATATAAAGAAGAAGTATCGTCTTCTGCATCAAATAATAGTATTGCGAATGATACAGAATTCAAACAATATTTGACAGAACTTACACGTGAAGAACTAGAGCAATTAGCAGAGAATACAAATGCAGAATATTATCCCAACGTAAGGAAAGAATTAAAAAAGAGATCAATACAACCACAATCTGAAGCGCCTGTGGTAAATAAACAACCTATGGTAAATAAACAACCTATGGTAAATAAACAACCTGTGGTAAATAAACAACCTGTGGTAAAAGAACCTATTGTAGAACTAGAACCTGTCGAACCCCTTCCAAACTATTCTAATGTATTTGATGGAAATACAGACGAAGAAATCTTAGAAATGTGGGAAGTAGCAACAGAAACAGAAGATCGTGACATGATCATCGTCGAAATGCAACATCGCAATCTATTCCCATCTGCATTTATGAATCAATGGGAACAAGAAACTGGCTCCTATCCAGATGTGGTTGATCCTGAATTTTTACAAAAACTCCTCTCCAAGCGTGAATTTGCTGAGAGTTTACAATCCACCTGGAGACCTCGAGCCGACCCATGCGAAGACCAAGGCACATTTGAGGTTACACCCGTTCAGCGCTTTGTTGCCAATTTTATGTCACCTAAAACGCCCTATATGTCAGCCCTTCTCTTTCATGGAGTTGGTGTTGGTAAAACATGCGCTGCAGTGCAAATTATTGAAGCATGGCTTGAAACCTATACTCGCAACGAAGTATTTCTAGTTGCTCCACGCACTATTCAACAAGGCTTCTTTCGCACCATTTTTGACATCAGCAAAGTAACCATTGGAAAGGGAACCGAACCGAATTCTGCTTCTCAATGCACGGGTACAACCTATATGAAGTTGACAAATACCTTGTATGAACGCGATCCAGAGAGAATTACAAAAGCTGTCAATAAAGCAATTCGACGACGCTATAAAGTATTTGGCTATATCGCATTTGCAAATTATATTCGCGATAAACTAAAAGGTATCCCTGCAGATTTGTCAGAGGAACGCAAACAACTTGAAATGAAAAAAGCCATTCGCAAAGAATTTAGCGGTCGCCTATTAATCGTCGATGAAGCACATAATCTTCGCGATGTAGTCGAAGAAGGAAAAGAAGAAGACGCCTATGCTGGTGGAAAAGATGAAAAAGATGATGTGGCGGGTGGAAAAGCACTTACTCCCTATCTTCAATATGTTCTTCAATACGCCGAAGGAATGAAGTTCTGTGCTCTAACTGCCACCCCCATGTATAACACGTATAAGGAAATCATCTTCATGCTAAATATGCTACTCATGAATGATAAGAAAGCGACAGTAAAGGAATCAGATATCTTTGATAAACAGGGCAATTTACTAGAAAAAGGAAAGGAACGCCTTTCTTGGATTGCAAGCCGATATGTCAGTTTTATGCGCGGAGAAAATCCGATTTCTTTCCCCATTCGCTTATTTCCCGAGAATATTCCCTCATTTTCCTCTTATCCAACCTCTAACCCACGCGGTAATATTATCCCTCGAGAGGAACTTAACTATTATACTCATCTGCCACTCGTTCCCATCTTATTAAAAGGTGACACCCTACGTGCAACGATGCTCTTCTCTAATGCACTACGCCCTACCAAAAAAGGCGGTCTAAGTACATTTGATTTAGATAAACTGGTTCATGCCGGCAATTTTATCGTTCCTGCAACAGCATCCACCCAAGGTCAAGACATCGAATCCTATACTGCACGTACCAATTGGGATTCACTTGGAACCGTTTTTACACGCCAAACAATCGGCGGTGAATCCCAATATAAGTCAAAAAACAATGACATTTCATGGATGGTCGCACCCCAATTATCGGAGTATAGTCCCAAGTTTGATTTCTTTCTCGAACGTGTGAAACGAGCCGAGGGATGCATCTTTGCCTATACTCGTTTTGTTCAAGGTGGCGCCATTCCTCTGGCACTTGTTCTAGAAGCCAACGGTTATAAACCATGGGGACGCAGATCAGGTCTTCTTTCTCATAAACCCATCGGCGGTTATCAATGCGCCCTGTGCGAACATCGTGAATCAAACCATCCTGGAAATCATGCCTTTTCACAGGCTTATTATGGTATTTTAACAGGTGAGCCAAATATTTCACCGGATAATGAAAAAACGATTCGTGCACAGCGTCACATCGATAATGCAAATGGCATCAAAATGAAGATTCTAATTGGTTCCCAAATTGCATCCGAAGGTGTGGACTTGCGGTTTGTTCGTGAAACACATATCATCGATTCATGGTATCACTTGAATAAGACAGAACAGATTCTGGGTCGTGCCATTCGTTTCTTATCTCATTGCGCTTTGCCCCAAGAAAAGAGAAACAATACCGTGTACTTATATACTGCCGTTCTTCCCCCCCGTCAAAATAAAGAAACAGCCGATTTATATAGCTATCGTATCGGATTTAACAAGGCCGTATTAATTGGCAATGTAACCCGTGTCATGAAACAATCTGCTGTGGATTGTAACTTGAATAAGGATGCAATCATCATTAGTGGTGAAGAAACTGTTCGACAAATCGATTCCCAGCGTCAACTACGTGAAGAAGTAGATATTAATGACATGCCATTTACTGCAGTATGCGACTGGATTGAAACATGTAATTATAAATGTAGTCCTCAAATTGATTTGAAAGAATTAGTAGTGGATGATTCTACCTATGATGAGTATGCGGCACGATGGAGCATTTATAAAATAAAGAAAGCGATCCGAAAATTATTCGAAATTCAGTCCTTTTATCAATCCGAAGATTTATGGGAGAGTTTATCCAATCTCCCAAAACAAATTATCGTGGATGTTCTGCGCGAAGTAGTAAATAATAAGTCATTCCAAGTAAAACATCAAAATATTGCAGGATATATTCGGTATTGCAACGGATATTATATATTCCAGCCAAATGTTTATGCAGATCTTTCTATTCCACTCGCCATTCGTGTTGCTAAATTTCCTATCAAACGTGATGAATATTTACCCATTGAATACGAAATGCCAGAAGATGTTAAAGAAGAACAAGAAACTGAACAACTTGCATCCATTGAGTCGATTGAAGTCGTATGGCGTTCAATTGTCGACTGGATTACCTATTTAGCGGTCAGCCCAGAATATCAGGCACCACCCGTTGAACTAGATCATCGCCGAATTGAAATGTCTCATCAAGATGCTAGCTTATTATCATATTATGAATATGTATTTGAAATGGTAGAGTGGTTTCATACGTCCTTTCATCAATCAAATGATCCCCATTCAGAATCTTTTGAAGAGGCACTTCTTACCTATTTTTGGGACGAATGGTTAACAGTAGAGGAACAACTGTTTATTGTCTATCAAACTGGATTAAATGTTCATCTCTGTATAAAGGAAAATGAATACCAGTTCGGGAAAAAGATGATTCATCGATTTGTTGATGCAAAAACAGGAGAATTGATCTATATGTGTGAGGGAGCAACAGCGTGTCCAACCGCGTACATCGATCACATTGAGAGTGATTCAGATGATTATATACGCGCCTTTTCATTATCTACAAAAACAACAGGTACCCCTTATGGTTTTCTTGTTCCTAAAAACGGCAAAATGGTATTTAAAACGGCAGAGGCTCCTACAGTAGCTGTTAAAGCAGGAAATGCTTCTGGATCAAAAAAGAATTTACCACGTGGTAAAGAATGTGTAATTGTAACTTCTATGCCAGGCCATTTATCTGAATTGATTCATGTTGGAAATATCTTTGTACAAAATGGAAATACTGATTTTGATCTAAATCCAACTGCCCTTCTTCAAAGTCGATCCATTAAGGGATCTATTCGCGCATGTACTCTTCTTAATTTCTTTATTCGATTTTTAGATGCAGAACAAATGGATGGAAAACGCTGGTTTTTCCGCCCTGTTATGGCATATTATTTAGGATACAGAGCATTCTTCCGCCGCAAAATCAAATAAATTCTATAAAATTGAAGAATAGATTATCATAAAAGAATCAACACAACTAAAAGAATGGAATCCACCGCATTCTTTGAGAAGAAGATCAGCATTACTCCTAGTGATTTCAATGAAGTAAAGTCCACACAATCCGTTGAAGTACTTCTCCTCCGAAAAGCACAGCAAAGCGTGGAGGGCAAATGTTCCGAACAAGGGTATGTTCTCCCCGGATCCGTAAAACTCATCTCTCGTTCCATGGGCTACTTCGAATCAGCTCGATTTACGGGAGATGCCATCTATTATGTCAAGCTTGAGGCACGTATCATTTATCCAGTAGATGGCATCAAGATTACTGGCGAAGTTACTCGTAAGAACAAGATGGGTCTCTATGTTAACTACAATGATGCCATCCATATCCAAGTTCCACGTGATCTTCATCTAGGTAGTCAAGAATATGATCAAGTTGAAGTGGGAGATCATATATTGGTTGAATTGAAACGATCGAAGTTTGCCATTAATGACGCCTACATTCTTGCAAGTGGTCTTTATGTAGAGACCATGCAATCCAATCGTCCTGTTCAAGATGACTTTGCAGAGGAAGAAGACGAGGAAGAATACTCCTTACAAAGCCCAATGGTCTCTATGCGTAGTGCACCAAAACGCGTAGAACTGAATGATGAATTGGATCCTACCCTATTGGCTGCAATGAAAGAGCTTCCTAATGATGAGCTTCTTCACGAATATAAACAGGCACGTTCTACAAATGATCAACAAGCGTATCGTGATGCATTGCTTCGTATCATTCAAGAAAAAGGACTGTCTGCAGAGTAATAAACCATGCGCTTGTATTCAGTCTGCAATCATCTATACGGAATTAGAATGTCAGGATACGAAGAACGCAAAAAAATATTTAATACGATCAAGATTCTAGTAAAGCCCGAACAAGAGGAAATCTATCGCATCATTCGAAAATCAAAAGAAAACCATACGGAAAATTCAAATGGTATTTTTTTTGATTTATCGGCGATCTCCGAGGAGACTTTTGAGCAGATTAAAGAATATATTGAATTCTGTTTGAGAACACGCCAGGAACATGAGAATCGTCTGAAAGAACTTGAGACCATTCGCATACAAAATGAAAATTATCAGGAGCAATAAAATTGATATAAAGCCTGTCCTATATGAGATAACAGCAATACGATGACTACTCCCGCAAAGAAATACCAAAACGTGAGCTATCAAGAATTGATCTCCTATTCCGAGAATAATCCCAATCGACACCGAAAATTGGAGTCCATTGAGGTTCATCGTCCCACCCAAGAAAATACATTGAATCCGCTTGGACTAATCGGATATCGATCCACCGATGTAAATCCCGCGAACATTCTTAGCATTCTGGTCTGCCTACAAGATCCGAACGATTACCATCTTGCTCCTAATAATGCTCGTATTCAACAACTCATTGATCTTACTACCAAGTTACAAGAACGTACCGAAGAACTCAAAAATACCTCCCTCATGCGAAAACGCAAGAAAATTCATGATCTCATTGCAGCCGCCTACAATGGTACCGCCTTTCAAGAAAAGGATTATCACGATCTTTACCAAGGAGTGGCGCATCTTACTAATCAACATTTCATCTTGATTAAAGAGGCTGTGCACGATCAAATTGAGAACGAAAAAGAATATGATAGTGCGTTGAAGGGTGAGGTAATCTTCTCCTCTGATCCAACCACATGGAAGAAGGAAAATGCGGTATGGGTGGCCGATTACCGTGGTCGCTGGGTTGCCATTCCTACGGAAATGAATTCTTCCCCGCTTCTTACAATTCTTCCCACGTGGCTTACTACCATGGAACAAACAGGCTGGATTATTCAATGGCCTGAATCGGATCTAACCAAGAAGGAATTGGTAGAGCGTTTGTCTATCCTTCCTACTTGGAAAGAAACTGATCAAAAATTGGTAAAAGATGTCTTGTCCGTTCGTCTGGGTCGCGCCATGGTCATTCAGACCTTTACAAAATGGATGTAACTTAAACAAAACTTCTATTTTTAATATTAATGAGTAACTTGGTATTAGGATCGCCTATCGGCACGCATCTCCTTATTAATGCATATGATGTTCCCCCGCGTTTGCTTGAATATGCTGATCAAGTTCTACCTCTTCTCGATAACATTGTAAACATGTTAAATCTTCATGTGGTCTCACAATCTGGTTATCAATTTCAACCTGTTGGTTATACACACGCCTATGTTCTCTCTGAAAGTCATTTTACCATTCATACATATCCTGAACATTGTTCTTGCTATATTGATATTTTTTGCTGCAATCCAGAGTTCTCACCCACTCAAGCTATTCAACTTATTCAAATATATTTTCTTACATCAAATATACGATATCAGGTGATTCAACGATAGGACGTTCAATACTAGAATATAAAATTGACTCAATGTTATATTCTATGTAGACTTAAGGTCTTTTATCGCACTACTTACTAGTGAGAATGGAGTTAACTTCCGATCAATCCAGAGGCATCAAAGCCTTTATCCATGAATGGTCGAAGAATACGAAGTTTGAATTGGAAACCAGCTTTGGTGTTGGTGGCGTAGTAGATTCGAATACGTTTCTTCAAGTTGCACAACGTCTACGATCAAAAGGATTTCAAGAGCTGGCACAAGAAGACTATTTAAATATTATCACTCCGAACGGAGTTCGTTTTACTCTTCAAGGACTTGGAATTCTTCAAAACTATTGCAAAGATGATACCATTGATGACAAAATCTTTAGTGCCATGATGAAAGATCGCACGCATGCAACAAGCAACATTGACATTCGTGAATATGATATTCGCGTAAAGATGCGCCGTGAAGAGGAACTCGACAAGGGAGATCCTCGTGTTACTGAACTGACAAACAAGTGGAAGACACAGCAAAAGGCCTTCCGACTTATTCGCCGTTGGAGCTTTCAAGGAAAAGGCATCCGTGTCGATATGTCGATGGTGCGTCAAAGCCCTACCGATCCACGAACAGGACAGTTCCTCTGGTCATCTACATTTCTAGAACGAAACATTCTTCCTGAAGTACCACGTTATGAAGTAGAAGTCGAACTGCTTCATGGTACAGAGTATACTGATGATAAGAATAAAGAGGAGGGAGAAAAGAAAGCACTTGCATCCCTTATTCGCGGCATAGGCGAAGTTCAACGTGCTATCCAACGAAATACTCTTCTTATTCGCAATAGCGTCATTCAATCCGTGCGCAAGGATTATCAAGAATTAGTCGGCACCGATAAGTTCCGCGGTGTCGGTCCCGTCACCCTCCAAGTTCAAAATATGATTAAAGAAGTAGAAGATGGTGTACCCAATGTGCGCACTGGCTATAATGTTACTGATAAAGCGGACGGGCTTCGTGCCCTCGGCTACGTCAATCCAATGGGAGAACTCTTCCTCATCGACCAAAGCATGAATATCTATCGCACAGGTCTAACCAATAAAGACTGCGCCAATAGTCTCATGGATGGTGAATGGGTTACCTTTACCAAAGAAGGAAAAGCCATTAACCACTATCTTATCTTTGATATCTACTACTATGAAAAGAAGCCAGTTTCTGGGTTACCCTTTGTCATCTTTAAAGATCATCATCTCGATCCAGAAGCAGAGACTCGCTATAACAAACTGCTCAAATGGAATACAGAATGGATGGAGGGATCTGTCGAAAATGCGAAAGGTATCACCGAATCGAACCGTCTTATGATTGCTCTTAAAGGATTCGAGTTTGCAGAAGACCATACTATCTTCTTCGGATGCGCACGCATTCTGGATCAGAACGAAACTCGTATCTATCATACAGACGGTCTCATTCTTACCAGCAACTCGGAACCCATTCCCAATAAAGCAGGTGTACGATTCAATCAACAATTCAAGTGGAAACCGGCCATTGATAACACGGTTGACTTCTTGATTACCTATGAACGTAATGCCGAGTTTACATCACTAGATCAGATTACCAATGGAATCGATCCAGAATCAGGCGAAACCATTCGTTACAAAACCATGCGCCTCTACGTAGGTAGCGCAAAGAGTGCAACCAATGAGAATCCACGCGCTATCATTCTGGATCGCCTTGAAATTATACGAGAACGTGAAGTAGACATGAAATACAAGCCAAATCTCTTCACACCCCTCGATTATCAAGATACCATGGCTAATACATGCTATACCCTTGTGCAACGTGATCCAGATACAGGTGAGGAATATACCATGACAGAAGATTCCAAGGAGCCGATTGCAAATGGTAGCATTGTTGAAATGCGTTACGATCCTGCACGAGAGTCGGGTTGGCGCTGGATCCCTGCTCGTATTCGCCATGATAAAACAGAACGCCTTCTTCGTGCCAAAGCTAAAGGTGGTAGTATCAAGTACTCAGGCATGATGAATGATGAGGCCGTTGCCAACTCCGTCTGGAATTCTATCCACGATCCCATCACAGAGTCCATGATCCGCAAGGGCACAGAACAACCCACAGAAGAGGAAATGAAAGATATCCTTCGTGTTCGTGCAACAGAAATTGGCAAGAAATACTATGAACGCAAGGCTCCCAAAGAGAATCTGGCACTTATCAATGGATTGCGAGACTTTCATAATAAATACATCAAAAGCGAAATCCTTATTCAGCGCGGTCTACAAGGTGGAAACAAAACACTATTGGATCTGGCATGCGGTAAGGGTGGTGACATGTATAAATGGATTAATGGTCAGGCACGCTATGTGATCGGCATTGATTATGCAGGTGAAAATATTACTAATCCAAATGATGGAATCTATAAACGTTATGTGGAAGCCATTATTAAATTCAAAAATCGTACTCTACCACAAATGGTATTTGCCATTGGTAATAGCTCCAAGCGAATCGTGGATGGAGAGGCTGGCGCTAATTCAGAGGAACGCGACATTCTTCGAAGTGTGTTTGGTGTTGCAGAACCAGAGGGCGCGGTTCCTGCTTATCTTCAGAAGGTCATGGCAGGATCCTTTCGAGCGGGCGCAGATGTGGCCGCATGCATGTTTGCCCTTCACTACTTCTTTGAAACAGAGGCAATGCTAGATGGCTTTCTTCGAAACCTGGAGGAGACTGTAAAAATGGGCGGTTTGTTTATCGGGTGCTGCTTTGATGGTGATAAAGTGTTTAACCTGTTACGTGGTGTTCAGAAAGGACACTCCAAGTCTGGTATCGAAGGCGATGCACCTATCTGGACAATTACCAAGGATTATGATCATGATGTATTTATTCCTGATGAAACCTCTATTGGTCTTGGCATTGATGTTGAGTTTATGAGCATTGGAACAGCGCATAAGGAATACCTTGTCTCATTTGAATTCCTTAAAAAGAAGATGAAGAGTATTGGATTTCGCCTACTTGATGAAAGAGAATGCAAAGAGATCGGATTGCAGGAATCAACCAATACATTCGATATCAGTCATAAGATGGCGGAACGTGCAGGAAAGAAATATGCCATGCCTGATGCAGTTAAGCAATTCTCATTCTTGAATCGATGGTTCATCTTTAAACATGATGTGGAACAACCACCACCACCCATTGAACTCGAAGAAGTTCCTGTAGAGGAAGCAGCACCCATCGCAGCACCCGTTAAACCATCCGTTACACGTTCTCTTAAGAAACTCGCAGCATCTGTGAAGAAGGAGCCTTCTGTTGCTCCTGCCTCTGTCCTACCTTCGGCAGCAGCAGTACCTTCGGCAGCAGCAGTACCTTCGGCAGCAGTACCTTCGGCAGCAGCGGCAGTACCTTCGGCAGTACCTTCGGCAGTACCTTCAAAACAAGAATCAGTTGTTATGAAAGACAATGTAAAGGAAGAGGAAAAACCAGCTATTGCTGCACCTCCTTCCGATTCTACATTACCCGATCGATCACGAAAGTTTGCAGAGATCGAACTCTTCAAGTTTGGATCGGATGTGCGCGACGTGGACTCACTCGGCATTAAGGATCCCTTCGCCGGCAAGTACTTGGCCTTGATTGCACCCTTTCCTATCCCTGATCCAGATGATCCCTCTAAGGTCTATCCCAGTTTGGATCATTACTTGGCAGGAATGCGTATTAAACATGCCTCCAATCGACCCGAACAAGCCGCCATCCTCTTTGGCACAACCAGTAAACTCCATCAAGATTATCTTAGCAAACGCCGCATTAGCTCTGTTAAGCGCGAATCTCCTAAGGACTTTGACTTGCTTATTGAAGAGGCCGCAGATATTCGTAAGAGACTTACCAAGACCGCATTGAACAGCAGTCGAATCGTAATCGATGACGCCAAGTGGGCTCAGGTCAAAGATCGTGTTCTAAGGGAAGGTCTACAATACCGCTTTGAGCATGATGAACGCTTCCATACCATTGTGGAAGCCGCGAAGGAGCGTGGTAAATACCTTCTGTTTACCGTTTCCAGCACGGCAAAGAATGCCTTTGCATCCGAACTGGGTGGAACTCGCTCCGTTGCCACTTCTCAGATCGTAGGAGAAAACAAAGTGGGTCGCTTTATTATGGAACTGGCTGGATTCCGATTCTAATGGTCGTCTCCTCTATTTTTATTTCATCTAGTTAGATGACAGAAGGTCCTGAAGCCACCTATTTGGCACATTATATCGCAACCTATTTTAAAAATAAAAGACTCAAACAAGTTTCTATTCGTGGAGGACGGTATAAGCATCACGGTCCTCCCAAAGGACTCAGACAATTTCCACTTCCTCTGCGACTTCTAGATGTTCATAAAAAAGGAAAGGTTATTTTCTTCTTATTTGAACATCAATGGTGTATGATTGCTAAAATGGGTATGGTTGGATGGTTTTCAAAACCTGAAGAGAAGGGTCTATTTCAAAGTCATCCCAATGTCATCTTTCATTTTGAAAATGGAGACCTGCATTTTTTCGATTTCCGTAATTTTGGCACGCTCACCTTTACAGACAATCCAATTAAAATTGTATCCGAACTCGATGCCATTGCACCCGATATTCATGATACATCCCCATCCGCTCTTGAACAACGTGTTCATGACATTGTAGAACATTATCCTCACGAAACACTCGAAATCGCTCTCATGAACCAAGAACGCCTATTCTCAGGAATTGGAAACATCATCAAATCGGAATTACTCTATCATGCCAAACTCTCTCCTAAACGTCCGCTCTCCAGTCTCAGCAAAAAAGAGTGGCATCGTCTTATTTTGTCTTCAAAGAAGGTATATAATACCATTTTAAATTATCTCTATCATAAGGGGTTAGACTTTAATGGATATTTTGATTTACATAATGTGTACCAAAAAGAAAAGGATCCGAACGGATTACGTGTTATTTCCTATAAAGTAAAAGATGGAAGAACCACATTTTGGGTTCCCTCTATTCAACAATAAGCTGATTCATAAAATTGACTTATCATTTTATATGATTCATACCTAAACATACTTCGCTTATTACTCCATAGAATGCCTCATCACACTTGGCAAACATTAACAAAAATCAATCATCATCCTCGTGATGATCATATTGCATTTGATGAACCCACTCATAAATACTATGTAAATGGTTCCTGTCAGGGAAACATTTCCTGTACAGGTTTCATCCATGAATTCTTTGGTCACTTTGATCCCAAAGCCACCATCACAAAAATGCGAAAGAGTGCTAATTGGGCAACCAGCAAATACTTTGGAAAGTCCGATGAGGAAATCATGAAAGAGTGGTCAGACAGCGGCAAACAGGCGTCATCCGCAGGAACGGCAATGCACTTAGCGATTGAGCAGTACATGCATGGCGCGGTAAACGAGATTGACCCTACCATCTTTGACACACTTGAATGGAAATACTTTCAGAAGTTTTGGGATGAGTGTGGAGGTGATCTAGAACCCTATCGCAGTGAATGGGAGGTCTTTACTGATTCCTTGCAACCTTTGAAGGGGGAGCGTAAGATTAAACTGTGTGGATCTATTGATATGGTATATCGTCGTCGTTCGGATGGAAAATTCGTTATTTATGATTGGAAACGCTCAAAAGAGATTAAATCCGAGAATCCGTTTGGATCGGGTCTGGCTCCGCTGGATCACTTACCCGATACAAATTATTGGCACTACACCATGCAATTAAATGTTTACAAATGGATCTTAGAAAATTACTATGGTCTGGAAGTCGCTGATCTCTACTTGGTTATTCTTCATCCTGACGCACCTTCCTACCGTCGTATGCGTCTCAACATTATGACAGATGAAGTAGAGGATATGATCGAATGCCGCCGTCGCGCCGTTGCTGCCAATTCCTCTCAGGCGGTTCTTCTCCCCATTCCTGAACCGAAAGAAGATTCCAAGAAAGAGTTGGCTAACTTTGGATTCAAATTCTAATCCTCTTCTACAATAATCTTTCGACGTGGCTTAGCAGCTGGTTTCGCAGGTGCATTCTCCTCCATCTTTACTATACGTTTCTTTCGAGGCGCTTTGATCTCTTCTATTTTTTCCTTTATTGGAGCAACTACAAGAGAAGCCTCTTTACCCTTCTGTGCAACAAGCGGAATAACTTGTTCTTTTTGAAGTGGATTCTGACCAATAATTAATGGAACAGGTAGTTCTTCTTCTATTTTAACTTGTCGTCGTTTTATTGTAACAATACCCGCTTCTTCCCATCGTTTCTGTACTTGCTCAGGCAATAATCCAATCGAAACCGTAGCATCCCCGTCCCTTTCTACAAGAATACCAATTTGATCTGGTAAAAAGACCATAATGGTAACTCGATCAAATTGCCCTGTAGCTGGGCGGACAAATTGTATTATTGGTTCTTCGCGAAGATCGATCATACCAATTGGTTTCGATGTAATTCGTACATAATTCACCATTTGCTCCCGTGTTAATGATGTTGCATCATATTCGACATTTAATTGTTCTAAGGTTACTCCTAATATACCTGTAAATGACATAAGAGCCCCTTCCTCAGGGACATTCAGGCGAAGAGGAGTATCTTCTCCTAGGATTGCAGCAAGGAGGGGTGGCATATTTCCTTTTGGAACCTCTTTATCAACATCCTCTTCCTCACGCGACATTTCCTCATAGTATTTCTTCTCTTCCAGAACTTGGCGTGTCCAATCAAGACGAAGAAGATTTGTCCAGGTAGTCGAGGCTTCTGGAATAATGTATTGATCACCATCGTGAATCGGCTGAATAATTTTAGAAATTTTGGAAACTTCGCCCTTTGTCATTAACTGCTTTCGACGAGCAGGAAAGCGCACTAATTCATCAATGATTCGTTTCGTAAAGAGCTCAGGCGTGCTTACCATTCGATCCCCCACCTTTGCCTCCTCTGTCACATGCAATAAGCATTTTCCCTCATCCTCTTTCCAGTAACAACTTCCAGTACATCCATCTTTCTGATCAATCAGGCGACAGTCCTTTCGTAAGAGAGACGCAGTTCCTCGTTCCCAATTCTCTGGATCAGGATAGAACCAGGAAAGAAATGTACTTGAAATAAAGATATAGAGACGCTTTCTTCGCTCATATTCAGGAAGATCCGATCGAAAGATAATATCTTCAATACCCTTTCGTAAGGATGTTCCTGCTTTATGGCTTGTCATCCAGTTTGATACCATTAATCGGAATTGCTCATACCATTCTTCCAGCTCCTTATCAGATGAGGTTCTAATCAACTCTTCATCCATACCACATTGCTTCTCAATTGTCATTTGATCTAACGTTTCATCCCATTGATCCGATTTCTTAGGTGGCATGGTTCCTGTAAGCTGCTTATTTAACTCCCATTCTAATTCATCAATCTCAACAATACTTATCTCTGCAGGTAACTCTTGTTTTTGTTCTCCAACAGGAACATAAATGCCATTTTCTAATTGAACCGCTACAATTACACCATTCAAGCGCTGTCGCACAGCATGTTTAATACGATATCCTGGATAGAGTGAAAATACGGGCTCAAGATTCTCTCGATAATATCGAATCACCTCGTTAACCGGTGCTTTCTTAACATCCTCCCAGTCTAAATAAATGCTCTTGACAGCAAATGCGACTGAAATTGAAATGATTCCATCATCTACCACAGGTAAAATAACAAGATAGGGGGCGGGACCCGCTTTCATTCGAAAAGTTACACCAATAATGTGATTATAATGATCCTTTACAATTCCCTCTGGGCGAAATGGAGCAGACT